CGAGATAGCAATCGAGTAGTGAAGGCTATTCTATCAGTGGACAATAATGGAGATATACAAATAAAACCATACTTAGGTGGAGGTCTTAAACTGTGTGACAATCAATCTGGATCTATGCTGCTTAAGAATGGTCAGGTGACCTATGATAAGATAATAGCTCCAGGTGGTAGTACTTCTGCTCCATCTTATACATTACCTATTGCTACACCTACAATTCTAGGTGGAGTCATGCCAGTTAGTAAGTCTAGTGATATGACTCAAGCAGTAGGTGTTGATGGTGCTGGTAGACTATACACTGCTCCAGGATCAGGTGGTGGAGGTTCATCAGATGCAGTACTATATACTGCTCAAGATCTTACAGATGAACAGAAGTCTCAGGCTAGAACTAATATAGGTGCTGGTACATCTAATTTCTCTGGTAGTTATGATGATCTGACTAATAAGCCTACTATAAGTAGTGGTGCATATAATATTGTGTATGATCAGACACTCGCTGAAGCTGCAACAGTATTGGTTTCATTGACAGATGATATGGCTGCATATACAGATTTTATTATTTCTCTGGCAGTTCCAAAAGCAGAGACAGCCGTTAGCTGCACGTATTCATCAACGATAATGGAACATGGTTCTACATTAACAAACTGGAGAATAGTTGGTTCTGATTATTCTTACTTGAAACAAATCACTATTAGTAAAGATGATACGGGAGGTTTTTGGTGTAAGCTATTCTCAATATCAATCTCTGGAACTGCTCCGAGTTTGCATGACATTCCAAGGACTGCTGCAACCATTGATCGAATGTGCTATTTTGACAGTAACTATGCTCCATTACAGATTCATTCAGGTATCCTTTTTCACCTAGATGTAGAATTACCTATAGGATCACGAATTTTAATAGGAGGACGATAATGAAAGCTATGATAAGTCAGCCAATGGCAGGAAAGTCCGAAGAAGAGATCATCACCGCGAGAAATCATGCGATATCAGCATTAGAAAATGCGGGATACGAAGTGGTGAACACGCTGTTCACCGACGAGTGGTACAGCAAAGAGTCCATGCAAAAGCGTGGTGTCGCAAATCCGCCGCTTTGCTTCTTGGCGAAATCCTTGGAGAACATGAGTCTTTGCCATGCCGTGTACTTCTGCAAAGGCTGGGAAAACGCGCGTGGGTGCAGAATAGAGCATGATGCTGCAGTAGCCTATGGTCTCTCAATAATAGAAGAGATGGGTGATAGAGAATGAAGATATGTGAGAATGGAGTTATAAGAGAATTAACTCCTGCAGAAGTAGCGGAGATGAATGAGAAAGCAGTATGCATGCCTACTGATTTTAGCTATTCATCATTGGAACCTATGATGAAAGTAATATCCAAGTTATTGAATTCTAATAGTTCTATTCTGGAATTCTCTAATGATGAGAAGATAGAGCTACAGTCATTATATCCTGTATGGTCATTAGGTAATCATGCAGTAGGCGAAACTTATACAGCTAATGATCAAGTATGGGAGTGTTATCAAGCATATAATAATGACACTTATCCAGATATAAATCCTAATAATGCAGCATGGTACACATTCAACAGACCATTACATGGTAAATCTCAGATTACTGCTAGAGAATTTGTCCATCCAACTGGAGCTCATGATATGTATCATACTGATGAATACATGATTTTCAATAATAAGATGTATAGATGTAAGACAGATACATCTTATAGTCCAGATGAGTATGCTGCTGCATGGGAGAATATTCTTATGTATAAGTAATTTATACATAATTTGTTTAACAAATTATTTATGGAGGTATTACAAATGAAAGGAATAACTGATTATTAGTTATATAACATAATTGTTATGGATATGGGTACAATTGAATCAATAGTGAAATTATCTACTAACTATGGATTAGCCATAGTGCTAGCTATTATACTACTATTGATTCTCATAAGAGATAAGAATAAGTATCAAGATATAATAACTGAGAGTTGTAAGAAAGCTATAGAGGAGAATCTAGATAAAGTGCCTTCTCATCCAATTAGTACTGAAGAATATAGTAAGTATGACGAAGAGTATGCTACGCTACAAGCTCTCATAGAAAAGACTAGAGTAGAAATGAATGCCGCTAGAATAAGTGTCATTATGTATCACAATGGTGGTCATAATCTAGTAGGTATTCCATTTCAGCGTATGACAGTTATTGCTGAAGCAGTTGCTCCAGGTCTTGCTAGAATTATAAATGAGTTCAAAGATGTACAGAGAAGTAGTTATGTATTTTTGCATAAGAAGCTACAAGAAGATAGTCACTGGCTGATTCCTGACATAGAAAAGCTAGATAATACTCTTTTGACTTATGGTACTCTGAAGAATCATAGCTCTAGTGCTGCATGCTTCATAGCTACCCATGATATAATCTCTGAGTTACCTATTGGATTTATCTGTGTAGAATATATGCATTGCTTGTCAGAAGCTGAACAAGAGTCTGTTCTAGAAGATGTTGAATCTCTAGGAGATTCTGTGTCTGCTCTGATGGGTGTTAATAGGAAATAATTGGCTCTAAGCGTTAAAAGTTGAAAAGAGCCGAAAAACGTTGAAAAAGGCTGAAAGCAAGGCTTTATTTTGGAATATTCGCTCTTATTTGCTTCTAGTTGCCTCTAATTGCTCTTGATCAGTTTTGCAAATTTTGCTGATTTTGTTTATAATATAAGTGTAAGGAGAGCTTCTGTGAGGCTCTTGAGTGCCCTTGAGAGCCTCTCAGGAAGCTTTAGGCTTGAGACAGAAAGGGTGGCAAAATGAACAGAAAGTACAAAATCACAGAGGAAATTCGCGAAGTCAGAGGGCGCATTTTGCACAGAATCCAGGCTGTGAGAGATTTTGGAGATGTCAAGGCTGGGGAGCTCGGAGGCTTTGTTGAGAAAGAAAGCAATCTTTCTCACGAAGGAACCTGCTGGATCTACAGGACTTTGAGCTCAGATGGCAAAGACCTCTCTGCTTGTGTGTTTGGAGATGCTCAGATTCTCCAGGATGCTGAGGTTGTTGGAACAGCTCAGGTATTTGGATCTGCAAAGGTCTTCGGGTGTGCAAGTGTCTCTGGTAGAGGATGCCAGGTTTCTGGAAATGCTTCGATCTTTGGATCTGCAGGTGTTGGACCTGGGTGCTGCGTCAAGGATTCTGCAAGGATCTCTGGTGCTGCTGAGATCTTTGACTTGGAGGTCTCTGGAAACTCTTGTATCTCTGGTCGAGTGAATCTTTCAGGAGAATCTGCTCCTGAATCTCCTGAGATTGCCAAGAAGTATGGCAAGGTAAGCAAGGTCTCTGGAAATGCTAAGGTGTCTGGAAATCTTCGTATCAGAGGATTTCTTCACATTTCTGGAGATTCTAAGGTATCTGGCAAAGGTTGGGCGGAAGAGCTTGGAGATTTTGTCTGCATAGGCAGCTCTGAGATCTCTGGTCGTCCTGATTTCAAGTATCATGGTTGCTACGTCTTCGAAGATGCCCAGATCTGTGGAGATCCTTGTCTCGCTTGACCTAGGATCTCTTGCTCAAGATTGAAGAGGCAAAAGCCTCTTCTTTCTTGTTAAGATTTAATTTTTAATTGTATTAAATAAGTGACTCAGATATTATGAAAATGTACATTGTTGATAACGATTCACAGGAGAAGAAAGGACAAGAGCAAGAATCCGCTAATGATTCAGACCTTGAGAGAATTGCCCATCTTTATAATAAATACCGCAAGTTCATGGAACTACTAAGAGATGATTGATTATTGATGAATTATGAATTTATCCGAGTAATTCATAATCACTAAACGAGTCTAGTTCAGAAAGACGAATGGAGGGTAATTCAAATGACTAGAAAGACATATCTCAAGAAGCTGAGACAGCTTATGGTAGTATGTAATCAGTACAACAAGGAGAATGGTCATCCTGAGAGATGCATCTCAAGAATAGCTCCCATAAGTAAGCCTGAGCTCAATCACGTATGTCAGGTTGGATTTTATAAAGGTCAAGTTCTCAATAGCTATGATCTGGTATGGGCTATGGTTGTGGATACTTTATCCTATAAAGGATCCTATTTTGCAGATAAGCTTGTATCACGAAGATACAATAGAGATCTCAGAAAGGAGAATGAAGCATAATGAAGCAGGTAGTAGAAGTGCCTACTGGTCATGTATTAGCATTTAATCAGGTTCGTCAGGTTCTTGATAGTGCTAGAAATACATATGATTATGCTAGATTCAATCTAGGATCAGGAGCATGGATACAAGTAACCTACAATAGAGATAGGTCAGTTACTATCACTACTAATAGTCGTGACTATGAATTCTATGACATATCTCAGGCAATTATGAAGATGCCTACACAGATACGTATTATTGAGTTCATATGCAAATGGGCACCTAAGCTCAGAAAATAGATTCATAATAATAACATGATAGATTGAGAGGCTATCATGATCATATAAATAATTCTAATGATAAGGAGTAATAAATGAAGTACAGACATGGTCTTGTAGCAGTGTGTTGCTTCATGATGTCTGTATCGCTGATATTACTAATCATCAAAAGTATTGGTAATGCAAATGAATCTAGCATAAGTCCTGAGTTAACTAAAGAAGTAAGCGATGCAGATGCATCAGAAGAGACTGCTACTCAACAGTTAATAACTTATAGAGGAGCAGGTAGAATTGTAGCAGATCCTATCTCTTCTGAGGCTGCAGTAGACGAATCTGAACTGACTCAGATTAATACCCCATCTACTGTACAGGAGGATGAAACAGATGTATCATCAGATACTACTGAGGTGGTAATTGATACAGAAGCATCATCCACAATGGAAGTAACTAGTGAAGAAGTCATTGAGACTGAAGTAGTCGTAGATGATTCACTTCAACACATTTATGATTGTGCATATGAAGTAGCGACTTATTATGGATTAGATCCAGATATCATGATGAAGATCATGGCAGTTGAGAGTAATTATAATCCATATGCAGTATCAGCTACTGGTGATCATGGTATATGCCAGATCAATGAAAGATGGTATCATAAATTTCTTATATGGGATGATCCATATGACGATTATGTTATCTCTTCAGGATATAATCTCTACGACATAATGACTAACATTATTGTCAGTGCACGTCAGTTGATAACATGGCGTGAGTATGCTCAATCAATTGGCTATTCTGATTATACATACATTGAAATGTATAATAAGGGATACAGTGGCATATACTACTCTGATTATCGTAGTCAGGTATTGAATGCTACTATTCCTAGTGAATAATCGAATACAGTAGGATCAATAGAGATCCTACTTATGGAGATCATTCGTAATGGCACTAGAGGTCACTCCTCTAGGTCTCCACCATCAGCCTTGAGAAGTTTTGTCATTTTCTTCTCTAAAAGCTCATTAAGACATGACTCGAGCTCCATGATACAGCAAGCCTAAGCCCATTGAAATTCTCCTTGTTTCATGGAAACAAACTCCGTCCTTCTTTAGTCATACGAACCAACTTTTCCCATCCTTTCATTCGTTTTATCTTTGTCCGTGATAAAATTATTGGTATCTAGGTCAGATGGGTCATGTCACATAATAATCCGAGTAATCCGTAATCACTGAACGAGTCTAGTTCAGCGAGATGGATAATCTCTGATTAATAACCTATTGATACGTGCAAACTTCAATAGGCTCCTACTCTTAGTGAGAGGATGAAGGTGATTGCATCACAAGTTAGTCAGATCTTGTGTAAGTTAAAATCTGGCACCTATGGAGATATGATGGAACTGGTAGACATGAAGGTCTTAGAAGCCTTTGCTCCTAGAGCATGAGAGTTCGAATCTCTCTATCTCCACCAGAATTCACAATAGTGAAATAAATTGAATGAGGTTCATCAAAATGGAATTCAATGAAACAAAATTCAGAAAGCTAAATGAGTATGAGCGAGAGGCTTATCAACTATTTGGGAGCGAAGCAGAAGAGTCAAGAATACTCAACTTCATAGAGGAATTGAAGAATCCTCCGCATTCTCCAGTTTATGTAGATCTTGTAGTCGCTCCTATAGAAGATGAGGACTCTTATGCATTTAGCATTGTTATGGGCAGTGAAGATGGTTCTGTGTCAAGCGAGTATGCAGCAGTTGACTTTTCATCATTTGATGAAGCTCTTGAGTCTGGTCAGGATGTCCTTGAGCGCTTAATTGAAGAGTTGTCTGGCATAGACATTGAGACTTATCGTCAGTTCAATAGTGAAATTCAGCCTACCATTAACAAATTTCGACTTGAAAGCTATTAATAGCTTCTTGTACCATTCGTCCAACCTGACATAGAGGACCTAGTAGACAATGAGCAGGATATCAAGCTACTATTCAAGTGCACACGGAGAATGTGGTCGGTATAAACGTTGTGGTGATCAAGCAGTGCATTAAGTATCAACGTGGCAGCTTGGAGAGACAAGCAACTTATATCTCAGGTGGTATCACGTATCGTACCTTAATTAGCATCTGAATGGATGAGCAGCCTGAGATTGCTATGGAACTTTAGCTCAGTTCGGTAGAGCCACCTGTGGGTATGCATGGAAGGTCATAGGTTCGAGTCCTATAAGTTCCACCAGGTCTACTGATTCTCAATTCCATACGACCTTATAAACTGAGTAGCAATTGATGACTGACAGGAAAGACTATCGAACTTGATATTTATTATGGAGATGACTACCGATGTCTGATTTGTCTAAAGCTCAGAAGTCATTATTTGAGATAGCCAAGAGAGTAAGTGAGTTATCTACATATAGTAATACATACACTAAGTCAAGAGTGAAAATTGGATGTGTAGTTGTACAAGGGCATCGAATCATCAGCAGTGGGTATAATTCTAATAAGACTAACCCATTGCAGCAGAAGTATAATCGACTCAGGTTCAATGAAGATTCTCCTCATAAGATGCATGCAGAAGTAGCAGCTTTATCTCCTTTGATAAATAATAGATCTATTGACTTTTCTAAGGTAAAGTTATTTATGTATCGTGAGAAGATGGATCATACACTCGGTAAGTCAAGACCTTGTAAGAGTTGTATGGCTCTTATCAAGGATCTAGGAATCAGAGATATCTATTATACTACTGATGATGGATATTGTCATGAGAGCATCTAAGTTATATTGAGTAATAGAATGAGACTAATTGAAATAGTTAGTCTCATTATTAATTTATCCGAGTTATTCATACTAAGTGCACGAGTCTAGTACAGAAAGGACAATGAGATATATGTCATATATGAAATCATATAAGTTATGCAAGTCATACAATGAAGTTGTGAGTAAGTTATCTGATGATTGTAGAGAAGCTAGGAAGTCAGGTAATTTGGATGAGATCGATAAAGCTATTTCTGCTGCATTGTATGTGCTGAATAGCTATGAGAATGATGGAGGTAAGATATGAGTGTAGCTAAGGATAGGCTGATTGAATGCGAGAAGTATTTGGATGAGAATCCTAAGGGTGAGAATGCAGTAGAAATCATGAAAGAGCTGCTCAGAAGATCCTGTCATGCAGAATTCTATTGCGGCAGATTCAAAGCTCTTGAGAAACTGATCAAGGAAGATGGTTATCGACAGTACTCAAGATGCGCTTCAGGATTTGATAAGGAAGAGGATTATCAGTGGATAGATAGCAGCAGAGGTCATAAGATACAGAATAATGATGTCCAGATAGGAGATATTATCTCTCTTATTCCTGATAAAACTACTTATTATCATCCTGCATCTGATACTCATCATCAGGTTATGCATCCATGGCTTGTTGTGTATGCTGATGAGAATCTGATGTATCTTCATCCAATATATAATTATAAGATTGATGATCCTGACCGCATATATGGATACACTTTGAGAGATTGGGAGAAGTCTGGATTGGATCAGTTAGCAGTAGTTAATGCTAGTGATCAAGTAAATACATTGGTATCTCATGCAGATAAGAAATATGGCTCTATTACTCCTTATGATGCTAGAGAGTTCGAGAAGATCTCTACTACTGCTAAAGTACATCCTTTCATATCTGAGGTTACAGATATGAATCCTAGTCGATACACCTGCTATGAAGATTTCAGCAATGATGATGCATGTGTATCAGAGGTTAATCGACTTGAGAAGCTCTGCGATGAGGTTCTTCTCAAAGAAGGCGAGAGTGAAAGAGCTGATGCAGTAGTGTCAAGATTCATGAATATTTCTGCAGGCTTGTCTTGTGATAATGCTAGAACTAGAAGAGTTGGAGATATTCTTACTGAGATGTATGAATATGATAAGAAATGCCTTGAAGAAGGTAGGATGACAAAGGAACAGTTCGAATGGGATTGGGGTGAGATCGATGAGTAAAACTGTTAGAGTAGGAGATGTTCTAATTCTTGATCAGCAAGTAGCTCATTTTAATAGACCAATAGCTCAGAAGATCTTAAATCTAAATCATCCATGGCTTGTCCGTAGAATAATGGGTCATGAGATGCTTATATATCCCATGACTACTAATTTAAGTAGAGCTAAGCTTCCTAATCATGCATACTATACTCCAGTAGAGTGGAAAGAAGCAGGAATGAGTCAGGAAGGAACCATTGCTGCTAGTGATGTAGCGACTGTACCTATGTCATGGACATACAAGGTAGTAGCGCATCTGACTCCAAGTGATTTGAAGAATTTTGAAGTAATCGCAAGAGATCCAGGTGTACCCATAAGAATTCTAGAATCCTTTACTAACAGTAATGCTACTGCATGGATGTTACGAAATGATGGTCATGCATTCCCTGTAGAAGTGCATCTCTATTCAGATGGAGATTGGGTATCACTGGCTGATATTGCTTCATTTATAATATCTACTAATTCTAGAGATAAAGATTATATGAAGCAAGTAATTATCTATTGGATGACTTCGCTACTTGAAGATATTGATGAAGAAGATTCATTTGATATGAAAAAGGTACTATCAGATTATCTACGTGAGTATCCTGAATACATTAAGTATCCACTTAGTATCAGTGACTACATGAAAATATATAATTCAGTTGAGCATCCTGCATCAGTAGCTGATAATTTGAAATGGCTAGAGTCTATTGACTTTGATGAAGTAGAGAGTAAAGTACTCAAGTCACTGAATCAGCAGTTCTGCAGAGCAAGATTCGGTGGACAATATGATACTAAACGTGGTAATCCTACTATGTGGTTCAGAATAAGTAGTGCAGGATTCGATTGGTATGACATTATTTATAAGTTCACATATGATTATAAGAATAAACTAGACATAGAGTATGTGACTATTTGCAGGGATCCAGAATCTGATGAAATGGATACTAGAGCAGCTAAGTTTTATAAAACTAAAGATGGTGAATTGTATAAGGACATGCCAGTAGATGAATTCTTATCGGAGGAACATGGGTCTAATCCAGTATTTGAGTCATTTGACCCCGAGACTATAAGTATTGGCATAGGAGTACGAAGATTTACTAGGATCATGCTCTGCACTGGTCATACTCTTATAGAGATGCATAATAAAGTACCATCAATCATGACTATCAATTTTGATAAAGCATGGAATGTAATAAGATCTGAAGAAATTAGACATAGAGTATTTGGTATGTGATCCAGTAATAATTAGTCTAGTGATTCTTATGAGTTGCTAGACTAATTTAATATTTATTATCCGAGTAATAAGCTGCAACTGAGCGAGTCTAGTTCAGTAAGATGAATGGAGAGAACTGAATGTGAATCTTGAGGATTATGCAGGTATGAATAGCGTTCAGATATTGAATTATTATCGTAATATGTACTACACTGATGGAAATAATACAGAAAAGGGTATTGTAGCAAATGCCATAAATGATGTTCTTCCCAAGATTGTTCACATAATAAATGAAAGTAAGGAGAGTAAATAATTATGACTAGAACTGAAGTAAGAAAGATTGTAGAGAATAAGGCTATGGTGGCTGAGAGAATCGGACTACATTCTTTGATTTTTGTTGCAGTGCCTAAGTCAGTTGAGTCAATAGCAATTGATGATGCTATTGTGGACTACTATTCCAGTAATAGCTTTGATCTTCGTGATCTTCAAGATGAGAAGCTTGCACTCTACATAAAGCGTAGAGATAAGGTCCCCTATGTATGCTATTTCAATGGCGCAGTCGTCTCACTCTCTGGAGATCTTGATTACGATAAGATAACTGAGTAGTAATGATGGATAATTTATCAGAAATAAGAAGAGATGAGGATCTATACTATTCAGGTCCATTCTGGATAGAATGCAATTCAGTTAAAGATATGCTTCATGGAGATTTTCACTTGATCTCTACAAGATATCCTACTGATTATCATGGCATGGTTATTGATAATTCAATAAAGAGTAGCAGGACTCATAAGAATGTATGGAGAGCTACTCCAAGTGATAAACCTTATGACTATTATCCAAGAGGTCGAGTTGCCATTTATGAGGGTATTGCATATATTCATATACATCACTTGTGCAATACACCTAAGATTATAGATGCCATTATCAAAGAGTATGAGATTCAGAAGTTGGATATTGAGATTGAATGCAATGATGAGACTCAAGGTAGTCATTACAATTTCTTGATTAAGTAGGTATTCAGATGAAAGCTAGATATAATGCTAAGAAGATAATGCAAGATGAAATAAGTAAAGAAGTAATCCGAGTTAGCGATCAGTATGCCAAGGATTATGATGCTACAGTTCTATGGGTATTACATAGAATGACTGGATGGGGTAAGATACGTCTCAAGAGATTTTGGGATATGTATATCAAAGAGCATAAGAGATTGAAAGATAGATATTCTATGGGTAGATCAGACATTCCATGGATCTGTTCTAAGCTACTTGAAGAGATTGGCGTTGATCTTGATAAGTGGTACGAGGAGATTGAAGATGATCCCGACTTCCATGATTACATTGACAGTTGAGTGAAATTCGATTGCTAATAAGGTTCACTTAGTGCTCTAGCACGTCTAGAGACTCTCTAGACCTCGTTAGTACATGCAGGGGCACAGTTGCCCTCTTAACATCAAAGACGTCTCTAGGACGTTCTAGAAGCTCTAGAGACGTTATGTGATTTTACGAGTAATTGGTGCTCATATACGAGTCTAGTTCAGAAAGATTTTAATAAGGAGAATACATAAATGTCTACTACAATTATTGAATCCAATCAGGTAAATAGTACTCAGATATCGCACATAGGATATTCTGATGGAGTACTCAAAGTAAGATTCCATGGAGGCGCTACTTATCTCTATCTGCATGTGAATAAATTCACTTACGAGTCTCTGATCAATGCACCTAGCATTGGCTCATTCTTCCATAGATACATCAAGAATGATGATTCCATCCAGTGCATAAAGCTCTGAGGAGGATAAGCATGAATCAGTCATCTAAAGCTACTAGAGGTCAGATCTGGTATGCAGAAGCTGATCAGTCTATTCTAGATAAGTATGGTCATAATCCTAATTACACAAAGTGCAGACCTTATCTGATAATTAGCAGTGACGCAGGTAATTTCTCATCTTCAGATGTGATAGGTCTCCCACTTACATCTGTAGTGAAAGATCTCTCAGTTCATGTAACTATCATGCTCAATGGTTCTGCATCTCGTATTATTTGTAATAAGCCTACTAATCTCTCTCAAGAGATGCTTGAATCATACATAGCTACAGTAAGCCCTCATGTACTGGAAGATGTAGAGTCCGCTATGCTTATTGCGCTAGGTATGTCTGATAGATATATCATGCGTGAGAAGGAAGTTATAGAGATGAGATCTCTTATCTCTGAGTATCGTAAGATTCAGACAATGGTGGCTAGCATGAAGCAGAATTGTATAGATTCGTACAAAGATATTGCTAATGAATTTATACATAATCCCATTGAAATACCCGATATAACTCCTAGTGATTCACGATCAGATGTATCAAAACCTTCTAAAGATAATAAAGTAAATGCACTGCCTTCTAATAAGAAATCTAGAGCTAAATGGACTAAGGAATCCATGATACAATTCATAGATGATTATGAGAATAATAGTGCAGAATCTATGATGGAGTTTTATGGATATTCTACTAAGAGGTCATTGCAGAATACATACTCATTGCTGAAATCTAAACTGAAGAAAATGGAGGATGCACAACATGATTAATGCACTATGGCTAATCCTAATAATACCATTAGCAGGTCTAGCAGGATTCTTTACTTCATCTGCTCTTTCTACATCTGAGATGGATGATTATACCTATAATGAACGTCTACTCTGGTCAGACATCCATCTGCTATGCGCTTTAGCAGGTATTGATGAGGATGATCTTCCTCCTACTCATGAAGAGTTCAATGATATGTTAAGATCTGCAGTACAGCATGATAAAGAATATATGGATAAGACTGAGATGATAAATAAGCTATGCATCGTGCTAGGTACTGAATTCATAGAAGAATATAAAGCTCTTGCTACTGATCATGATCTAGAATATCATCTGAGTAGAATGCAGACTTTATGGAATACTGTAAAGGATATGAGATCCACGATAACTCATGAGCTTAGAAGTAATATGTATCTCATAAGATATTTCTTCAGTAAAGGTATTTCTGATTCTGACTTATCTATAGATGAGTACTTAGGTGAGTATTGTCCATCATATTGCAGTCTAATGATTCAGATGCTAACTGATAGATTTAAACCTATAGATGAGATAATTACAGATACATGGAAGTACTCAGAATCAGAGTAATTAACGTACTACTAACGAGTCTAGTTTGTCATGATAAATAATGGAGGTTATTAACAATGATAAATAAATCAATAATTAATGAAGAAGCAGTAGTATCAGAATTCATATGTGATAGTTCTGGTAAAATGATGGATGGAGTATGGTACCCTCATAAGAAGTATCCTTCATTTATTATTTCTAAATCATCTGATGGTGCTTATCGATTTGCTGTTACTTGTGATGTCTCAGTTCCTACTACTCCTACTACTTATGATCCTTATGACATAGTAGCACTGATGGAAGGTAAAATTAAACCTGGATCTATGGAAGATGTATTCATTGAGTATCTTAATGAGATCAAGAATCTGCTTATGAATAAGTGAGAAATGGCATGAAGGCAATTATCAATGGAATGACATATACTCTCAATAGAGCATTAATGATATGTCAGGGATATGGTAGGCAGTTCATAACTCAGTATGCTGAGTTGCCTAGGGATAATGAGGAGCTTTGTCACCATCATATTTCTGAGATGTAGACATGGTGGAATGAAGTAAGAAATTTGAGATTGAAGATGAATAATAAGGTTATAAGTAATCAGCACCTTATAGATTCATTCTTTACAGTAGGTGCTGATGTAGAAGATTTCTTAGATGAGCCTTATTCAGATTCATACAATAAGTTGATGATCAAGATGCTTGATGATAGAGATAAGTCATTGAGTAGCATTTTAGATGATTCATGGAGGTATTAAGTTATGGATAATTATGTTATGATTAATGGTACTAAGTATGAGATAGATAGCTCTGATAAGATTCGTGATATTAAGAAGCTATTCGGGATAGCTAATCCATTTGGACATAGAGATGAAGATGATCAGTATTGGCTGATAAATGTAGGTGACGAAGCATCCAGTAATATAGACATTCATGAGTCAGAAGATGATAACAATTATGATAATTGTAATTACTTTTCTTCTGAGAAAGCTGCAGAACAAGTAGCTCTTCATCAACTTCTGTATCGTAAATTGCTCAAGTACGCTTATGATAATGATGTAATAGATAGACAAGATTGGAATGGGTCTAATTATCATTACTACATTCTGAAGTGTAATTATAGTGACACTATGCCTTTTACTAAGGAATATGTGGTTTCTTGTGATACAACTCATTGTACAGATAATGTATACTTCGCTACTAACGATGCAGCATGTCATGCTATAGATGAGGTAGTTATACCTTTCATAGTGAATCATCCTGAGTTTACATGGGGCAAATTGAATTTATCCGAGTAATCCATAATCACTAAACGAGTCTAGTTCAGTAAGATGAATGGAGGATAAATAATTATGATGTATTATTCTACAGAAGCTAGAAAGTCTGCTCTCAAAGCCATCTCTGAATCTATAAAGAAAGTAAGTGAGATCCCTGGAGATGTATTGAGCTACTCAGATGCTTCACAGATCATTCACTATCTTATGGTACTTGAGGATGAAGTTCAGAAGGAATTGAAGAGGGGTGAATGAAACAATGGAACTTTATAAAGGTGCTAGAGTTAGACTGAAATCTGTCGAAGAATTATGTGCTGCATATGCATATGAATATGATGTATCTGGCAATCTTGGATGGATCATGACTAGCCCAATAATCGTTGAGTCTATGATGAAATATCTGAATACTGATCAGATAATCAAAGAGGTATATCTGGATGATGAAGATCCTTCATTCACTATTGTCTCTGATGAACTCGGATTTTACTATCCGCTTGTGAGCATAGCAGAGGTATATGATGACTAAGTACATTAAGACAGATTTAGATAGCTACATTAGAATTCCTGATACTCTTCATGACTTATATGTGAGAGAAGGAAGTTATGATGATCCTACATGCTCAATAATTCTAAGAGTACCGGCTCTGACAGGATCATCAGCAATATATGAATCTCTGATCTGGGGTGGATTCTATTCCAAAGATGATGCCATGAATTGCTTATCATCTCTTGTACACGCACTAGAGAATTCAGATGTAGTAGAACGAAGTAAAATTGATCGTAGTCTCCATAAGGGTAGCAAGGTTAGTCTCAGAACCTATGAGAGTTTGATGTTGGAATATGGAGGTCATGGAAATTGCATAGATACAGATCCAGTGATAGTAAGCCCAATGATAAAGTATCTAGGTAGAGATTGCATAATTAAATCTGTATCTTCTGATAGGAGATCCTTCAAGATCCTGGATTGCGGTGCTAACTTTCCAATGTCATGCATTGAGGTGCCTATAGATGATGAATAAATGCATTAAGACAGATTATAATAGCTACATAGTTATTCCTGATAGTAATTGCGAATTTATGATACGCAGAGAAGCGTACTCTAATACATATCAGATTATAATACGGATGTATACATCAGGTGATAAAGTTCATGAGAGATTGATATGGGATGGTTTCTCTAGTAAGAATGAAGCTATTGAGTACATAGAGGTTCTTATGCACAGGCTTATAACAGGAGTAGATTGCATAATAACTAGAAATTCTATTGCAGGAGGATCATAATGAAGTATTATAGCATAGGTGATTATGTAGTAGTGTATGATATGGTACTTAGACAGATAAAGAGCATTAGAGATGACTACTTCATAGATGATAATGAGGACATTCATAAGTTATCTGATATATTTGGTACTGTGAATATTGCATATGTGCCTGATTATGTATCTCATCCTAATATATCCAGTATAAGTATCAGAGATGTCTTCAGAAAAGCTAGCCATGTGTCCTATGTCATAAGAGACCTAGAGCCTAAGATGCTAGGAATCATGGTCCCTACTGGTATTGACAATAGAGCACATTTAGTGTACATTACTCCTAGTGGATCATTGAAATCATTAGCTACATTCGTCTCTGAACAAGAAGGATTGAGATGTATGACAAATCTGATTAGGCAGATGATCATGGATAATCAGTATACACTTAATAATCGGCACTATGTAGTACCAGTGCCAACGTCAGCACACTTCAGATATTAATGTTGTATCCGAATAAAGTAATGATAAGTGAGGTGACTCTTCATAAGTCCTAGTACTTGGATGAGTTATCTCACTTATTTTATACTCTGAGATGGCATGATATAATGAGTAACACCTAGTGGCTCCTAAATTGGTGACAGAAATGTCACATGAGAAAGGAATACGTATTATGAAAGTTATCATTGAAAATGAAGAAAACGAAGTTATGCAGTACGATGTAATCATTCATCTTCCTATGTATGATGACGATGAAGATGACTGGAATGATGACTCTATGGCATACACTACTGTCCATGTAGTAGCTTCTAGTGAAGAAGATGCTATTGCTGCAGGTAAGAAGTACATCAGGAATAAGAAGTCAGGTAAAGCTGGTAGATACTGGACTAATGCAGAAGTCATCTCTGCAGTAAGAGCAGGTGAATAATCTATGGTACTGACTGAGATGCCTGAGGTACATGATACCTTGAATCCTAAGCTATGGGATGGAGACAAACTCAAGTCAGATGTACGTGAAGCTGCATTAGAAGTAGCTGATACATTCATGAAAGATCTAGAGATCCAGTTTACTCCAGTAGATATCTTACTGCTAGGTAGTAATGCATCATACAACTATACAGATCATTCAGATTTGGATCTTCATCTAGTAGCTAATTATGATCTGATGGATGCATCTCCTGAGATAGTACAAGCTATGTATAATTCTGCTAGAGCTCAGTTCAATAAGAATTATGATATAACTATAAAAGGTATCGATGTAGAGTTATATGTTGAGGATGTTCATACATCCACTATCTCTAATGGCATTTACTCAGTAATGCATGATGAATGGATCAAGTATCCTCTGAAGATTGAAGTACCTGATGTAGATTTAGAACCTGAGCTATCTGATACATATGATATGGTCAATGAAGCTATAGCTGAGTATGATCTAGATGCCATTGATAATGCTATTAATGAGTTGTATCGTATACGTAAGAATTCTATTGCAGTAGATGGTGAGTATGGTAAAGGTAATCTGATCTTCAAGGAGATCCGTAATGCTGGACTACTGGATGAGCTGAAGGTAGCTCGACTTGAGTTATTGTCTAGTGAATTGTCACTAGAGTCACTAAGTAAACCTATTAATAATTAAATATAATTTATAGAAAGGAATAAGAGAATATGTCAACTATTTATAAAGGCATAGACATATCGCTGTATCAGGGTAATCCCAACTTCGAGAAAGTGCATGCATCTGGTATGGACTTCGTTATGCATAAGGCAGGTCAGGGTAGACTAGCTGATGGATCATACAATGCTCCATTTACTGATCCTAAGTTCATACGTAACATCAAAGCTGCATCTCAGATTGGTGACGATTTTTATCAGGGATCTTACTGGTACTTCATGGCTAATACTGAGGAGCAGGTACGTGAGGAAGCTAAGTACTATATAGAGCTACTTAAGCCTTATAAGTACAATCATCAGCTATGGGCTGCAGTGGATGTAGAAGATCCTTCTATCACTACTAACTACAAGACACTATCTAGTCATGTAGAGACATTCTGTCATCTAATCGCTTGTGCAGGATTCAGACCTATGGTGTATGCTAATAGCTACTGGCTTGATCATCGATTCAAGGCTCCTAAGAATGTCCCTGTCTGGGAAGCTAACTGGAGTGCAGGTAAGATGTCTGATCGTGCACGTATGTGGCAGTACTCATCTAAAGGTGCAGTTGATGGCATCTCAGGTAATGTGGATGTCAATGTAGCACTAGACATCATTGGTGATGCTAATGATGATGGTAAGATCGACAATAAAGATGTCATTACCATGATTCGTAAGATGTCTGGATGGAACGTACCTATTAATGAGTCTCAGGCTGATCTGGATCAGGATGGTTATGTGACAATGAAAGATCTGATAAAGCTTATGCGTAAGCTATCAGGTAGAAAGTAATTCACAAGAGAGAGAGAGTAAAATGAAGATTGATATTTCTAAACTGACTAAGCTGGATCATGAACTCTATGATGAAATGATTGATGCTGAGCTCACCATCACTCCAGTATCTGATGACTTTCCTATGCCATGGGATACTGACATAGATATCCTTGATGGTAAACTAATGCTCACAGGTCATGCAGGTCCATCTGGCTATGGTAGTGCTCAGACTGAAATTCCACTTAGAGATGCTAGTAAGTACATTACCATTGAGGTAAATGAAGATGAGATAACTCCTGAGCTTACTGCAGCTATGGTTGATGCAGGTATTATATTCCTAGGTGAGTCTAAGAAGATAGCTAAGACTGCTAAGCTTACTGAGGCTGATGATCAGTTCAATGACAAGTATTTCCCTAGAGTGGATATTACTGATAAAGAGAGATACAAGTTCTACAAGTATAAAGGTCATAACTTTGTTTATGACATAAATGATGCGCTCCTTATCGAAGTATTCAAAGATGAGGATGAAGTAGCTGAGCTAGGTGATGAAGCTCCATGGAGAGAACTTGATGTAGTAGGACTACGCAATAGCAATTGGATGGATAAAGATGCGCGTGGTGAGTTCATCGATGAGTATCTCATGAATCAAGCAGATGAACTATCTATGGCTGCTGATGACCTTGCATTTGAATTTGGTGAATCTAAGAAGATAGTTGAGGATAATAATCCTATTGTTATTCATGGTTATGCATCTACATGGAAGATCACTCCTACTGAAGATGGTAAATACAATGTCATGCCTGGTAATAAGGATTATGATTCAGTTAAGACCGCTAAAGCTGCAATTCGTATTGCTGAGAAGAGATACATAGAGGCTCATCCAGATGCAGAAGTGAAGAATCGGAATATCTGGTTTGATCATGGAGTCATGATTACTTCTGATGATACTGAGGGATACTTTGATTAATTTATAATTCTAGGATAAGATGGATCATGGAGGTAATTATTCATAAGTTATCTAAGTGATCCATCTTTATCTATTTATTCAATATGAAAGGAGATAATATATGGATTTTAGAATTGGAACTATAGATGAATATAAATCTGTAACTCCTACTCCAGATGATCTATACTTTTGTACAGATGTACATGAAATGTATGTAGGATCCACTAAGGTAGCTATAAACAACGTAGTACATGCCACTGCACTACCTGATGTATCTGAAGCTGATCCTAATAATGTATACATACTAGATACTGATGATACATCATTGATCTATATAGTGCATACTGATGTAGATGGTACTAAATCATTCATACTTGGATCAGCTAAGCCTGATTGGAATGAGAATGATTCATCTGCTGCAGGATACATTGAGAATCGTACTCATTGGAAAGAAGATACCATTACTAGTGATCTTATTGTATCATGGGATAAGAAGGCTACTGATGTCTTTACAGGTATGATCAATCAGGGTGATAGGTTATACAAGATAGCTGATTTGCCTAGTGGCATGGATTATGAATGGGTAATGAATCATTATAAAGAATTCCTTATTAATGACGTAAAAGTTACTAATATAATTGGTCCTAGCTCTAATACTAATTGGCTTTATCTATGCTCAACAGCAGTGCAGGAACCTAGTAATGTAGTACTTGCTACAAATTATTTATTCTTTGTGTTCTACAATAACACTACGCTCAATAAATCAGATTACACATCTACTGAACCAATGGAATTAGTTCCTAGCATTAGAGTAAACGTCACATTCCCTAAAGCAGGTATATATTCAGTAACTGGTTATACTGATGCAGGTGCAGAGCTAGTAGCTCCTATGCAGCACACTACTTATTATCCACTAGACATTAACTATCTGCCTGATGATGCGAAGATAGTTATAGATGCTAATGATGTATCTAAGACTTTGTACTTAGCTGATGATGATACTACTCACTGGAAATCTAAGATAGTAACCTATGGAATCATTGAAGGTCTAAGCTGGAAAGTATGGGATAGTCAGGATGAAGATGAGGCATGGCAGTTACTAACATATGATGGTCGTAGTTTTGCATTCACTATTGAAGATCACGGATCTATGTTTAATGTACGTCCATTGACATTCCACATAACGAATTTGCAGACAGAGGTAACATACACACGTACCCAAAATGTATACAGTGATACTACAACCGCATTAACGGATATAATACTAGATTATCCAAGTACCATCAAGAATCCACCAGTTGCTGATCCTGCATATACTATTCTGAAGTATCTACAAGATTATGAATATCATCATGATATTGTTGTTAATGCTCGCATCAGTACTCTAGCATGGAGACTCACTGGTACTGAGACTGATGATCAGCTAGAGACAATGCACTCTATGGATACTGGATACGGAGTAACTGTAGATGCAGCTCTAGACAGTACTGATAATTCTCAGATACTGGTATCCATCACAAGTCTATCTCATGATGTTCCATATTATCTGAAAGTCATCGTTAAGGTAGGTAGTGGCAATGCACTAAGCATACAAAGCATAGAAGAAGTGCCATTAGGTATTGCTGGTGATCTTACCTTGAAAGCTATGAAAAGCGGTGGAGAGACTCCGTATGTATGTATTGGCAAAGTAAAGGATCAAGATGCTAAGTATCGAGTGACTCTACAAGAGACAACAATTTCAGAATATAGCAAATCTATAAAGTACTTCAACGGTACTTCTGACATGCTATCTGATGAGGCTAAGGTTTATCATCTAGAAGAAGGTATGTCTATCTTATATACGCCTGATCATGATAGTGTATTTGGGATTGTCTCATCCAATCAATCATCTATAAGATATACTAAAACTAGTATATCATCTCTTCCTAAAGCTACATCAACTGCTGGTAGAACTATTGTCAAGATAAGCGATCCAGTCGATAATATGGATGATCTTGCATTCAGTAAACTATCCATTAGGAAATACAGTACATCACCATCTGCAGATGACTACACTAATTTTCAAGCAGTAGGTGGAATGAATTATTTCACTGGTAATGAACCCACTAATTTTGGTGTATATTTTACCTTGCAAACTGGTAGTGGCGCTTCTTATAACTTCTATGCATATTTTGCAGTTGAAGAAAATCAATCAGTCACTGATCCAACAGCTAATGATACTATAGTATTCCCATCTGCAGGCATTTATGTATCAGTCCAAGATACAGGTGCATTTGCAGATTATATGATTTATGACATATCTAATGATTGGTATGATGCATATGCATATGATATAACTAATGCGCCTTATCTAAATATTTATTATGATACTGATCAAGGTGCATATGTAATTGCAAATCATAATAAGCCGTCATGGGCAGCTGTATGCTACAGTTACTTTAGATTGATGAAGCATGTAAACCTCATAGTAGAGCTGGAAGATGGATCGCGTTTAGTTGCTATTAATACATACGCTTCTTCTGATGAATTAAGAGTCTATGCAGTGAGTGAATTGTATGATAGTAACAGTAATGTATCGCTAGCGATAGTAAATCTAGGCTTCCAACTTGATTCATTAGTCGTAGATGTACAATGGAGAAAATTCGAATCAGGATCAGATGATCCATACACAATTGATGCTACTGATAGTAATAATCCAGTGATACTTGCTGATTATATTGCAAGTCATTCTACTAATGGAGATAGTAACGCATGGATCATCGATGGTTTATTTTGGAAAGTTATAGAATCTGAGTCTACTTCTAGTGACCCATATTCTAGTGTTCGATCAGCAGGTAGGACTACTAGAGTGTACTCACGATTTGGTCAATCTGGTTCATCATACTTAACTCTTGAGATATATAATGATACATTTCTCACTCAAGTAGCAGTATCGCAAACTCCTTCAATATACCCTCCTAGTTCTGCAATTATAGTAGCATTATCTACATCATCTGCCGGATGGGCATATGTATCTGCACCACAAGAAGTTCATTCACCAGTAATTAATACAAATATATTGGCAAGTCCATTTAACATATACAATAATGTGATAAGAGGAGCAATCAAACAAAATCAGCAAGTAATACTTATAGGTAACAAATGGACTACTAATGATGGTGTAGCACCTAGTACATTGTTAGAAATCTACTCGTATCTTCTAGAAGAAAGCAGTCTACGTTCATCCCTATACACTGATTCTCAGATGATAGCAGTTAGCAATTATGCGTACTCACGTGGCGTAGATGGCTTCTTGCGCGTTAAGGTTCAATCACTTATTAACGCTAATAAAGCTGTGGATTTAGTGTATAGGGGTAATGGTACCCTAGAATCATATACATTCTCAACTGCTCCAGACTGGTCTAATAATGATTCTAATTCTCATACTGCAGGACATATTCTTAACCGTACTCACTACTACGATGCAAATAACCCATCAGTGAATAATACTTATACATTATCATGGGATGGCGATACTACTAATTGGGCTTCAAGAGTTCAAGTAGCTGCAGATGGGGGTCTTAGTTCAGGTACCCTTTGGTCAAAGCAGTGGACAGTACCATCATATATGACGTATGACTATGTCAAAGATAATTATACAAAAATGAAAATCAATGGCCAAGCAGTAACGACATTTACTGATGGATCTTCTGCTGATACCCCTGAAGGATCATGTATGCTTAGTACTAGTACTGCTGACCAATCTACTGTATTAATAGTTTTCGCTACGCCAACTACTGCAACTTATGCTGCCTTAGGCAGCGCTAGTCATACATTCTCCGCTAATTATGATATCTATTTGTATAAAAGTACTGATGGATCATCTTATGTATCATCATTCTCATACCCTAAGATAGATAATTATCATAAGTTAGACTACAATTATCTGCCAGTTACGTCAGATACACCCTATGTAAGAATCCTAGATGCTACTGATCCTGCTAACGAAGTGATACTTATTGATGAACTCAGAGCTAGCAACAGTAGAAGCACTGCTGCAGTAGTGCGTGGTATCCATTGGAGAATTTATGAAACAGAGAGTGACTCGTTTAGAGCTTCTTATTATAATGAGCTTATTCTGGGTTCGCTTCCTGCTGCTCAAGAACATGCACAGTTCTTGGTCTCTATAAAATCAGATGGATATCATACTGCTACAATCCGAGATACCAGTGCAGTCACAACTTCATGGACTAGCTTAGGAACCTATGACAAGACTACTGGTACTATTAAAGGATTTGTGATACGTAAAACTGATCTCAGGGCTATAGCTACTTCATCTAAAGCAGGTATGGTTCAACCTATTGATAAGACAGATGAAATGACCCAAGATGTAGGTATTGATGCAGAGGGTAAGCTATACACTAAACCTTCGCCAGATCTACCTACTTCACTCAAGAATCCTTATGCACTAGTATTCACTGGAGCATCTACTCAGTCATATGATGGTAGTAGTGAAATTACTGTAAAGATACCTGAAGTACCTACTGATGACATAGCTGCTAATACAGCTGCTAGGCATTCTCATACTAATAAGGCAGTGCTAGATAGCATTACAGGTATTGTTACTGCAGATAATGTTAATAATCCACCTCATGCTACTGACCTAATAGATTATTCTGCAGTAGTAGTAGCTAGCCAGAATATACTAGCGAAGATACCTGAAACAGGTACAGGGGACATTCCTACAAATGGTTTTCCTGTAATATCAGATATTAATAATAAATTATGGGTAACTAATCAAGGATATGTAGTTACTCTTACTCAGAACTCAACTACTAAGGTTATAACACCTAGTAATGGTACTGATACATTTGCATATCTTACATCATTAGTTACTGAATCTCATCTACGTCTGTATGCTAGTCTCAATAATAGTTTGTATCATCTAGTTTATATTAGTAGTGATCAATTAGCATTCACTAATGTATCGCTTAATAAGACATCTACACTAGTATGCACATCAGGTGGATGGTCCATCTCTGAGTTATCTCTGATGAGTATTGATCAAGGTACCAATAATGCAGGTAAAGCAGTAGTAGTTGGTACTGATGGTAATCTTATGCTAGGTGGATATGTAGTACCTATGTGTACTACATCAGATGCAGGTAAGATCTTGGTAGTAGGTACTGATGGTAAGCCTGAATGGGCTGAAACAGGTACTGCTGAAATTTCTTCATTCTAAAGGAGGTATACAATTATGGCAACTGATCCTTCTGATACAACTGAGGTAATAGAGTATAATAGATATACAATTTCGAGGGAGATCTTAGTAGGTTTCGCAGACATTATCCGTAGTGTATTAGGTACTACACAAAAGTATAGACCATCAGAAATGCTAGGGAAACTACGCTCTGCTACTATTTCTATTCCTAGATATACTAATTATGCATGGAATGGAGTCGATTTTAGTGGGAATAACGTAGGAAAATCATGGTTATATACTGGCATGAGATTCAATGGCTCAAGTGGCTCACCTGTAGCTGAAGCATCTACAAATATCGTAGGCTTGATTCCATGTAAGATAGGTGATACAATTAGAATTAGATGGACTGGATCAAACGACCTAAGCTATCAATCATTTAAGTTTTATGATGCTGATAAAACTGAGATAGCTGTAGGATATAATAACTTCAATGGCTTAGCTAATGTAGCAACTCCAATAACTAATATGCCTAGTCAAGGAGTTCTTGATTTCACATTAAAGCAGTCATCAACTACTAATAACATGGCATACATGGCAGTAGTACTAGTAGAGACATCCATTCATAATGTAATAATTACAGTCAATCAAGAAATAACTTAAATACAGTAATTGTATTATGAAGTAATTCATGCGCATGAACGAGTCTAGTTTAGGTGACTCAATGTATCAATACTTAGTGTCTCCTAAACTTTTGAAAAGAGGGTACTCTAGTCCTAACGTCTCTAGAGCCTCTAGAACGTCCTAGGAGCCTCGTTAGTGTCAAGGGGAGGGTTTTGCCCCTACATGCGCTAACGAGGTCTAGAGAGGCTCTAAACGTGCTAGAGCGCTAAGTGAACGTCATGCATTAACAAAATTAACTGAAAGGATAGTAAGAACCATGCCTACTAGACCATACAAAGTGCGTAAGTCAGCAGATGATTCTGCTAGTCAGATAGCTAGTTATGCAGACATTAATCATGCTATGGCTACTGTGGATGAGCACGAAGGTTATGCAGTATTCTATGAAGGTGAGCGAGTTTATCCACTATTTACTGATGATGGTACATCATACATAGATACTGCAATTTCAGCAGATACACCTGGAACAGATCAGATATGTATTGATGAGATAGAACCTGATGAGAGCATTGCGGATGCACCTACTCATCATGAGTCATGGATTAGTAAGATAATCCATAAAGTATTCGGTCATGCTCGTTAGTCCATGTAAGGATTGTCAGAATAGGCATCCTCATTGTCATTCTGAGTGTGATCCATATAAAGCATATGATGAGGATAGAAAATTGATTAATCTCACTCGTCGAGCTGAAAATCTTCATAATGGATATTTTGATAAGATGAGTGAGAAGAGACAAAAGAAGAGAGGTAAGTAACTCATGACTTATAGAGGTTATGAAATCAAGAAGATGGATGATGGCAGCTATTCAGTATTCATCGATAAGATGGAGGATATGGCAGATTTACCTACTGAAGAAGTAGCTAAGGCATTCATTGATGGTAAGTTTACTGATAAGATTCCTGAGCTATCTAAGTATGCACCTAAGGTAAAGCATCTCACTAAGAATCAGGTAGACAAGTATGTGTACTATGATCCTTATGACTTCATCGATACTGACAATGTGTATCAGCTTAGTTATAAGACTAAAGGTGATCGTAGAACTCAAGCAGCTCAGCTACGTAAGCTAGGGTACAAGATGGTAGATACTACTGATGCAGATGAGGGTAGATATCCTTATTGGCTATTTGTAGTACCTACTAATCTTGATGAATCCAAGCTAGCAGTGACTGAAGCAGAAGAGACAGAAGATGACACATCTGCAGTAGATAGTGATGACTCTGAAATTCTTGACATCATGAAGGAGTATGAAGGTATTGATACCAAGAAGGGTCTTATAGATCTTATCATTGACGATGTAATACCAGTCGATCCATCTCCTGAAGATGATTATTTTGCTATCTATGCTGCTGCACGTAGTAACGAGATCTCTACACAGTATAGCTATAATAGAGTTTATCAGGGCATAGCTGATATTCTACCAGATGTATTCTATCCAATTATACGAGATGCTAGAGAGAACGGAGAAGATATCTCAGATGCTATTAATGATAACATCCAGAATAATGCAGATGTCATTAGTGAGATGTCATGGATCAATAATCAGGTATCAGAGTATGGAGATGCATTAGCAGATATATGGAGTCAGGATGCATCTGATCTAACTAGTGTATAATTGATTATCATAGGCAATGGAGGTTACTTATGATAACTAAACCTAGTGACATACATTATTGCAATGTGGATGAATCTAAGATCCATAATGCTCATCCATCGTATGATCTTGAGATGCTTAAACTACTGCACTACTATATCCACGAAAGATACTCAATACATATAAAGAAAGATGTATTGCAACTACCTAGTCCATGGACTACTGATCCAATACTAAGTAGGCTAAGATTCACTCAGGTAAGACGTGAGCATGACAGATGCAGTAAATGGCTGATCAATCACATAAGTAACAATGATTCATTTAGTTTATCAGATAGAATTTACAATACATTGCTGTATAGAATGTATAATGTAGATACTACTGGTGAGCTGCTTGATCTTCCTATCAGATTTACTGATGGATGGATTGATCGATGCATAACTGCTCTTGATTCAGTTACTAATGCATTATATTACACTAATGCATACAAGACTATTGGATTCAGAATACATAACTGTAAGAAGTATGATCTGGACTATTCTAGTCAATCCCAGTATGCTCCATTATACATAACTAGAGATCTTATACAGAATGGACTAGCTGATAAATTGTTATCATGCAATAGTCAAGTAGATGTGTATAATTTATTACAACATAGCATCTTTGGATGTGGATCATTCTTAGCTTATCAGTTCTATGTAGATCTATGCTACATAGATGAATTTCCATTTAGTGAGAATGAATTTGTAGTCAGTGGACCTGGATGCTCATATGGATTGCATATGTTGATAACTGACTTAGATGGATTATCAGATGATGAGCTTTTATTCTGGATTAGAGATAATCTAGCTAGTATCTTTAATCAGAATCATCTGCATTATAATCCTAATGAATTATTCTATGATCTACTAGAATATGACAGATGTATAAATATAATGTCACTAGAGAATATCTTTTGTGAGTTTTCTAAGTACCAGGTACGTAGGCACTACACTCATAAGAAGATGAGAGCATACAGACCTAGGAATAATTCTAATGAAAGTGAGGATAAAATGAATGAGAGTAAAGAGAGTCAATGAAGCAATTATGACTACTGGCATTGGATTTGATAATGTGATGAAAGTACTCAAGTCAGGTGACCTAGCTGAGATACTCAATGAACTTATCAATTACAATACTATTACTGGAGTTGACTGCCCTTATCAAATTACCATTGATACTGCTGCAGCTATCAATCGAGTAATCAGAGGCAATTCTGCAGTAGCTAAACCTTGTGAACCTAAGGATGATCAGGTTATTGTCGAGATCAATAAGGATAAGATCAATCTCATGACTGGTCAGTCAGTAACTAGTGCTAGGACCATGGATACTGATAAGCTCAGTCAGAACACATTCATCATTGAGGATGAGATTCGTAGGCTATGTAGACCTCTAGCACTAGGTAAGGAGTATGTATGATTAATATAGATATTAACTCGAATGGATTTGCTAGTGGTGATGCATGGTCAGTCATTCAGGTTGATCCAACAATAGTTGATACATATGTTATTCGTACTAATTATCCAGATAATTACACTACTGACAAGTACAAGATGCAATACATGATAAATGATACTGGACTTACATCTGAGAGAATAGAACTAGATGCTAATGGAGATGTATCAATTCCATCTGATCTAGTTGAACCTAATAAGGTTATCTCATGTAAGTTCATCATAACGCTTATTGCAGATGATATTGATGTATTGACTAGCAGTTATGAATTAACACTTACTTACCAAGCATCATCTTATCTTAATCCAGATGCTGATAAATTCATAGTAGTACCTACTTTCGATTCGATGCTTAGACTACCTTCTGATTTCCTAGCTAATGGTAAAGTAATCAAGGTAGTGCATGATAAGAATTATAATCAGGATACAGTGTACTATTATTATGATGCAGTTACTCGATCATTTGTAAGAGATCCTGATCTTAATAAGAGTGCTAGAGCTACTCCTCAGATCTTTGTAGCTGATGATGAATCAAGCATGACCAGCCTTACAGATGTGGAAGTAGGTGCGCTAGTTTATCGTAGAGATAAGAAAGTGGTATATGCTCTGGAACAACTACCTGCATCTGATGCCAGTAATTGGCAGAATACAGCACCTATATGGAAATCTATAAAGGAGTGATTCCAATGAAAATAATTAGAGAATCAGAAGAAGTCAGAACTAAGATAACTGATTATCTTAATAATGCTAATGATAATGAGATGTCATCCATTTCTCTAGATTCTTATGAGGATCTAGGAGATACTGAAACTGGTCATAAGTATAAGGTGAAGTACTCAGTGACTACTCATAATATTACGGGTCAGGATGAAGAATCAGGTGATAAGATCTATAAAGACGTTACTGACTATCATGCAGATGAGATCGAGATACCTTGTGAGGTTGGTGAATGCCTGACTGAAGATAAAGTTCCTACTGATCTTCCTAAAGGCACCTTAGTGGACTTTGGACCTTATGGTGATCTATACATTGTGCGTGAGATAGATGATGAGACATGGTGGGCATCTGATGAGCCTGATGATGAGTCTGGATGGTCCATTAAGAAAGATCTTGCAGATAAGGTAATTAGTTATCCTGATGATTATGATGAGGATGATGATATCTTCGAGGAAGCTACTCAGGCATCTAATGTATCTTCGGGTAAGGTAGATAGTATTGACCTGCTTGAGTACATAGACCCTGAGCAAGAGATGAGAGATTCTGATGTATTTCTTGAGATAGATGAGATAGCATATAAGTACGGATACATTCTTGGCAATGCATTCCGTGATGGAGATCAGATAGTTATAGAACTATCCAATGATCATCAGTACGCTCCTGAGATTTGGTACGATTATAGGACTGAAGAATTCAAAATTACAACTGACAACTATGGATCTCTGAGGCTCAACGAGTATGAACAGTTCGTTAGATATGTACAGGATGCCAGAGACTGTGCGAGAGAGCTCAGTGATGTAGATCTTACTGATATCTATGTGCTACCTGATGATGTAGAAGTGCCACTTGACGAAGATTGGAGAGATGGATCATTTACTCAGGATGATCTAGATAAATATCTAGATAAGATAAATGAAGATGCATATGCAATCAAGTATTCTTTAGAGAAGATGATTGATAAACATCCTGAGTATAGAACTGAGATACTTAGTCAGGTAGCATCAATCAGAAATACCTTCAGTCTTATGCATGATAATCTCAGTGAAGACACAGTCAAGAGAGGTAATAAATGGGTCAATGTAGGTAAGTCAGGCAAGACTCATGGAGAGTTTAGAACTAAGAAACAAGCTGATGCACAGAGACGTGCTATGTTTGCTAATAAGGCTAAGACTGAGAAGCTAGAACTCAATAATAAACTATGCGCTAATGATACTGAGCTAGCAGATGCACTCATTGAGATGATCAATGCAGAATGGGATACCATCAATGACTATAATAAGCTTCATGATTACATAGTAGAACTAGGTCATAATCAGATGCTAGCAGTTATTGATGATATCAACTCTGAGGAGAATAAGCATGTAGGTCAGCTTCAGGAGTGTCTTAAGCAGATCTCAGAGGTCACTAATGACATAGCTAAAGGTGAGGATGAAGGTGCTGAGCAGCTAGAGCTACTTGAGCCTGATCCTGATTCTGATTGTACTGAGGATGATTGTCTAGACTATGAGATTGTTCAGCTTGATCTCCTAGATGATATCCTATGATGGATTCAGATGCATTATTAGATCTCATAGTAGATCATTATGGTACTATTGATCATCCATACAATGGACCTGCATACATTCTACCTAATGGATACTTATTGAATCTATCCAGATGCAGTCATCATTCGGATGTAGAGAAATGGCTCATTGATAATAATTTATCATCATATGAATACATCAGAACTGCAGGCAGTCCAACCCTGAGAGATCTAGGATGCATAAGATGTGATGTACCTAAGTACTATGTCATGTGTAGTCCTGATCATGTCATTACTCATGAACAATCTAACACATTATTAGTATGGCTAGATTATCTTGCTAGGACTACTCACATAGTAGAAGTACTGATAGGTGATCAATCTAAGATGTATACACTAGATGATGGTACTGATTATGTAGTAGATAGAATTCGTAGGTACTATTCATCTGGTCATCTTTATGAGACTAATAAGAATTATCAGATGCATAGTCATGGATTCAAGTATGCTAGATTATCACTAGGTAGTAAGATAGATATAATGAGGTGAATGATACAATGATAGTGTTAATTGAGCGTAGATACTCTGCTATAATTGCTAAGGATGGCATTGAACATGTATCAATCATGTATAATTATCCTGAGGAAGTAGCTAAGAAACTCCTAGAATTAGACTTGCCTAAAGATAAGATCTTAGACATTGATGCAGAAGTGAAGAGTATCCTACAGAATACTACTGATCCTGGTGAAATAGAAATTCCTACTCTCAAGTTCAAGACTAAGAAATCATCTACAGTGAGTATGCTATCTAAGAATATGGATTCTTATGGTTATGGTTATGTATTGGCATCAGGCAATAGATATCTCACATCTGATGGCTATACTACTGATAAGAGTAATGAGTCCATACTTATCTTCCCTACCAGATCAAATGCACTTAATCGTGCATCATATATGAAGAAGAGTAAATATGAATGGATACCTAAGAGGATAGCTACTTATGAGAATGGATCAGTAGATCTATCTCCTAGAGAGAAAGAGTAATGGAGATGTATTATGAAGATTTTAGAATCTTATCCATCTGAAGGATACTTCTGGATTATTGATAATGAAGTGGTAGGTTCTGCAGTAGAAGTGCCTCATTATAACTATGAATACTCATTAGCTAATAAGACTCATGAGAATACATGGCATCATTACAGATCTAAATACCTAGTGGATGGTCATGAAGTGCCATTTGACTATTATCCTAGAGGTAGAGTGATAGTAGATCCTAACTATACATCTGATAATAAATTCACATCTTATTCAGTTATGATATTTATGGATAAGTGCATAGACACTGATCATTATAAAGATCTCATCACTAGCTATTATAATTTGGATATATCTTCATGTTTACCCATTATGTGGATGGCATCTCTTAAAGAACGTGCAGGTATAGATCATTATACTTGCCATAATTGTAGATAAACTCATTCATGCTCTAGCACGTCTAGAACGTCTTATAAGCGTCTTTGATTCCAAGGGGAGGGTTTTGCCCCTGTATGTCTAAACAACGTCTAGAGAGGCTCTAAACGTCTCATAGCACTAAGTGGGCATTCTGCATTAGTAAAATTCTATTATATAACTTATAAATTCTTATCTAGGTAGCATAAGACTCATGACCTTATGAGATAAGTATACATAGTAAAGTAAATGAAGTATGGATGACTATCTCCTTCACTAGTCATCTCATATATTCAAATGCATTACTATGCATACTGCTAGATAAGATTTATAATACATTTGTGAAGGAGGTGATCAAGTAATTATGAGAGTAACTAAAGTATCACATATTCATTATGATAATCCAATACCAGTATATGACGTTATAAATGCTAATCCTTATCATAACTTCTTAGTAAAATGTGATCATGATAATTATATAGTATCTCATAATTGCTAGATCATGAGCTTTATTGGATGAGGTAGACTTCGTGGGAGGAGCTGATGTACAATTTGAGAAGTCCAAGATCATGAAGTCATATCGTGCCATAAAGCGTCGTATGGAATCTCGATTCCTACGAGATGGTGGTGACCTAGCAGCTAAGCTATTCCTAGTATCATCTAAGAAGAGTGAACAAGACTTCCTTGAGTCATATATACAGACAGTCAAAGATAATCCATCTGTACTAGTCATAGATGAACCTCAATGGAATGTAAAGCCTAGTAACATCTATTCAGGTAAGAAGTTCCTAGTAGCAGTAGGTAATAAGATACTACGTAGTAGAGTAATGACTGATGAAGATGATCAGGTAGCTATGGCTAATCAAGGTTATAAGATCATAGAGGTACCTATTGAGTTCAAGTCTGCATTTGATCTTGATGTAGATACATCACTAATGGATTATGCAGGTATTAGCTCATCACTGACTACTAAATTCTTAGTGTATGATCGTATAAAAGAGGCATTTGGACCTCGTACTAATCCATTCACTACACCTGTATTGACAATAGGTTGTCACGACTCACAATCATTGTCAGACTACTTTAATCCTAAATTGGTGAATTTAGTACTGAGGAGCAAACCCTGCTTCTTACACATAGATGGGTCATTAACAGGTGACCGTACTGGTATATCTATGGTAGCTATTACCGGTACAAGAAAGGTTGATAGATTCGATAATGATGTAGGTGAAGCAGTCCCAGTACATGAGATGCAATTCGCTCATATCTTTACTGTGTTTATTCAATGTCCATCTGGTGATGAGATATCACTTGAGAAGAATAGACAATTCATCTACTATCTGAAGGAATCTGGATTTAATATATGTGGTATCACTCAGGATGGATTCCAATCTCGTGATAACATACAGATACTTCAGAATGCTGGATATCCTGCTAAGCTACTATCAGTTGATAGAACTCCAGATGCATACATGTGTCTTAAGTCAGCTATCAATGAGAAACGTGTAAGTCTATTGAACATACATGAATTAGTACTAGAGATGGTTAATGTAGAACGTAATAACATGACAGGTAAGATCGATCATACATATGACGGTAAAGGCTCAAAAGATGGTCTGGACAGTCTTGCAGCTGCATTATTCAATGCATCTCAGTATGACTGCAGTGATCAGATTTATCTATCTGATGATGCATACAATGTAATGGATGCTAATACTGATGATAAACCTACTACTGATGCATCTGCAGCTAATGCATTACTTGATGATCCATCTACTCATATGGATGATAAACCTGAGTTGACTGATGAAGCTATTGAAGCTGAGTTAAATGCAGTAATGGATGAGAATCAAATAGATACATCAGTAGTTGATGTACGTAACAAGATAGATCCTAAGGATCGATGGAAAGTTACTGATGATGAGATATCTGATTTGTTGTATAACAATGACGATGACTTCTTAATATTCTAGAAGAGTGAGGTGAGTTATACATGGCTAATAAACCACTAGGTACTAGACTACGTGAGGCACTAGGACTTAGAGTAAAAGCTAATACAGATGCTATTGATAATACATCGATAGCTAGAGCTGGATTAGTTGATCTATTCGAAGTAGATGGTACTACTCTTCTAGATCGTAATGCACTTAATGGATTTCGTACATTAGCTACATCTCGTAATGAGAGATACAGAGCTTATGATCGAATGGTACAGGATGCACTAGTTTCATCTGCTATTGAGATGTATGCAGATGATGCTACTCCATCAAATAGACAAGGTCAAGTTATATGGGTAGAGAGTGAGGATCAGAATACTGCTGCATTCTGCAATAGATTGCTAGATGTATTAGGCATTAATGATAATGCATGGAGTCACATCTACTCATTATGCATGTATGGAGATGTATATCTCAAACTGCATTATGATTCAGATAATGCTGTTCATAAGATCAATCAAGATGGACTCATACTCAATAAGGTCAAGAAAGGGTACATCTACTCTGAGTATGTAGAGCAAGTGCCTAATCCTGCAGATATATTTGATATAGTCTACAGAGGTAAGACAGTTGGATTCGCTGAGACACCTACTCCTACTGAAGAAGCAGTGGATGGCGCTAATCAATACTTATATAATAACAGATACTGGATTGATACTACTGATAATCTCTATGATGAGAAGTCTTATGTGCATATCTATCTAGCTGCAGGTACTGAGAGAGTGCCTGAGACTATCACTCTTCAGATAAAGAATGGTAAAGGTGAAGTCACTAATGAAACATTCAGAGTCAAGAGAGGTAGATCTCTACTAGAGAATGTATACAGTACTTATCAAGATCTATCATTGATGGAAGATAGCTTAGTAATGAATCGTGCATCTAGGTCAGCTATTATCAGATTCCTTCAGATAGAAGTAGGTGACATGCCTAAGAACCGTGTTAATGAACTACTAAAACGTGTAAAGAACATGGTCGAGCAGAAGAATCTGATGGATAAGAACAGTGATACATATAAGTCACAAGCTGCTCCTGGACCTATTGATAATGTAGTGTATTCTACTACTCGTAATGGTAAAGGTGCTATCAGTTTCCAGTCACTAGGTGGAGATATTGATGTAAGATCCATCACTGATGTAGATCACTATGCTAATAAGCTTGCAGCTGGATTCAGAATTCCTAGACAGTACTTAGGACTAGATAGTCCAGATAATGGATTCTCAGGTGGAGTAAGCGCTACTAAAGTAGATGCTAGATATGCTAGATCAGTACAACGAGTACAGAATGCATACATCGCAGGTATAACTACTCTACTTAATTTATATGCCATTGATAGAGGATTCACTGATTATGTGAATAACTTCTCAGTCAAGATGGTATCACCTAGTACTACTGAGGATGCTGAGCGTGATGAGACACTCAGAACTAAGTTAGACATCACTGATGCAATTATGCAGCTACTTGGTGAGGCATATACAGATGATACTAAGAGAGATGTATTTGAGTATCTGCTTAATCAGTTCATGAATGATCCGGAGCTAGTAGATATTCTCAGAGATGCACCTGAAGATGAAGTAGGTCAAGAAGAGTTCAATGATGCAGGTGACTTCGGATCTACTCCTATTAGTGGAAGTCCATCACATGATATTGATATAGATGTAACTGCTCCCTCTGGCGAGACTACTAGTCCTATTGAGTCATCCAGTGATGAGAATGAACTGACCAGTACTCCTCCAGGATCAGTTACTGCTAGTGATGAAGAATTTGGTGATTACTCAGGTGAGGTAGAATAATGGATAGGCTAACATGTTATAAGAAATTATTTGAGATAAGAGATACTCATCATGCAGATGTATCATCTTATCTAACTAAGCTGGCTTCATCATCTACTATAGATTCATCTATTCTAGAGTTCATTAGCTCTTATGAATCAGCTTCTACTAGTCTTAATGAGACAGTAGTGAATGATATTTATGACAGACGTCATAAGAATCCTTTATATAAATCATTAGTGAATGAATCTGCATCTGATGTTGATAAAGCTATTGCATTATCATCGTACATCACTCGAGTACTTATAGCTAGTAAATCACTAGATGACGCATCTAGGCATAAGCTGCTCAGCGAGATGCAAATTCATTCAGTATCATCTGCATTGTCTAAGTACTCTATGGATGATACTAATGCAATGTTATCTACATTTGATACATTGCGATCTATGATAAAGTCAATAACCAATAAAGATAATGGAAAGGAAGTGAGGTGAGATCAATGGCTAGTGTTCTTACTGAGAGATTCAATGTAGGTACAATGACTTACATAGCTGAATCTAAAGAAAGTGCATCTCCCTTCTTGGCATACTTCGAAGGTCCTGCAGCTGACTATAAACATCCTACTCGTAATAGTAGAATGTATCCATTAGAGCTATGGACTCGAGTAATTGAGTCTGAAGACTTCAAAGAAGCTATGTCAACTAGAACATGCCTAGGAGAGTTGAATCATCCATTTGATGACTCTCGACTAGATATTGATCTTCGTGAAGTAGCAATAGTGCTACTCAGTCTTGACATCCATGAGGATGGTATTGTATGGGCTAAATTTGGTATCCTTGATACACCTAATGGACGACTACTCAAGACATTGCTAGACTCAGGATGTCAGATAGGTGTATCATCTAGAGGATCTGGAGATATCTGTGAAGATCCTGAAGATGGACCTATGGTAGAAGCAGATACATATTACTTCGTATGCTTCGATGCAGTAGTTACTCCTGCAGTAGTTGCTGCTAGACCTAGTATGCATGAGTCGTATGATCCTACTGCTACTGAGCATACTACACTGACTGAGACTCTTAATACTCAGATCAGTAATGCTAAATCAACTAGTGAGCTGAGTACTATTCAGTCCATAGTTGAGTCACTTAATTTACCAGAGATGGATGCAATAAAAGCATCTATTGATATAAAGTCATCTGAGCTTCAGAATGGAGACAATATCTCATCTGGATTGATGGCTGATCTGGGAGAAAGCCTGAAGGCTAATGAATCTCTGACTACTGAGATCAATGAGCTTAAGAAAGCTAAGTCAGCTGATGATATCAGGATAAAGCGTCTTGAGTCACTCATTGAAAAGTTCAGATCTGGATCCAAAGGTCTTCGAGCTAATCTACTAACTGCTAATTCTCATATTAATGAGATGAGTGAAGCACTAGTGGATGGTGCTGCTCAGTGTGATGATCTAAGTAATCAGCTTAGTGATCTCAATGAGAAGTACAAAGTAGTAGTCACTGATCGTGATAAACTACTAGAGAAAGTAAAACACATGCGTAGCATGAATCTCAATGCATCTGAGATTCAGCGTGATCTTGATGAATGTAGATCTAAGTTAAATGAGTCATACATTCGCATTAGAGATCTAGTTGCTAAGAATGAGTCACTTCATACAAAGAATAAAGAACTCACTGAGAAACTAGATACTAATGCTTCTCAGTACTCTGATGCTAAATCACTGACTGAGTCAATGAGGAATAAGTACTCATCTACAATGAAATCATACATTCGTCTTCAGGCTAGTAAGTCAGGTCTATCTGAGTCACTTATCATTGGTAAGCTACCTAAGAACTACACCTGCTCAGATGTAGATAAGGTAGTAGCTAATCTACTTAACTACAATGATCGAATGGCTAAGATGCCTATTGCTATGAATGAAGGTTTAAATCATGTAGTCTCAATGCATGTAGATACTCCTGCTACAGATGAGGACATGGATACAATGAATGTCCTTACTAATTTTAATAAGAAATGATAGGAGAATCTAATCATGAATGCAATTTCTAAAACTAATTCAGCTCTTATGGAGAAGTGGGGTAAGCGTATAACCATGACTGAGAAAGCCACTGGTAAGGCTCTCTCCATCGATCGTAAGAATGCACTTGCTGCAACTCTTGAGAATACTAAGAACCTCCTCGAGGCTACTCAGGTAACTTCTATTGGTGGTTCTGCTGGATCATATAAGAGATGGGCGTAAATCTCCTGCGCCATAACTAAGTGATTAGTTATGCAAACTCACTTAATTGCTGGGAACTCCCAGGATGATCATTAACTAGTTCTAGGACAATCAGCAGCTATCATCTAGATGCAGGATGGTAGTTCAACGACTATCGAAAGCATAATCACTAATTAATCTGAGATATGACAGTGATGATAAGCTAGTAGAGTAGAGCCAAGTGGTAGGTACATGAGTGAGATTAGCTTATGGTAAATCCTTTAAATCGAAATGGTGAGGTTCTCATTGGTGAAGAGTCAATGAGAATGTGATATAGTCTCATCTATACAGTAATGTATAGAGAATGTATGGATACGATACATTCGTAAGATAAATGTGGATATCGTTAATGCAATGGTACCTAACACCATTATGTACGATCTAGTTTCAGTGCAGCCCATCAATGAGGTGGCATAATAGAGTGATCTATTATGATAAACTTCGTGAACTCAGGGAACCTCCATGTAAAGTTACGCAGTACATGGACAATCCTGATCCTCTAGTGCCCTGAGTAGTACTAGAGGAGCAACGACTATCGAAAGGATAACTAGTGAGAAATACACTAGTGAATAACTGAGTAGAGTAGAGCCAAGTGGTAGGTACATGAGCGATAATAACTCATGATAAATCCTTTAAATCGAAGTGCGAAGCATCTGATGTATAGTAACAGTACTTCAGATGATGATATAGTCTCAACTACATAGTAATATGTAGAGAATACGTGGATACGATGTATTTGTAAGGTAATTGGTCTGCTCGCGTAGGTATGGTAAATTATATTAAGTATAACTATGGATCCAACAAGGGTCAGGTTAAAGCAGGTGACACCTTCATGACGTCCATCTATGGTGGTCAGTCTGATGAGAACTACACTGCAGAACTTGTTGATGGTGAAGTTCTTGCACTTGGTGCAACTGATACGACTGTATCTCTTGCATGGATTCCTGTAGCTCCTGGATCTGTCAACATCACTGAAGGCACTAATGTCTACACTGATGATGGTAATGGCAACCTCAAGAAGGGCGGCACTGATGCTGGTTCTATTGACTATGCAACTGGCGCACTTACCTTCACTGCTGCTCCTGGTGCAGGTACATGGACTGCTACATACACTTATAACAATAAGTATGCTCCTGCTGCAGTTCCTGAGGTTCAGCTCTCTATTGAATCTCTTCCGATCGTAGCTAAGGATCGTACCATTAAATCTCTTTATTCCCTCAGTGCTGCGCTTCAGTTCGAGAAGGAGTTAGCGATCATCTGAAAGCCAAGCTCCGGTACTCAGTGATGAGTACAATAATAAATCATTCTAATTGCTGGAAACTCCCAAAGATACTCATGCTACAACATAGTGATGAAATAAGCACAAGTGTGAATGCTACGAAAGTAAAAAGAAATGAGTATATGATGCATGGTTAAATCCTAAACATCTCCATAATGGACAATCAGCAGCTAAAATCCGAATAGGATAAAGTTCAACGACTATCCCAATTATAAGGAATAGACTGACATAAACTATTCTATAGGAGTAGGGCTCATCACAATACATGATGAGTGGGTGAGATCCCCTTAAATCGAAATGAATGACATCTCACTGACAATGAGATGAAGATATAGTCTGATCTAGTCAGAAATGACTAGCTAACATAAATGATGGAAATCAGATCGATGCTCTAATGGCAGCTGAGGTTGCTGGTGAGCTAGCACATGAAGTGGATATGGAGGTATGCGGAGACCTTCTTGCTCAGGCAGGCGCTACTAACACTGCATGGTCTAAGGCTCAGCCCACTGCCATTTCACTCCTTGACCACTATGACTCCTTCTATGCTAGACTTCTTGAAGGTAGCAACATCATCTATCAGAATACTCGCAAGGTACAGGCTGCGTAACATCGGTCTGTCTAAACTCATCTAATTGCTGGAAACTCCTAAAGCTCAATAAGCTACAACATAGTCAGTGATGACAAGTGTGAATGCTTGAGAATTATTGAGATACATGGACAATCAGCAGCTACTACATCATGATTAGTCATGAGTAGAAGTTCAACGACTATCGAAAGCATAACTAGTGAGAAATCCACTAGTGAAGAAGCAAGTAGAGTAGATCTTAAGTAAGATCAAAATGATGAGCATCATGTCATTGGTAATAGATGCCATGATGAAGATATAGTCTATTCTAGTCAGAAATGATTAGCAGTGCATGTATGATACACGAATAAGAAGTAACGATTCTTATTGAATGAATAGAATGTTCTCGTATGTGGACTTGGCGTAGCAGCAGTTATCTCTGCTTCTCGTAACTTTGTTCCTAGCGGTAATGCAGGTGTAGGTCCTTACCTCCTTGGCACTTATGGGCAGTTCACTGTATATGTATCTCCTGACTTCCCTGCTAATGAGTACGTGCTTGGATACAGAGGTACAGGTCTCTTTGATGCAGGATTAACTAGTACTAATAAAGCTGCATAAGCAATTGGTTACTAAACAGTCCCATGGCCAGGTGACTGGTCATTGAAAATCTCATGAATTGCTGGAAACTCCTAAAGGCTGAAGAGCTACAACATAGCCAGTGATGGCAAGTGCGAATGCAGCGAAAGCAGAAAGAATCTTCAGTATAAGAGTATGAGTAATCTAACCTCTTGCAACAATGGATAATCAGCAGCTAAGCTATCTTATACATTATGTATAAGTAGAAAGTTCAACGACTAAGAGTGGCAACTCTGTAGGACTCAAGTGAGTTCAAAGTGTGAGATACCTCATCATAATACATGAGGTAATGATATAGTCTGGTCACTAAGGAAACTTAGTGATGCTACTTGGAAACGAAGTAGCAGTAACACAAACGATGTATATTGTCCTTTCCTTCCCATTACTCCTTCTGATCTCCTTCGCACTGATGACCTTGTAGGACGTCGTGCATGGATGATGAGCTATGGTAAGCGCATGATCAATAGCAATATGTATTGCAGAGGCGCGATACTGGCATAATTATCTAGCATTTTAGCAAATTAACCTTCTCTTGAGCACACACTTAGTGCTCTAGCACGTTTATAGACCCTCTAGACCTCGTTAGTGCATGTAGGGGCACACTTGCCCGCTTCGCACTAACGAGGCTCCTAGAGCTCTATAGACCCCTTGTAGACGTTACTGAATTTCATATATGAAAGGATATAAATAACAATGGCTACTATTGATTATTCTGCAGTACCTGCAGTAGTTACTATTACTGCCACCGCTGATGTAAAGGTACCTTTCAGTGTACCTAATTTCTCTATTGATCTTGCTAAGGATGATGTCCTCAAGGTCGTAGCAAACTCTTCTGCAGAGCTTGCATATTATAAAGAACTCGCTAATGCGATTGATGTCACTGTCACTAATGCAGCTAAGTCATAAGTGTAGGAGGTAATCCTACATGGCTACATTTGATTATTCGATAGCACCAGCAATAGTGACCATCACTGCTACTGATGCTACTAAGCTATCTATCATCACTAAGCACCTGAATGAGAATCATCTCGTTACTCTTGCTACCGGTGATGAGCTCATGGTCAAGACTGATAACAGTTATCAGCTTGCACTCACTGATAAGTTATGTAAGCTCCTAGGTGCTACTTATGAAGTAACAGATCCATCAGCTAAGAAGCCTGATCCAAATCCTGACACTAATGCAAGTCAGCAGAATGCATCTGCTAAGTCTGCTCTAGTATTAGACGAATCAGAGGATACTGAGATTGAATCTGATGCAATAGAAGATACTACTGATGAATCAGAGGATAAGTAATAACTTATCAACCTTAACTATCTATTCATTTAGATAGTAGCTACTGACATACGTATGGATGACTGAGTGATACCTCCTAGCTCAGTCATCCTTGTCAGTACTAATCTATATGATTATAATTATGAATGAAAGGAGATGATTGGGATATATGAAACTTGATGAATATGTCGATACGATCATGACTAGTCTAGGTGCACCAATCATTGATATAGAGATTGAGCATCAGATACCTAAGATAATTCAGATGGCATTTAGAGAGTTGAAGAATTACATAACTGACTCAACTACAATGACAATACCTTATGCAGAACATATGAATCTCAGTGATAAGAATATCTCTACAGTCCTCTATGTCATGAGATCCCAGTCTGAGTATCTCCTAGGTGACTATGCTGATACTGCATGGCTACTGGCTAATAGAAACTTCAGTGCAATACCTGCAGATGATTATACTAGAGCTATGCTAGTCAAGCAAGTCAAGAATACATTAGCTACAGATCTTGATTTCAAGTGGGAACCTGAGACTAAAGATCTTTATGTATATTGCAATTATCCTAAGCCTGCATCTATCACTCTGCAGTACATTCCTGATTATCAGTCAGTGGAAGATCTGACTGAGCCTTACTGGCAGACTCAGCTTATTAAACTAGCATTAGCTATGTGTAAGATAACTCTAGGGAGGGTTAGAGGTAAATACACATTGAATAGTGCTACATATGGTCTCGATGGAGATGCGCTACTTGCAGAAGGTACTGCTGAGTTGAATGACATGAGGAATTACCTGAGTGATAATTCAGACATGGTAATGCCAATTGACTAAGAAAGGAGGATTCTAGTATGAGTAACATATTCGAATCCGTAATTCACAATCTAGTAGAGTCTGATCTCAGCTATGATCTATCTGAGTATCAGAAATGGGTAGATTATGACATGAAGAGATACCATAGAATCTCTAAGATCACTCAGGATAAGCTTGATAAAGCTGGACTTGAAGTAGTCAAAGATGAATATGGTGACTATGAAGTCATAGCTAAGTATGATGAATCATTGAAAGAATCAGTCAATAGTGATGCAGTTTCAATGATAAAGAAAAAGTTCCCAGGGGCTACAGTAAGAACAATAGTACGTAAATATTCTGATATCCGTGGAGTTACTCGTACCCCTAAAAACGACAAGACAAAAATGGTACAAATTAAGATAACTCCAGATGACACATCTTCTATTAATTCGATACTTCAGTATTGTAATCATACTATTAAGAAGGTACTTGATAGGGACACTAACGTTAAGTATTACTATGAGACACCTGCCCGTAGTGATGGCAAAAGTGTTATTCTTGAGTATGGATATGGTGACTATTCAGATTTATCTGATGAATTAGTTGATACTCTGAAGCCTATGGAAGAAAAGGCAGATTACCTTTATCAGGCGAGATTGTTATTTGGGTACGACGAGTTAGAGGATTACCTTGGTACTCATGGGTCAAGATTTTCTTGTACAATAAACACTTCTTACACTGGATGGCCTATTGTTAGAGGTCAGGGTGAATATAGTCTCTCTGAAGTAATGTCCAACCTTAGGGCTAAATATCCTCGTGTTAAGGAATTTAAAGTAGACCGTGAGGATCCAAATATAATTACGGCTAAGACTTCGGCTAAGAGTAGATTTAATCCAGATGTAAGAGAACGTCTATCTATCTTTATTAATATACTTGATTACGAATGACTATAATAAAGTAGTATGAATACCATAAGAAGGGTAGGTACAATAATGAACATATTTGAATCTATTATCACTAGTGGTCAGAATCTTGATAAGAAGGCTACTAGAAAGTGCAAATGTAACAAGTCACTCCATGAAGACAAAGACGATGATAATACAGAAGTCATTGATGCAAGAGATGATGTAGTAGTTGTCGAACCTGAAGAAGAGGAAGAGATCGATGATGCAGTTGTAGTAGTCGATCCTGATATCTCTATGGATGATCTTGTTGATAATCTCGAGAATCTTCAGGATATTCTTGATGCTACTGTAGATAATGAAGTTGCTACCTCTGATGAGTATGTAGATGATCACATCTATGCATGCCCTGTATGTGGTAATAACTTCTTCTCTGAGGAACCTATGGAAGATGGAGAAGCATGCCCTGTATGTGGCGATACTCCTGATGGATATGTACTAGTGGGTACCGTAGAGGATCCTAAGGAAGCAGCTGAAGAGATTGAAGCTCAGACTGATGCAGAGGAAGCTGGGGATGCTATTGATGATGTAGCTGCTGCAGTTGATGCTGCTAGAGATGAGATCGATGATCTTCAGGATGATGAAGAGGATAAGATTGAGGATCTTGAGGTTGAAGAGAGTAAGAAGATAAAGTCCATCAAGGGACGTCTGAAGTCTAAAAGAGAATTCACTGAGACTATGAAACGTCTAAGCGCTAAGAGATCTGCTACTAGAGCTGCATCTACAAAGTCTAAGGATCTTACTCTTGATGAGTCTAAGCTCAATGCTCTTATGACTGATTATGCATCTAAGACATATAAAGGTGTCAAGTGCATGGAGGTTAAAAAGGTCACTCTTGTAGGATCTAATCTAGTATGCGAGTGCGTTATTACCACTGCATCAGGTAAGAAGCATAGAGCTGCTATTAAGTTCGAAGGATTCACTACTAGTAAGTCCATTAATAAGACTAAAGGTAAGCTTGAGTGCAAAGCTATTGCTACTACATCTAAGTATCCTTTTCTTCTTGAGTCCAAGATAGTCAAAGGTCAGATCATTCCAGTAGCTTTCAGATATAACTATGTAGTGTCTGAAGGTAAGAGAATTCATGGTAAATCAGTAATTGAGAAGAAGATGACTGATTCTTCTAAAGCACGCTTTGTAGGTGAGGCAATTGAAGACTATTATGTAGATCAGTATAGGGGCACTATAGATGATGAAGAAGATGTAGTGTATAATGCCAGGTTCTACTCAGATGGCATAGATATTGAAGATGAAGTCAGATATGACTTCATACATCATAAAGGTCATTTGTATGCTTATGATAATGATCATGATCTATTCTTTGAAGTTGTTAGATATCCTGATGAGCTTGATGCGTGGGGAGATGAAGCTCCTCTGCATGCTGTCAATGTAGTAGAAGCTGACTATATAGACTGGGGTGACCCTGAAGAACAAGAAGAGTTCATTCAGAGATATCATAGAAATCGATATTATGAATCAAGGAGAAAAACTATGGCAGAAAAGAAATTTGAATCAATTATTCTAGGAAGTCAGAAGAAATCACTTAAAGAGTCACGTAATCCTAGAGTTAAGAAGCTTCGTGAAGGAGCAAAAGAGACATCTGATCAGCTTGTATATGCATTCTACAAAGGATCACGTACTGCTGCTGATGAACTAGCTAATCCTGAAGATGCCTACCCTGATGAGGTCAGAGAGGCTATTAGGGCTGGTGTTGATGCTCTTAATGCTACTCCTGATGAAGTTGTGTTCCGTACAACTGATCAGCTTTGGTTCCATCAAGACTTTAAGCTCGAAGATGTAGTCAGAAGTATTGTAGCGAATGGTACTCCAATATTTGCAAATGATATTTATGCAGTCTATAAGGGTAAGTTTAGAGATCTTCCGATTATTGTTATTCATTATCTCCCTGATGATGAACCTTATATGCCTGAACTCGTCATGTTTGTGGGTGATAATGAATATGCAGAGAAAGAAACGGCTAGACAAAGAGCTGCTAAGGAAGCAGAAGCTGAAGTTGATGAAGATATCAAGTTCGAGAAGAGAAGATCTCAGAGATAAGAACTATGGCAGAGAAGATATTTGAATCAATTATTCTAAGTAGGTCACTTAGGGAATCATGTAATCCTATGCATCAGTCTCTTAGAGAAGGTACTGGTGAAGAAACTCTTGTCACATGGATGCCTGAATGGCAAGCAGGAGAATCACTCTATCCTGATAAGAGTAATGCAGATAGAGTGAAAGCACTCGATGCAGATATGGGCGGAGTAATTAGCGCAGGACTAGAAGCCCTAGGCATTGCTCCAGCAGATGCAGCTATTCGTGATCATGATACTGCATGGGAATTCAGTGATGTTGATCAGGAATATCTTAGTACTGCAAACAGAGCCATTAAAAGTGCTTGGAAGAGAGGCTCAGCTATTGGAGAACCAAATGAATATGCTGATGCTAGACTTAGTACTATTAAAGGTGCTAAGGTAGTAATTGTATACAACTCATATGATGATATGTATACAGTTATCTTCAAAGATCCTGGTCTTGTGCAGACGAAGAAACAGTCATCAAAGCCTGGAAAATATGCAAGGGACTATTATGAAGCAGATCATGATCTTGATGGAGAACGTCGATGGACTGAACCAGGAGATACAGACCCTAAGGCAGCTCTTGAAAAGTACTATCCTAATGGTCTTTCAATATATGATATATATCGTGACAACAGACATAGATTCCAGCGAGGTACACGTAAGTTTTATGGTCCTGCATTATGGGACAGAGAGTATGTTGGCGCTTTTCGTGATCATGAGCTAGGAATAGATTTCATTCCAGACATAGATGATCATGGTGGAGAGATTAATGGACTACTAGATTTATTCCACTTCGCAGAGAAATGATTGATACCATACCAGGATAAGCTATGTATGAAAGGAGTGACCAGAATAAATGAATAATCACTCCTTAGTGGAGATAACTCGTAAGAACATTTTAGGTAAAACAAAATCTCAGACTCCACTTAGATATGCTAAGCGACTTAGTTATAGATCTAAAGGTTATAAACTTGATACATCTAACCTGCTCAGTGATGACCGATTAGTAGCACAAGTAGCAGTAGGTGATTATGTTTGCACAATAGAATACACTGGAGTACTAGCTACTCTGCAGCAGATACTTAAGTCATCACCTGTTATTAATCTACAATCAGTCATCCGAGCAGTAACTAAGTCATTTGACAATCCAGATGTAAGAGTCATGTGTTCATGCCCTGACTTCAAGTACAGATATGCATATGTCAGTTCTAAATTTGGATACAAGTATGGAGACCTTGAGAATCGTCCAGCTAAGATAACTAATCCATACAATAGAGGTGGAGTCTGTAAGCATCTTGCAGCTCTATTAGCTAATAGGACATGGATGATCAAGATCTCATCAGAGATAAATAGATTCATCAGATCTAACTATGATGAGATACTTGATAAGCTAGGTTATACTCATGATGAAGTCACCATGAGATCTGCAGGTAGACCTAGATTACCTAATGATCAATTGAAACATCCTAGAAGACCTAAGAAAGTTACTACTGGACTACTTAATAATGAAACTGATACTAATGGAGGCGGTACTGATGGGAAATTTGACCAGACCTGATGCTACTTTATTCCGAAACTGGTTTAAAGAGATGGCGTTCCTCAGAGGCATCACTGTCCAGTACCAGTACTTACGAGATTATAATGCATCTATTCATGGAGAGATAGAACCTACTGACTTATCTGATCCAGTAGAGATGCATGTGATATTTGATACTAATCCTAAGATCTCTACATTGCATCATCTAGGATGGTCATCAGAATCCAGTACAGATAAGCCATATGTCATGCAGGTGCCATGGGATACTCCTCATTTGACTACTCATTGCCGAGTATCAATGAATCCAGATATGTCAATTCCAGATGCAGAACCTAGAATGTTTGAGATCACTAGAATTGAATCATTAATGGAATTCCCTGACTGCTTCACCTGCCTAGTAGTACCAGTGTACAAGACATCACCTATTCGTAATGACTATTCTACTGGTAACTATAATTACCTTGATACTGAGTATGGAGATGTTCCAGATGCTGATCGTTGATTTCAATAAGATGTCTAGTGAGCATAAGGAATATGTGCCTCAGTTCTTAGATATGTTAATTAGTACTATTCATGATGAAGTCATGGATCATCTGAATGTAACTTATCTAGAATCTAAGTCATCTCATCTCATTAATGCTGATTGGGTAAGATGGTACCGTAAGCCTAGAAAGCTCAAGATGCTACGATTAGCTAATCTTATTCTGAGTGAGATGCAATGGTATCAGGTGGACAAATCCATTTATAAGATTCAGATTAATCCTAGATCTCGAATGCCTGGATCGTCTAATCTACTAGAACAAGTAGCTAGATGGATTGAATTTGGAGATCAAGATGCATCAAGACCTATCTTATTTATCTCTCATGCAGAAGCAGTAGTGAGACCTAAGATAAATAAGTACTGGGATGCATTCATACAAGCTAAGGAAGGAGTAGTGAAGATACATGAGTGTATACATGTACGATGATGCAATTATACAAGAGCTACGTGGACTAGTTCATAATGATTCAGTATACATTGTACCATTTGAAGAGAGTTTCAATCTCATGTCTCGAGTAAAAGATGATTCAGTCAGATTGCCACTAATACATCTAACTCGAGTAGGATGGTCCATCATAACTGATCGAGAATCTCATCCTCAGATCTTCACTGGTGCAGTTACTTCATTTGATCAAGAAACATTGAAGATGCTTAGACATCAGACTATTCCAATCAGAATTGATTATCAGTTAGATGTTATAACTCGTAATCGACTTGATAATGATCTACTGATGCGTGAGCTCATCTTCTATTTCAAAACTCATTCATCTCTTGAAGTACTAGTGCCTTATGGGCTTAACTTCCATCATAAATTCAATGTATTCCTTTCACCAGATGTAGATGATAACTCAGACATCACTCAATTTAGTCAACAAGGACAATACTTCAGACAAACCATGGGTATGTACACTGATGATGCATATCTTTGGAAGTCAAGTAATGAACCTGTTAATATTGTTGATCCTGATGATGTATCACTTCATGTAGTGAAAGGTGATATAAATAATCCCATAACAAGTGAGGTGACTAGATGAAACTCACTATAACTAATCGTATGACCTTCTCAGTGCCAGTAGCTGATACTGTTGTACATGCAGGTTGTACAATCGATCTCTCAGTAGATACTATTCCTGATAACATTCTATCAGCATCTAAGATAGGATACATCTACTATACTGCTCATAATGAATCATCTAAGCATAAGGTAGATAAGGATGCTACTAAGATCAATAACTCTAATAAAGGAGATAACATAAATGCCTAGTATTACAATTAATACTTATGATGAGTCAGTATTCGCTAGGACTGAAGCTACTAATGGATTCACTGTGTATGTACCACTAGTAGTAAAGCAGATACCTGAAGGTGAGTCAGATGTGTACAAGAGAGTAACTACTCTCAATCAGCTAGAGACATCTTACTACACTGCTAACACTGCTCCTACTGATACTGTTCAGCTCATAAGCTACAATTATGCTAAGGGTCTACTGGCTAAGGGTTATGCACTACTAGTCAAACCTCTCACTAAGACAGGTGGTACTGCAGTAGCTACTGCTGCAGATGCCATTAGTGCACTTGCTACTGATACCACTCAGATGGCTATCACTGACAAGTTCCTCTATGATGTAGATTTCCTTACTGATGGTGGACTTTGTGCAGGAGTACCTAGTGATACTGCTAGCCTTAGTACCAATTATGTTAAGGTCTATACAAACCTTAATACAGTCGCTACTAGTAGAGCTGACTGCATGGTAGTTGTAGGTCTCTACAATGGATGCTCTCAGGCTGATGCTAACTCAGCTCTAGGTACTACGCTTACATCGGAATTCATGACTGCTCCTTATGGTCCTAGCATTAAGGTACCAATTATGGGAGTAGCAACTAAGATGGATGGTGCATTCGTATTCCTAGTAACTCTCGCTGAGAGCCTTCAGTCCCGTAACATTTGGTATCCTCCAGCAGGTGTATCAAGAATGACTGTTAGAAATGCAAGTGATCCTGATTACGAGATATCAGGTGCTACACTTGATGCATGGCAGAATAATGTACCTAGTGGTAAACACCCTGTCAATCCTATAATGAACATTCGTAACTATGGATATACCATCTTCGGTCAGCGTACCATGAAGTATGGTGATCCTCAGTCATCATTCAGAAATATAAATACTACTCTTGTTACCAATGTCATCAAAAAGGCTATTTTCAATGTAGGTATTGGACTCATGTTTGATCAGAATGAGGTCAATACATGGACACTCTTCAAGACTCGACTTGGTAATACTCTTGAGGCTATTCAGGCTGACCGTGGTATAACTGACTACCGTATCATCATGGACGAGACTACTACAACTCCCGATGATCTTGCTGCTAATAGACTCCGTGGTAAGGTATATATCTCAGTAGTCAACATAGTAGAAGATATCGTAGTTGACTTCTACATTGAGCCTCAGGCAGTTACGTTTGAGGACTAATGGATGAAAGGAGATAGATAATTATGGCTAACGATATCAAAACTTTTAATGGGTATCTAGGTACCTATCACATGGTAGGTAAGAATGAATATGAGCCTCAGAGAACTAATAACTACGAGGTTTATGTTGACCTAGGTGGACCTAACAACACTCCTCTTCAGACAGCATGGAATGGTACTGCACTTGATGCAGCTGCTTCATCTGGATACATCACTCTTGCAGCATCTAGCTTCACTCCTCCGAGTGTGAACATCTCTAACATTCAGATTCGTAGAGGTAACAATGCAGTGAAGTACGCTGGAGTACCAGAATTCAGTGATTGCTCCATTACTCTCAATGACTACATTGGTATCGATACAGAAAAGATACTTATGGCATGGCAGAAGCAGTCTTATGACATTCGCACTCAGGCAGTAGGACTAGCTAGTAGATACAAGAAGAATGCATGGGTAAACCAGTACTCACCTGATGGTACAGTTGCTCGTCAGTGGGTAATCAAAGGTGCATGGCTCTCTAATCTTAGTATGGGTGACTACAGCTCTGATGATAATAGTGTGCGTCGCATCACTGGCACTATAATCTATGACTACTGCTATCCTGCTGATGGAGAAGAGCTACCATTTAGCTCACTCTGATTTATTCACAATTAGTAAGAGTTAGCTTCGTATGAACGTTCACTTAGCGCTCTAGCACGTCTAGGAGCTCTCTAGACCTCGTTAGTGCATATAGGGGTACGGTTGTCCCCTTGACACTAACGAGGCTCCTAGGACGTTCTAGAGGCTCTAGAGGCATTATGTATAAATGACTAATAATTTATTAATGGAGGTTATAAATTATGTCAGATAAGAAAGTAAGTATTCACGAGTCCTATACACTGCCTAGTTCAGGTGGTAGTAACATTTATGATTTCAAAGTACCAGAGGTAGTAACACTTCGTGCTATGTCTACTCTTGATGAGAAGCTACGACTGTCATCATCCAATGGTATTCTTATTATTCCTCAGCTTATTAAGCAGTGCATGATAGAACCTAAAGATCTAGACGTAGCAGAACTTAAGATGTTTGATATTCAGTATCTTATGTATATGCTACGTATTGCTACTTATGGACCTGAATACAAAGTAGAACTCAGATGCCCAGAATGTGGCCATGTCTTCACTGCAGAAATGCTGCTTAGCGATATACCTGTTAATCCAGTACCTGATGACATACATGAGCAGCTCACCATTACATTGCCTGTAAGTGGAGATGTAGTAGAATGTGCACTGCAGAGTGCATCAGATATCACTGCCATTCAGAATGAGTCTAAACGTATTCTCAGTAAATTCCCTGAGTACGTAGGTGATCCTGAATTCATTATCAGATGGAAATATATCATTAAGACAGTTAATGGAGCTGAAGTACTTAAGAAAGATATCCAGAGTTATATCGAATCCATGCATGCTAAAGATGGTGCATACCTGCGTAGTAAGTATGAGAAAGTAGTCAATAGCATTGGTATGGATCTGTCTAGGATAGACATCTGTCCTGAGTGCGGAGGGGAGGTTCAGTATTCACTACCTGTGACTACTGAGTTCTTTCGACCCAGTTTCGACTGATGACTCTGGTACTCCATATAAAGTATTAATCTATGAAGATATCATAGAAGAACAAGTGATGATTAGTTATCTGTCTCAAGGTGGTATTTCAATGGACTACACCGATGATGTATCACCTCATGAACGTAAATTGATTCTTAAGAATCTAATGAAGATCAAAGAGATAGAAAGAGAATCTACTTCATCACCACAATAAGATATTTATAATGAGAGGAGGCATATATGACTAATGGCAACCAATGATGAGAATCGGTCTCGAGTTGATCGTAATAGATCAAGAGATAAGAATAGAAGTCCTATTCAGTCAGAGATCGATACTACTCTAAATACCTTCTCATTTAATGTAACTCAAGCTAGAGATGATGCTAAGAAGATCTATCAGAATCTGAGTAATCAGCATAAGACTTATCTAGGTGCAGTTGAGAAATCTGCTAAAGCTACATACACTCGTATGTATAAAGATCTGTCTCATCAGCATTCTCAATATCTGACTAATCTAGTTAATCGTGAGAAAGCTGCTCATGATAAGATTGCTCAGATATGGGGTGGAGCTGCTAACATACCTCATAATGGTAATGGCGGCACTACTCCTTCTTCTTCGCCTCCTAGTGACAAAGATAAGGATAAGAAAGACAAGAATGATGAAAAAGTAGTTGAGAGACTAGATATCATAACTACTGTAGTAAAAGAATTCTTCAAGACATTCTTAGATGGTGCTGATCAGTTTGTCAAGACTTATACTCAGAATTATAATAAGTACACTACTGCATTCAATACTAATTATAAAGGTCTTACTACCATCATCTCATCATCAATTGACCAGTTAGATAGCTCTATTGGATCTAGGGCTTATAACATTACTAGGGATCTATTACCTGCATTAGAAAAAGTCGCTAGTACTGGTCTTCAGGGTAGTAAAGCCATTACTAAGGCTACTGATGATGTAATAGCTAGTAAGATAATGCCATATCTAGAAACTCAGTCAGCTGCATGGACTAACTTGTATGCTAATTTGAGTGAATCTAACATACAGACCTTGAAAGGTCAGCAGCTACTGCTCAAGCAAACTGAGGCAGGTAGTCGACTACTGCAGTCAGGCGTCATTAATTCACTTACTGATGAGCTAGAACCATTGCTACGTGATATTGAGTACAATACAAGTGCTAGAGACATGGGCGAATACCAAAGTGTACTAGAAGGCTTAGTAGCAGAGGGAGTATCTGAACGAGAAGCCTATGATATTGTCAAGACTGCTATATCAGCTAGCAAGAATCCATTCGCTGCCCTAACTAGTGGATCACCTACAGCAATCTTAGCAGGAATGGATGTAGCTCGTGGTGGCTCAGGCATAGAAGGACTACAACGTTCTTATGGTCTTGGCACTCGAGCAACTAATAAAATAGACACAGGTGCAATGGCATCTGCAATGGGCTGGTCCTTGTCTGCTACTACTCCTGAGGTCTTAGCTAGTGTACGAGCAGGACTAGAGAAAACTTCTTCTCAAACTGCTAAAGATGCTAAAGCATTCTACAATCAGCAAGTATCACAAATTGAAGATGTAGTTCATAACACTGATAAGCTGAATAACTCAGTAGAGAATCTAGGTGCTAAGATGCTAGGTATGTGGACTAAAGACATAGCTCAGCCTATCACTAATCTGTTATGGATGATCTTTGGTGCAATAGTAAGTGGTCAAGGCATCTCACTACTAGGTAAAGGCATAGGAGCATCTGGCAAAGGTGGCATTCTCACTAAAGCTCTGCAAACTGGAGTAGGTAGTAAGCTGATAGGAGGATCAACTGCAGCTGCAGGAAGTGCTTTGTCATCAGTAGCTGCTGGGGCAGGTGTGCTAGCAGGTGTTTATACTGCTTATGAGGGCATAAAAGATTTTACTGGTTCACAATCAGGCGTAGCAGGTGAAGGCGAGAAAACTCGTGGTGTTCTCAAGGCAGGAGGAGCTCTAGGTGGTGCAGCTATTGGTGCAGCTATTGGAGCAGTAGGTGGTCCCATTGGCGTAGGCGTAGGCGCATTAGCAGGCGCAGTAATAGGACAAGTAGCTTCTGCATTCTATGACTCTCCTTATGAGAAAACCATAGAGAGAGTGAATAAGCTATCTCAGAGCATTAGTGACCTAAATAAGGCAGCTGATACTCAAAGTACGATTAAGTCACTCACTGATAGTTATGAATCACTGACTACTGAGCAGAAGGTACAATTGCAAGTACTGAAAGAGACGTATGCAGTACAGCAGCAAGTAGCTGAGTCACAGGTACGTGAATTTGCTGGCTCAGAGACACTTGGAGAAGACTGGGGTCTTGCTAAATCTGCATACTATTCTGCTAAAGAAGCATATACTAAAGCATATGAATCAGGAGATTCTACTAAGATATCTAAAGCAGAGTCACAACTATCAGATGCTATATCAGCATTGCAAGCCTTTGGTGATATTTATGAGAATGCTCAATATCTAACTGCTAATCAAGTAGAGAATGTTTATAGACAACTCGGTAATATCTTGAATAATCCAGAATATTATGAGCTCCTTGGAATCTCTTCATCTAATTTATCTGCATGGTCTGACTGGATGAGTAGTAGGGCAGAAGGATATAAAGGCAGACATGGTGGGAAGGGTGCTAGCTACGCAATAGGTTCTGACTACATTACTCATGACCAGATAGCTACCATTCATGAAGGTGAAATGGTACTTACTAAAGCTGACTCAGCTCTACTTCGTACCATCGGTCAGAATGCATCGTCTACTATGTCCACTTATTATTCCAATCAGAATAAGTCATCCACTGAAATCATAGACGCCATTAAGTGGGCAGTAGGACAGCTATTACCTGCTATTTCTTCATCAGTCTCTGCTACATCGAATGGTAATGGTAGTCTTGATGTAAAGTTACCTGGATCCATAGGTTATAATGATAATATGATCTCCATGGTCAGATGGGCTATGGCATAAGGAGGTAGATGTATAATGAATATTGGTGATAAAGGTTATGTAGTTCAATACATCTACTCCTTATTGCAGGATAAGTCAGAACTATTCAGACAGACTTATCATCTAGATAATGAATATACCTCTGAGTGCCATCAGCTTCTACTAAACTACTATCAGGAGCTACTGTATAATGCAGGTGATGCATCTGCAAGTGTCTATTCTTCGCTTCTCACAATGTTTAATAGATGTCCTACTGAGTACTATGATGAGCAAGATGATTTCAGAGTCTTCTCATCTAAAACTGATTCTACTAAGTACAGATGCTTTATTATTCCAGTCTCTTACTTAGATGTACAAGACTCACCTCTTGTTGCTAATTTTCCTCCTATGAATGTGAAGTATCGATTCACATCCAGATCATCTATCTATAAGATACTTGTTGATAGCACTGATAAAACTCCGGGTACTGGCGTATGGTCATCTATTATGAATGCATCTTCTACTACTTATGCATCATTTGATCTATCCACTATTCTAAGAGATCCTGATTCTACTAAAGATGCTGATACCTATGGTGTATGGAAATACATGATCATAGGTATTCCACTACCTACTGATCTGACTGCATTCTTATTGTCGTCCACTAGTACTAGTGAGATGGACTACTTGAGGACAGTGTATAACAAAAATCCATGGATCTTACATGATGAATTTATTCCATATCTACTGGATCACTGCATAACTCCTATAAGTACTCCAGATGACATTTGGTATGTACAGAAAGCTATGGCAGATCAGGCAGGATACTTGAGTACTCAAGTAGGTGTATGGGATAGTCAACTCACCTCACTTATTGATAATATAGAAGATAATTTAGGTGATAATGCTGATGTATTCAATTTTGGATTCTTCACTCCTAAGGTAGAGAATTATATGGAGATGAATGCACTAAATCTAGGAGAGGAGATGGATTACTATGAGTTCTTCTGAGACTCTCAGTAACTATGATGCAGGTCATCTAATTGTTGGATGGTATAAGCAAGAGACATGGGCTAGTAGCTTACCAGGTAGTAGCTTTGCATCACTAGGTAAAAGTGGCATCTTGCTAGACTACCTTAATAATGGCACTAATGGTGATCTAATGCCTCCATCAGTTCTAGCATCAGTAGATCTATGGACTAAACCATTACCAAGTGATTCTGATGAAGTGGTAGCCACTAAAGCTGCTAATAAAGCTCTTATCATTGAGTTAGCTACTGAGAATAGAGAATGGCAGAATACAGGTGGCATCATAGGTAGGATACCTGAATCAGCGAACCCGTTTCGTGAGAAAGCTACTCTCACCAGTAGTGATCAGTGGCAAGCATATCTTGAGAGAGCTGCAATGACCACTGAGACAGTAGAAATGGAGAAGAATCCATGCTACTTCTTCAGCTCAGTGCTACCAGATAATAAATACATAGTGCTACCAGTAGTACCTGACTCAATAAGTGATGCTACATCTGCTAATTGGAGTAGCCAGTCTATTCCAGGTAGAGGCGCACCAATAGCAGCTTACGGAGATACAGGTGCACGTAGTGTATCATTCTCATTCGATCTATCCAGAGATCCAGATGAGAATGCGTATTCAGGTGGATTCAAAGAAGATAATACATTGTACGATGATAATACTCCACGTATTGACTCAGTCATAAATGCACTGAGAGCTACTGTGTATCCATTGTACGATAATCAAGCTGGACTAGTACCACCTATTACTACATTCTGCTTCTATGACTTCAGAACTACTGGGTATGTAAATAGTGTCAATTTTGATTGGAAGAGACCTATACTAAGACATGTAGCTTACAATCGCCCTACGGCATTCGGAGTAGTATCAGTTTCAGTATCAATGACTGAAGTTGTTGCAGGAGTTCCATCTGCTCAGTTCAGTGGCACTCCTAGCAGACCATTCATTACATCTATGAAGTCATTATTTGGAGGTAGATAATCATGATCGTTTATTATGATAGTAAATTAGCTGCTACCTCTCCTGCATACCTAGCTCATCTAAGAATTATTTATGATCAGCTTAAGTACGATGAGCCAATTCGTAGACCTTATACTAGTAGATACACTGCTACTAGAGTCATTGAGAATGGTAGTAAATCTTATTATGAATCACCTAATAAGACTGATATACCTGAGAGTGAAGCTGATGTGTATGTCACTACTGATAAGACTAATGAGAATCGATTAGATATTATATCCAATAAAGTCTATGGAACTCCACTACAATGGTGGGTCATAGCTCTTGCTAATAACATACATGATCCATTTGAGATACCTCTTGGTACTACACTGAGAATTCCTAACATCTCCTCAATTTTTGGAGTAAAGGGATTAATGAGGAGGTGAGTATATGAGTGATACTCCAGTCAGTGATTTCATATCTACTTTAACTAGTACACTACAATACTCACCATTCTATGCTCCATGGTACAGAATTGTACTAGGAAACTCTAATCGTCCAGATATGGTACTATGCACTGATGATCCTACTAATAACTATGTAGTATCATTTGAAAATAAGAAGAATGGATCAGGACTATGTAACTCATTCACACTAGTCATTGCATGGAGACCTCAGGTTAATGAAGATATAAATAAGATAGATAAGATTCTATCTAAAGTAGGGCTTGAAGCTGATATGACTCAGTTCTCATTGCAGTATGGGTACTCCATGCCCCATACTGCTTTGAGATCCCCTATATACAATGGTCTACTTACTAAATATACTGCAGAGATTCGTGATGGATTCTTAGTATATAGCATGAATGGGTACAGCAGCATTGTGGCACTAAATAACAGGATTATCACCATTCAGCTTGATGAAGAATCAGTGAATCTATCTCCTACACAAGTAGTGCAGAATGTATTTAATAAAGTCATGGATGATACTGAGGATCAATTCAAGTATGAATTCTCTGATCCAGATAATGTAGTAGGCTCTGACCAAGTAGTGGATCTTCAACTACTAGGATTATCCAAGTCACGTACTACTTTAGTAGAATGGATAAATAATGTATTGGCATCTGCAGTGGATAAGACTCAAGATGATACTACTGATGCTCGAGATAAATTCACTTATACATACGAAGTAGATGATACTGAAAAGAAATTCATTATTCGTAAGGTATCTGCATCTGCAGGCAATCCATCTGCAGAATTAGTTCCTACTATTTTTGATTGGATGGATTGCTCACCTCAGTCTAATCATTTTAATCTTATCAGGGACTTCAGACCTGACTTTGATGGATCGGTGCTGATGTCTTATGATGCAGAAAAAGAGTCATCTACACCTACTTATGGTATTAAGTCGGATGGATCAATTACATCTACTCCAGTAGAAAGTAGTAATGACCTGCAAGTAGGCGATCAGCTAGCATCTGATGCTGCATGGAAAGATCAGAAGTGGATGGATCTTATTCGTGAGTATCCATATAAAGCTACATTATCTACAATAGGTATTCCAACTGAGATACCTATACTTACTAAGCTTCAGATAAGGCCACTGATACACAATCAAGAACATCATACAGCAGGTACATATGCAGTGCTATCTTCTTATGATAGACTAGATAGTTCAGGTCTTACTACTAACTTTGAATTATTCAAGTTACAAGAAGAGGTGAGTAAATGATCGATAAGAATACATTCAAAAATCACTTCTCACTAGTAAAAGCCATAGTAGTGTCCAATGAAGATCCTGATAGCCTAGGTCGTATTCAGGTATGGATACCGTCGTATCATCAAGCATTAAGAGAATACAGATCTAAGGGTAATGTGTATGAAGGTCTACCATGGGCTCAGGTATGTGCTCCATTACTAGGTACTGAATCAACTAGCTTCATTAAATCTCTATTAAGTAGTGACTCACCTGTAGCTGCATTACCAGATGTCAATGATGTAGTATGGGTAGGATTTGAAGGTGGAGACATCAGGTACCCAATTTACCTAGGTACACTATGTGCAGGTTCAGATGTGGTATCTAATACATCTGATCCATCCATGCTACGTGGAGGTACTCTTAGCTCCGTAATACTTGATGCATACATAGATAGTGGAATTACAACATTTGGATCTACTGAGGCAAATTCCAATGGATCCTATGATAAATTTGGACTCTTCTTATGGTCAGATACTGATCTCAGTAATATCATAATGGATCTCAATACTGATAATAAGATAGCCACTCAGATGTATCTAGGATCAATGTATAAATGGACTATTAATGAGGCATCTAAAGGATTCACTGATTTTGCAGTGAATAAAATTAATGCATTGAAGATATCTACTTTGTTAGAATCCGATGAAGGTATATCAGCTCAGAAGAAGTATGCTCAAGATCAGCTATCTCAATATCTATCTGATGCAGTGACTGTAGGTATCCAAGGCACTAGTAATAGAGCTTTTTATGCATTACTCAGTACATCGTTCACTAAAGATGAACTATCATCTCTTGATGGACTTCTATCAACTAGCTATTCTATCGATGACATGCATAGAGTGCTACTTACACATAGATGGTCTAGTAAGCAGTATGAGATTATTGAATCTTTGTATCAGACTATAAAGACTTATGAAGAAGATGGTAGATTGATGACAGAGATAGCCACTCCAGGTGCATCTACTATTATTGATCTAGTAGAATCTCCATATGATAAGTCAGCAAGATCAGCTGACTTCACTCTTAACTGGGTAGTGCCTAGTTGCACTAATATTACTCAGAGATTTGGACCTACTAACTATGATCCTAATCATCGAGGTATTGATATATCACAGTGGGATATACATGGTCAGCCAGTAGTAGCTCCATGCAGCGGAGTTGTGTCAGTAGTACAAGGTGTATATGATAGTCCTTATGCATTAGATTGGTCATATGGCAATTGCATAGATCTTAAGCTTACTGATTCAGATGTATTGCCTACTAATCAACTATCAGCTGGAGTTGCATTGAGATATGCCCATCTGTCTAAAATAGATGTAGTAGCTAATCAATCAGTCACCAAGGGTCAGGTACTGGGATACATAGGTAATACAGGTAACTCTTCTGGAGCTCATCTGCACCTTGAACTACTATTAAACTATAATTCTGACAGATGGAATGGCATAGTCAATCCAGTATACTACTTCAGAACAGAGTTTACAGGAGATGTATAAGGAGGTATCTAATGGCATTATCTAATTCAATAAGACATCCTACTTGCTTCAATCCAATCACAGGAAAGACTAATATAGCAGAGGATCAAATGTCCATTCATGAGTCACTTAGACTCCTACTGACTACAGTACCAGGAGAATTACTTGGTGATCCTGGCTATGGCACTGATCTGCTATCATTAATATATGAACCTAATGACCTAGCATTGATTGATGTAGTAAAGACTAATATAGTCACATCAGTTACTGCTTATGAACCTAGAATTACCTTGACTCATAATGACATAACAATAGGTCAGAGACTGAGTCAGCTATACATACAATTATCATATATAGTAAAGAATACTGGCATGAGAGACACATTAGTGCTTCAGCTTGCCATTAGGGAGGGATACTAATGGATACTAATGAATTAAGTAGCCTTCGATACACCTCACGAGAATACTTATCCATCTTTGAAGATTTGTACAAAGCCATACCTACCATGACTGATAAATGGACTAGCAGAGAAGAAACTGATCCAGGTATTGTGTTAGTCAAGCTTATGGCAATGCTAGGTGACATGCTCTCATACACACAGGATAAGCAAGCTCTAGAGGTTTATCCAGCTACAGTTACTCAACGTAAGAATGCTAATCAGATCTTTGGACTACTAGGATACAGATTGCATTGGTATGTATCTGCTACTTGTGAAGGATCATTCCAGAGAACTTCATCTAGTGGCGAAACAATTCCTCCATACTCTGTATTTACTACATCCAATAATATAAAGTATTCTAATCTACAAACTATTACGCTTACAACTACTCCGTCTAATTGGTCATTGATGCAAGGTGCACCAGTGCTACCAGCTACTAATCCTAATCCTACTAGTGATGTATGGTATGATAAGTATCTACCTAACATCATGGCATCAGATATAGTAGATAATAGATATTATTTCGCTAAAGGTACAGCTATTGCAGAAGAATCTATATTTCTCATTGACGATACAGGTATTCAATGGCAGTACCCTGATTATGCAGGTACTAGTAGAATCAGTCTTGATCTTGAATCAGCTGATGGTAGATTCTTTGAGATAAATATAGATGAGTACGATACTCCCTATATTCAGTTCCCACAGAACTGGAATAAAGCAGTAGGTAGCTATGAAGCTCCGGGATCATTCAGACTATTCTACCTACAGTCACTTGGATCTAATGGCTCCATAAATGAAAATACACTATCTGATCCTCAGCGTAGACTAATCAGCAATACAGCTTCTACTACAGGATCTGATCCAGAGACTCCTGAAGAAGCTAGACTTAACATAGATAAGTATCGCAATACACTCAATACACTTATCACTCTTAGAGATTACCAAAATGCAGTGCTAAGACTTGATAACGTAAATAATTGCCTAGCTACTGACATAATGACTGATCCCTATCCTACTCCTAAGCATACTATAAATCTCTATGTCATTCCTAGTGCACAAGTAGATGAAGGATCAGCTGCAGATAAAGAGAATTTCAAATCATCTATATATGCTAGTATCCGTGACTTCACTTGTGTTCCACTTACTACTAATATCTATCTTCATAATGATCCAAATGCAGAAGACGTTATTCAGTACTATGAATGGTCACCTACTGGGGAAGTCTATCTTCATGCACCAGTTAGTGCAGCTGATGGGCAGGAGATTCTTACTAAAATCAATACTAGACTTCAGTATGTTTATAGTACAGCTAATGTTTCATTCAATACTCCAATTAATTATGTGAATCTAGTATCTGAGATAATGGATGCTGATTCTCGCATTAGATATGTCAATCTTGATAATCTAGTTTACAATGGTGGATCAATTACTGCTAAAGATATATCAGGGAAAGCAACAGGGCTATCAGGTACTGTATCTGATGACTCAGTAACCTTCACTAATCTAGGTAGCATAACTCCTGGATCCCTATCTATTACAGTTGTTATAAATGGTATGAAGTATGAGCTACGAGATTATGGATATCCTGATGAGAATGGTATGGGATCTATGGCTACTGTTATGTACCTAAATCGTACTGATCCACTAGTGTCATCGTCAGTGGATTATCGTAATGGTGTAGTAGACCTTGTATTCAGTAATGATGTTACATCAGCTACTGCTAATTATAATAAGAATAAGATAGGCATTTGCCATTATGCAGGTATAGCTTTGTCTCTAGATAATAATGACTTCTACATTGCGCCTGAGAGTCTGAAGATCTGAGGTGATTGAGAATGCTACTTAATACACGATACATGGTTCCTAAGACCTATGCTAATTCTCGTGACTATCAAATCTTACTTAAGCTACTAGAACTAGTAGTCAATGCAGCTAAGACTGATGCAGATCTCTTCCCATCTCTTATTGATCCAGATAAATGTCCAGATAACCTACTACCACTATTAGCTGATTATGTAGGATATGACTATGATGCAGGAGAATCCATAAACTCCAATAGAGCTATCATAAAGTATTATCCATATCTTATTAGAAATAGAGGTAGCTACACTGGATTCAAACTTGCATCTGCTTTAGCATCAAGAGTGGCTGAACAATCCAATTCAGCTATTGATCCATTATCTGGATTCAATGTATTCCAAGATGAAGCTACTGGATACATTTATGTATGTGTTTATGATCCTGCAGCACTACCTAAAATACATGACCTACTTGAAGTAGTAAGACCTGCAGGAGTAGGACTCCAGGTAGTCCTGACTCATCCAGTTAATCAGACTGATAAAGTTGATATATCTGATAAAGTCATTTATAAGAAATACACTCATAAGACAGGATTCATTGGTGATGGTTCATACAGTACTAGTACATCAGGTTATACTAATCAGATACCTTATGACAGTACTTATGATGAGTTCAATGATCCACAAATAGCTAATCGTCAGTATAGTGCTATTATTGGTCTCAGTGAAATAAATGAAGTTGAGTAATTCACTGGTGGTTTACTGGATTTTGCTTCTCCATAACGTTCACTTAGTGCTCTAGCACGTTTAGAGGCTCTTTAGACGTTGTTTAGGTATGTAGGGGCAAAACCCTCCCCTTGGAATGAACGAGGCTTCTAGGACGTTCTAGAGGCTCTAGAGACGTTATGTATAAATGACTAATAATTTATTAATGGAGATGATAGATAGTTATGCTAATAAACAATTCTCAATGTGCTCTCATGGCTAACGTTCAAGTATCTGTAATAGATACTATAACGAATAAGCAGAGATTCTACTACGGTAAGAATCGAGTGACCATGAGCATGCTATATGGCATAGGTGAGTATCTAGTAGGTACTCTACTTAATGATCCTAATCTGTATCTCAAATACATACCAGCATATGTATTATTCGGATCAGGGCAGAATCTACATACTGGGTCTGATGCAGCTCTGACTAGTCTTGATGCACCTTATGATATAAGTAAGAAAGCAGAGATTTCAGTGCCTGCTCATGAAGGCATACGAGGTAATGTAGATAATGATGCTACTCAAGCAGTATTTCATGCATATGTAGGCACTGGTGTCTATGCACCTACTGATTCACTAGGAGAGGTAGGTCTATTCAGCAGCTCAGGTGCACTACTAGCACGCACTGTCCTGAGAGATCCTGATAATCCTAGTACAGTGATAGCGATTACTCAAGGTAATAATGAGATAATTGATGTGCAATGGACAATCACAATAACATCCGTAGCAGAGACTACGAATTAAATAAGTATATGGAGGTATAAGTTATGAATCCAAGTTCTAGTATAGTCACTATGTTTCCTAGTAGTAATGGAGCTGGACTAACTCAGAGCCGCATTAGTACTGAAGGGAATGTCTCCGGGATACTACGTGCCATAGCATCAAAGAATTATGTAGTCAGTGGACTAACTGCATCAGGTTGGACTCCAGGTCTTATGTGGACTACTACAGGTGCTAAGATAAACATTGCAGCAGGTACATGTGTTATCAATGGGTATCAGATAACCACTAATGCAGTTATCACTCTATCTAAATCAAACATTCCTACGATTACTGATTCAGATACTGGTGATACTCTTTATGTAGTAGCATCAATTAGTAGAGTTAATGATCTTCTTAAAGCTAATTCAGATTCAACTGCAGTAGCCTTAGATATTACTCTCACTACTACTAAGCCTACTGATGAAAATTCCCTAGTTATTGCATCTGCACCTTATATTGCCGGATCACTCACTATCGCATCTGATACATGGTCGCAAGATACTACTCGCATCAGTTCCGATTATGTAGATGTGGATGGAGATAACCTTACTAAGAAGATCAGTGACATGGCATCTGCATCAGATCTAAATGCCGAGATTGCAGCACGTATTCAAGCTGATGCAGATATTCGAAATAAGATGCTTACCAAGGATGACGTTAATCAGCAGCTAACTGGATCCATAAGATCTGGATTACTAAATGGCAGCATCTTCACTCCTTATATGTTCTATGAACCTCAAGGCAGAGGATTCTATGGAATAATAGATGTACCTACGTCAACTAAATATCGTACGAATGCTCCAGTTCTTTTAGTACACCCAGTAGCTAGTGGTACTGGCATGACTAGTGATGGATTTGTTACTGAAACTACTGATACTACTTCTGACGAGAGATTCATAGGTGTCAACCTTGATACACTTAGTCAGGGTACTACAGGTCAGATGACTCGAATCTGTACTGAAGGATTTGTTACATATACATATGGACTAGTATCGGAGCCTGTATGGTCAGTGCTTCCATCAGCTACTGGTGGCCAGGTATCTGCAGGTATAAATCCTGCAGTAACTGTTGGATGTCCCGTGTACTGCATTCCTCGTGCTAAGCTACCTGATTCTTCTAAAGTAGTAGGCTCAGTTACTAAGTACAATGGATTCACTATCCTGATTGAGACTGGAGCTAAGTTCAGTCAAACTGCGCTAGATTACTATTCTGAGGAATATCGTGTAGGTACTGTTGTAGAAGTCAATTCATCTACTAGTAAAGTAACGATTTTCTTCAAAGGTAAATAATTTATAAGGAGAGTACAATTATGGATTGGTCAGTAATTAATGAAGCTCTATGGGGACTTGTAGCAGGAGTACTAATAGCACTTATTGTTGCACTAGGTATCATTGCTAAGTCATTCATTTCTTATGCACAGAAGTGGATCCTAGCTAAGATTGATAAGCTCTCAGATGAAACTACCAAAAATGCAGCTCAGTCAGCAGTAGATACTATTGACAAACTAGCGCTATCAGTAGTCACATCTCTTGAGCAGGAGTATGCTAAAGCTATTCGTGATTCACTAGCAGCTAATGATGGTAAGTATACTAGAGAGGATCTGATGGCTCTGCATGATACTGCAGTATCTAAGATTCAAGAGACTCTCAGTGATGAAGCTAAGGATGCTGCATCTACTCTTATCTCTGATCTGAATGGATATATCAATGATAAAGTATCTGAGATTGTATATAAGATCAAAGGACAGAACCTATTATCTGATGGATCTGATAAATAACTAATAAAAGTCCTCACTAATTCATCTGAGCTAGTGAGGACAATTTATACTTATTTGTCTACTTTCTTAGACTTCTGTCTTCTGAACAATGGCATCTCTTCCTCAATCTCAGGTGTATTGATCAGGTAAGATATAGTTGTCTTGGACTTAGGAAAGAGGATTGGAATACACATATCCATAAGATCTTCCTTACTAATCTCTTCGTCAAGAAGGAGATAATCGTCTGTCCCCTTAAGATTATTAGCAGTGTAGTACTTCAATTTCTGAGGATGAAGTACTCCAACTACAACAAGAGACGGCTTATCATTAATACACAACAGAGCTTTATAGAATTTCATTACCTTACCTGCTTTCTTGCTTATTTGACTGTCATTACCTTTAGCTGATTGATTTTGGTCGATACATACTTAGATACATCTTCAGGCACACTAACTACATTATGAGCCTTATCGAGCACTGTGACAGCACCATAAGTGTATCCATTCTTACAAAACTTAAATGCCATGTAATTATGTCTAGATTCTGCATCAATAAACATAGCTGCTATTGTTTCATTAGTAGCAGTAGGTACCTGACCTGCATACACTAGTCTCATATACTCTTCCCTCCAATGTGTTCTGCCTTATCATCCCAGTATTCAGTAGCCCATACCTTACGAGGATTTAATCCTAGAGCTCTTACCTCAGGCACGTTAGCATTCACTGCATCAAATGTAAGACCATATGATTCGCAGAACTTAACTGCATCATCTAGGTACTTACCAGTACGGTTTGTCCATAGCACTATCTTGACTCCGCACTTCTTGAGTGACTTACATTTATTAATAATCTCCATATTCGGTTCTGCATTATCAATGTCAGGGAATCCATTCTTAGTGGTGATTGTACCATCGAAGTCTACTGCCAGAATTGTAGGAATCTTATCATAATCGATATGACCTGCATCACTTGGATGGTAGTCATTGTAATAAGGAATGACAGGAATCTGACTAACTCGATACATAAAGTCATCATACAACTCAGTCAGGTACTTAATGTAATCCCATGTATAATGGCTATCGAATTCATCCTTCTGACAATTATATAGAATAGTATCAATAGGTGCGGTTACATACACAATGTATGCTCCTCTACGATTCATAAGTCTCTCAAGCTTATGAAGCTGATGAGTAGTCATCCATCCTCGTTCTCTGCGTTCATCTTCATTTTGGTATATGAACTGTCCTACATGGAATCTATCGAAGATATAATCATTATTATCCTTGATGAGTCGTGAAAACCATTGGTATGTATTAGGAGTAGTTCTAGTGCAGTGGATCACCTGAGCACTGGGGTACAAGCTCTTGAGTTTTCTTATGTAAGTAGATTTGCCAGTACCATCACAACCTTCTACAATTATCTTCAGTGCCATGGATGCATATCCTCCATTCCTTCATTTCGTTCATCACATGCTCTGAGCACAATCGATCCATCATCCATAGCAAATATCTCCATAGGAGTACCTCTATGCAAATGGAATCTCTTACAGATCTCTGATGGAATCACTACTCGATTCTGATTGTCCATCCTCCTTATGATGCCTACATACTTCATTTATTAAATCCTCCTATTAATCATACTTAAGAATTGTTCAAGGTACTGACGAAGATATGAATGAGCAAATTCATAACTAATATTTAGCACATCTTCACTGCTTAATAAGCCAATAGTCTGATTTATTGCAGATTCATTTATTCTGCCATAAGTGGATACATCTACATAAGATGGCTTAATAAGACCTGCTTCTGCGTAATTCTTTATTGGGATATTGTATTCATGGTTTAATGTTCGATGCATCTTAGAAGAGATAGGAAGGGCTACATAATCTCCTAGGCAGTCTAAAATAAGAAATGCATGATTGCTACTTATGAGAGACTTTCCAAGGTCCTTATGATAAGTATCCGGCTTAAGATACACGATTGAATTAATTATCTCATCGCTCATCACTATCATCCTCATATTTACTAGGATTATACACTTCTGAAAGGGGCTTCAGCATACCTTGCTCATCGAGCTGAATAAGCCTCTTATGGACAGCACAATGAGCAATTTCTAGTTTCTCTGACATAGGTCTGTCATTGAAGTCTGATGCATCCATTATTCCTAGCAATTCTTCTACGGTCATGTTTTCATATTTACTCATAAGTATCATGATTCTCTCTTTCTTACTGAACTAGACTCGTTTAATCTCAATGAATTACTCGGAGGTACTTGTCAATTCTCGCTTATAGTAGATACACGATTCGAATTCTTAGTAACTGTCCAGATGCCATCGTACGGAATATCATAATTATTATGAGTAATTATAAATACAGAAGAGAGATCAGTAGTAGCAGTACTGAGTAGCTGCAGCGCAGCATGAGTAGCTGTCTCGTCAAGATGTTCAAGAGTTTCATCAAGTATAATCAAATTAGATGATGTATTAGAAATACATGATGCTAAATCACGTTGAGCAAATGTTACTGCTAGGTCTACCTTACGTTTCTCTCCTCCAGATAATGATTCATATCTAGTATCACCAAGATAGATATCTAGTTTATTAGTATCATCAGATAATCTTATTATGTCCTCACTGAATAGATCTAATGAATACTCTGCTAGCTTCTGGTTGATGAAGTCAATAGCATTGCTCAGTAAATATCCACGAAATTGTCTAGATGCTATGTATTGAAGATGCTCAGTGGCTTTGATATGCACTTCTGCATTATCTACTTGCTTAGCCAAGTCATTCTGGCTAGACCTGAGTTCGCTGACCCTACACGAATGCTCAATAAGCAATCTCTTATCAGCACTTATGTCTCTTTTAGGTTTCTCTGGATTATCCTCTATTATTTTCTTAACAGATCTAGCTGCTGCTTGGAATTTATTGATTCTTGAATTGTAGTCTGTCAATGATTCATTCGTCTCATTCATTCGATGATCTATCTCACTGACACTATTTTCTAGATCTTGGGATGACCCAGTAAGCTCTTTCATCTCTCTATTGAGAGAATCAATGAGGGATTCTGATTCAGATGATTCATAATGCTGACCACAAGTAGGACATATCTTATTCTCCAAAGATTCTATCATAGACGATATCTCAGTAATTCTACTAGATGCATTCTTAATTCTCTGCTGATTCTGAGCTTTAGCAGATTTGTATTCCATTAGCCTCTGTTGTGCATTGGATTTCTTATTAGTGGCATCAAGAATCTTATCATTCAGATTATTCAGTTTAGCTCTATAGGAATCAAGATCTATGTCTGGATCTTTCATCTCTGTATATTCATCTATGATTTGGTTTAGACGATTTATTTCAGATGATAATATGTCCACTTGACCTCTACTGACTGATAACTTGTTGCTCAGCTCTGAGTAGTCAGTTCTCCATCTCATTGCATTATTACTTAAGAAATCTTTGAGTTTATCTAGCTGAGCACTAGTCTGAGTCAGTTCTTCCAGGCGACTCTTTCTAGCAGATGGTGACAATGTACTCAGTCTTGCATTGAATCCTTGACTGAGAAAAGTAGTAGACATGAATATATCCTCAGTCATAGGCAGAATATCTTTCAGAATCTTATCACTGTCTGATTTATTTCTACCAGAGATATCTAAGTCTCCATGCATAATTGTCAGACTATTCTTGTATTTATGATGATCGCATGTCCTAGTTACTGAGTATTCTTCATTGTCTAGTTTGAAAATGGTTGATACTAAGCATCCAGTAGCTGTATATTTATTCACTGGATTAGTAACTCCTGCAGAGGTGGATCCGTACAAACTCCACATAAGTGCTTCTGCTATTGATGATTTACCACTACCATTCGATTCTGACTTGGATTCATACTCATTATTACCTTTGATAATTATAGTACCTACATCATCCAAATTCAGACTTGCATGACCAATGGACTGAAATCCTTCTATCTCAATACTGATGAAACTTATGTTCATACTGCAACATCCCAATTCACCATGTTACTGAGACCAAGTGCTACATAACCATCTGCTAAATATGTAGGCTCAGTTATAATGCATGATATATGACCTAGAATAGATCTACCAGAATATCCATCTTCAGGTGACCACTCTCTGAGAATAACTTCATCGCCTATCTGGAAGTTTCTATCGTTCTTGCGTAGCTCAAACTGCTTCGTTCTAAACCATGCCATCTCAAAATAGACTGGTAGGGTTTTAAGCTCATGCCTTGTAACCATAATGTATTCATATCTCCTTGTCAAGATAACATTTGTAATGATCACTATAATCTTTGTGAATCCTCACTGGCAGACTAGATACTCCGAATTCCTTAATTACTTCATGTATCATGTCATCTGTGATGTGGGGATTAATATAGAAAATAGCTATTCCGCTAGGAGTTATATCAACTCTACCTCTAGGATAATAGTTGTATGGTTTATTGCATTTTCTAGGTTTCACTTTATCCCATAGTTTCTGATGATTGTATGTTGTACTAGACTTAGCTACTCCATTCATAATTAGATTATCTTCATAGAATGGAAAGGCATGCAACTCTCCATCTATCACCCAGAATACTCCTGGTGCAGCTTCTTTAGATTCATTCATGTTCATTGTCCATGACCTCCATATTAGACTCGTCCTTACTAGATTTATTACTCAAGATATCTTGATAGATGCCCATAGGATATTTCAGTAGACTACTATTGTCATTCAAATACTTAAGCATCTCAGACTCTAATGATCTCTCAGTAAATATACTAGAAGCTACTGAATTTTTAGTCATTTCTACTGATCTCTTCTGTGATAGATCTGTAATAACTCTGAATGTCATTATCTGATCTGCTTCACTGAGTATCTTATGACAATTATCTTTACAATCGTATGGACAAGTAACTCTCACTACATAATTATATTTGTGATTCAGTTTATCAATTACTTTGATAAGAGAAGCTGTATCAGATACATGAATTTTTCTGAACAAGATTGCATGAGGATTGTCATAGGTATTCAACTCATGTGTTACAGTATCATATGTCATAACTCCAGGTACATAACTGTTATTATCACTGAATGATCCACTGGTCAAGCTACCTACATTCCAAACTTTAGATTTCACTGCTTCTCGTGTGTGAAGATGGCCATTCAGTACTAGATTGAAATACATACGAAGTAGCTCAGGATCTACTCCTGTATCCATAATGTAGTCTCCTCTGAGGTGAGATCCAGATATGTCGAGATGACTAAGTACTATCTCATTCTTAAGATGTTTAAGCATCTCATGAGTTACCATATCTGGTTTCATATATGGCATCACTGACAACGTATCATCTATTTTAGTAGGACTAGAGAATATTTGCACATGATCGAATAACTTAAGCAGTGATGTCGAGTAAAACTGAGTATTCAGCATATCATGATTACCTGTGATATGTATCTCAGGAATCTTCTCGTAATTAGATCCCAGGCATTCTGACAATGCTGTAATCTCATCTGCTCTTAGTGTGTACTTGTCAGTGAGATCTCCACAGCAACATATTAATTCTACATCATTCTTATAGAATATATCTTCATACATCCACCTAAATGAATCTATGCACATCTGCAGTCTAGCAGAATATTTATCACTACTGTATGTAGGTAGTATGCTACTTGTGAATGATACATGTGGATCTGAATAAATGCCTAGGATCATATGACCTCACTCCTCATTCTGACTAGCTGATTTGGATTTCTCTTCTCCAGTCACTTCCATGAACCTAGTTGCATAGTAATCAGCATACTGAAGGAGCAGACCCAGCTTGGTTTCTCTCCACTCTGATAGAGTACCATTATGAGGCTCATTATGATATGCAATAGCTGCCCATTCATCATCTGTGCAATCTACGAATTTGCTGACTATTTTGAGTGACCTAGTAGAATGCTCCATCCATGATTCCTCATCTGCATACACAATGGATCCAGGATATCCATACTGGATCTGTTTAGGAGTAGGATCTTTCATTATATACTGTTCGCTCTTACCACAATCATGACAAAGTCCTACAAAAATACAGCTACTTATAGGCAAATTAGCACCTAGAACTTTATTGAGTTTAATAAGTACTTCAGTGACATTAACTGAGTGTTCCAATAGACCATGCTTATAACTACAGTGATACTTGGTGCTAGCAGGGGCATCAAGATACTGAGTTTCATTCTCTATGTAGTTCAGTAATGTACTAAACTGCTCTGACCTGGTATCACCAGAATCAATCAATGCACTCTTAAGTGCCAGATATCTATCAGAAAGGTTCATGAGTAGTATCCTCCTTCTTACCAAAAAGTTTATCATGGATTACTTCATACACAGTATCTTCAATGGACTCCTTGATTTCATCATAATGAAAATCATTGATCTTCTCAACTACCTTCTGAGCAATAAGATCTTTATTAGCTTCTACTGCTTCATCAAGGTACTGCTGGCACAACGATGCAGGTCTATATGCATCTTTCTGTCTGAATATAGTGTAGAATGACATAGTGTCTATTAGTGCAGCTACTCGAATTGCTAATTTCTCAGTAAGGTCATTATGGAATCTCTCTGCTACCATCCTGTCAACTGCTTCATACGTGGCATTCACCATAACAGTTGAAAGATGTTCATCAGACATACCTATAATCTTATTTCTGATATCAGCTCGGACCTCTTCTTCGATTATACTCCTGATCTGATCTTCACTCAGATAATCTTCGAGATTGATATTCATGCTCATTATCCTCCATTCATCTTACTGAACTAGACTCGTTTATGCATCATAAATTACTCGTAAAATCACATAACGTCTCTAGAGCCTCTAGAACGTCCTAGAGACGCTTTTGATGTCAAGGGGAGGGTTTTGCCCCTATATGCACTAACGAGGTCTAGAGAGCCTCTAAACGTCTTGTAGCACTAAGTAAGCATTACAGAGAAGCAAAATCCAGTAAACTGCTTATTCTGAGTAGCTATCAACTATCTTCTGCAGAGTAGGTATGAATACCTCTTGATACTTATTCCATATATTGATTCGTACTTCATTATAGAATGTCTTAACCCTGCTGACATATTCCTCTGGGCTTATCGATGCAATAATGCCAGGTAGTTTATCCATCTCATCCTTATTGAGTACAATAGCAGAAGGTCCAGTACTACCTATCCATGATGGAGCTAGCTGATCGCATAGTACAGGTAGACATCCATGCATCAATGCTTCAAGAGTTACTAGCTCAAGGCGATGCCTAAGCGCAGTTCTCTTCTTAGTAATCCTCTTCAGAAACATCATACCATAATGGTACTTGACATTCTTAAGCATCTCAGGCAGATCTTCTAGATTAAATGAGCCAAGATCAGTCCAGTCTTCTGAATGATTAGCTAATATGTCTCTGTAATAGAAGTAGGTACGCCTATCACCTGCTACAAGCAGCTGAATATCATTCTCTTTGAATTTAGGTGCAAGATCCACTAGCTCAGCCACTCGTTTAATGGGTATCCATCTAGCAGTACTTATAATCCGATTAGGTTCATTCATCTTAGCTATTGCATTCTTTATCACATCTTTCAGTGACATAGGTATCATAAAATTGAATTCAATGCATGTACCATCCTTGGGCAGTATCTGCGTGAAGTCATTATGGGATTCTTCAGCATTCAAAAAGAGTACTCGATAATATAGATGACTAGTAAATTCATCCCATATGATCTTAGGGTATGTCTGATAATCAGTCTCAGCATTAATAGTTATTCCAAATGGAGTTGTAAGCCCAGTGAGCATTTCAGTATACATTGGTTCAGTTACTGAATTTACATCATTAATTCTGTATCCTGGAGTAGCAAAGATAATAAAGTCATACTTATTCAAATACTCAGGAATGCATTCATCAGCATTCGGATACTGTACAATATCTAGATCATGATCTCCTTTAGGATGTGTAGCTATCAGATCTGCAGTTACTCCTTCTTGTGCATTGAGAGTCTGCCATAGATAGATTGGTCCAGCTATGATACCTGTCATATGCTGAGCATCTGTGTTGAATGTTACTACTGCTATGTTCATTAGTGTATCTCCTTATACCTCTATTATGAATTTACGATTCAACTTGATCTTAGTCTTACCCATATCCTCTGAGAATGTAACCTTCTTCTGAAACAATCCAGATCTTGGGAATCTCTCTTCAGTTATAGATGATTCATCATCCACATAAGTAACTGATTTATACACTGGTAACCAGTTGTCATACAGATCATCTAGGTCATCCTTGAATCCATTAAGTGTCAATTCTATGTGCTGATAATCATCGTCATGAATATGTTCTACTACTTCGCATTCTGCTCCCATGTTAGTACTGAGCACTATGTCTGATGCCATAGGCACTCCAAATGCATCTCTAGGATACTGATTGAATAGTGGAGCAAGTGCATCAATCATTCTGAAGGTCTCTGAAGGATCACAATCAATCTCTATGCTGTCATGTATGAAACAAAATGGCTTACTCTTCATGTTATTATTCTTTATAAATTCACATATCTTATACAGAATAAGACCTGCTATGTCACAACAACTTCCTTGTATCACATAATTTTGTGATTGTCTCAGAATTCTATCAGTGTCATTACCATTCTGACGTTCTATCTCAGTAAGATCTATGAATCTATCTGTCAATAATGTGACTTTCTTATGATCTCTATACTGTTGATGAGCTTTCTCAATATAAGTCTTTATGCCAGGAAATGCAGTGAAGATGCTATTGAATATCTCTTTAGCTCTATCAATGTCACCATGTGTGAATGTCTCAGCAAATGATCTTTCTGACTCACCGTACAGAAGACCAAAGACAGCACCTTTAGCAAAGCTTCGTTCAGCCTTAGTAACTTCTTCCATTGGCTTATTGAATGCTTTACAATTATGAACTACTACGCTAGTACCATCATTACATGATACACAGAAGTTATGATGCTCATCTACCTCCATGTCATATACATCTATTGGTTCATCTAATTCTATTTGTTTTACTGATACAACTTTATGCTTGGTTACTTCCATTATCATTACCTCCACAAGTAGACTCGTTCAGATTATTCTCATTACTCCATACAAATATCTTTTGTCCACAATCAGGAACTTGCATGAATCCATGCATTTTCATCAGCTCTTCATTATTAGTACCTTTGCCATAGGTGCCATACTTATCGCCTAGTAACCTATCGAATCCCTGCTGTCTCAGTAGATTATCAGTAATGTGAATACCATTGTGAAACCAATGAATACCTATATCTGATAATGATTGCAGTACCATTCCTAATGAATCATACACATCTCCAGTAAACTTGGCATTATCACAATAAGAGATGATGGATCTAGGATTATAATTATGTATGAAGTAGTTGAATAGCTTATTGGATCCACCTACTGCAGAGTATCTAGATTTAGTACATAATCTCAGCAACTCATACTCATAATTCTTATTGTATCGAGGTTTACCAAATGTCATAACCTGAATTAGCTCATCATTGTATGATAATCCAAGTCTAACTGATTGACCTCTGCAGGTATTCTGCAAATGGTACTTGTTCATGAAGTCATCGCACTCTGCACTACTTATCTTCGTTATCTGGCATTTACGTGCATAGACCTTATGTTTATCAGGATTTATTACGTCCAGAATCTTGCTCCAGTCATCCCAGTCAAAGACATGTATACATCTAAATCCATTCTCTTCAGCTATAAATGTCTTGCTCAAATGATAACTTTTATCAATCATATAATCATGATGAGGAGTAGTTACATTATGAGTAAATGTAGGATCGATTTCTATAAGTATGTTAGTATTCAATACATGAAGATCATAAGAAAATCTGCCTAGACGGTACTCATATTCAGCATCTATTCCATGATCGTTTAAGAATTTCATGAATCGTTTATTCACTTTAGATATTCGGCTACTAGCCTGAATACATTGATCAGTCATACACGGATAAGCAACTCCATACTTATCCATACAAGCCTCAGAAGTTTTGATCTTGTATTCATCAGATTGTGTAAAATAGTCTACTCCATACTTATCTTGATTAGTCTGTATTACTTTATCTTTCACTACTGCTGATTTAAGCGGATGAGGTACTCCATAATTCTTCATCCAAGTTTCATGAGTCTTATCCCATGTCTCAGATAACTTGCTTATATTGTCTACTCCATATTTATCAAGTAACGTTCGCTTAGACTTCTCTTGCACCTCAGTAGATTGCATAGGGTAGTCTACTCCATATCTATTCTGATTAGTGACTCTAGCTTTCGCTTTTATCTCTTCTGACTTCATAGGATTATCACATCCATATTTCTGCTGATTGGTCTCTTTGATCTTATTCTTCACTACATCAGATGATAAAGGATTGATAGTTCCATACTTTCTCATACTAGTCTCACGAGATTTAGCCTTAACTACTTCTGACATAAATGGACTAGGGACTCCATAATTCTTCATGAATGTGCATCTTTTGCTGCATGTAGTTCTATCAGGAGCTCTAGCAGGCAGAATGAATTCTGCCTCACATATCTCGCATTTGCGATAGTGTACATCATTGCATATCACTTTAGTTGCAGATGTAGTAGTGAATTCTTTATCACAAATTATGCATCTCTTAGTGTATTTCATTTAGCTACTCCTACTACATCTAAACCTTCTAGATCTTTTGCTTCAATATATCCATTCTTAGTAAGCCATAGATGCTCAGGCGTGCATCTTATTACTTCTCCATTATCAAGAGTTACTTCTACTATCTTCGTTGTTGACTTTGTCTTTCTGATGTTAGTAGCCATCTTAGTAGTGACTTCATTATTCTTATCCAAGCATGCTACTCCCACTTCTGAATCAACTAGATCTTTTATCATTCTACTTGAACCATCTGCAAGCAGTACTTCCGTATCTCCAGTGAGGCATGCTACATATCTATGTATATCCAGACCATTCTCAAATGCATCCATCAAATTCTTATCCTGAGCTACTCGTGCAAGAGTACGCACCTCTGCCTGGGAACAGTCAGGGCAGAATACAACTCCTCCAGGAAATCTTGATTTTATTACACGCTTTATTGTGCGTCCACTAGGGAGGACATGCATCGTTGCTTTCCATCGTCCAGTATCAGCAGCACATGGAGAAAACTTAGTATGCAATATGTATGCACCATTATGATCTTTATATGATCCACATGTTTTAGTCATTAGGTCTCCACGTTCTAGCGATTCTTTATCTGCACAATACACTGACTGATGACCAACTGCACCATCTATATACACTGATATCATCTTTGATGACTTCTTAAACATACGATAGTTATACAGCCATCTAAAATTGTCATTCCATGTAGATTCATCCTCTATATCTACTCCAGTCAATGTATACCATCTATAGATATCAATAATATGATTATCATCTGTACTATCCAGTTTATAATTCAATGAGTCCTTTATGAAATTTTTCATCATCCATGATCTATAATCTGTAGATGAATTAAGCTGCCTCGAGAACATCTCTAGCTTCTTACTCTGAGAGATATCCATGCTATTCAACTTACTCACAAGAGTCAATAACTTCTTATCTGATTCAAATACTACACTAGAATCCCACTTAGCTGTACAAATTGCATCTATATCAAAATCTGGAGCTTCCATCTTCATAAGAATCTGGTCATAAATTCGAGCATATCTCACTGCAGGAGTTATAAGAATCTCACTTATTTGAGCTTTTATGCCTGCTGTATTACTCATGGGATTAAATAATGCTTTCATTTCATCAACTGAATGAGATTCTGCCATATATTTATCCATCCACATCTGAGCAAAATCATCAAACTCTTCTGCATGAGAATTGCGATAAGGCTCACTCAGCTTTTCAAAATGCCCCATAGCAAGTTTATACTTATACCCTTCTGAACTAGTCTTACTAGGAGACAAGCTCATGCCTTCAAGAATACTCATAAGATCTTGATTAGTTGTGATAATTTCTAATGTATTCTTAGTTATTCTCTTAGGAATTGTATCTCTTCCTAGAATCTCTTGGCACTTATTGTTTCTAAGCCATGCCAGGTATTCATTATAAATAACTTTATTCTTTATCCATGGGAATGTCAATGGAGATGATACAAGATATGCCAATGACTCTTGTGCAATATTCCTACACCATGCTGAAACTTTCTGAGCTTCTTGCTCATCCCAGTATGCTCCATTACGCTCAAGAACGTATGCTGCTAGATGATGCTTCATCCAATAATCAAGACCTTTATGCAAATCGATATTCATCTCTGCACTCATCTTATTTATTTGATCTTCATAATAATCGTACAATGGGAACAATACTTCTGCATCAATTCCACCATACTTCCCTATGAGTTTGTATGGTGCTAATCCATAAGAAACAACATCTCGTGAGATACAATCAGGATCATCTTGAATCTTCTGCTCAAGTATCTGCATAAGATTCACTACTTCTGCTTTATTATAATATTTAAGAAGAGTTTTTACTACTGTACCTTTCTTATGCTTGAGATCTTGAATCGCATCCAAATAAATGTCCAGATCCTTTGACCAATCCTTGTATCCTAGATGTAACGAGCACTGTGCTTTCAATCCTCGACCACCCATATACTTGGCTGAGTCACCTACCATGAGCTTGACCATTACGAATACATCAAACACATGATTAATCTCAATATTAGCCCAATTAAGAGTACCAGGCAACTCATACAGGCAGTTATATGTCAATACACAATTCTTCTCTGTCAATAACTTGCGTATTCTCGATTTAACCAGTAATACATCTCTCTTTGGCATCTCGTAATCAAGAGATTTAATAACTGTATAACTTCCTTTATCTCCTCTTGATGCCAATGAGAATCCTACTACCTCAAATTTATTCGAGAAAGTAGGTTCTGCATTCGTCTCTATATCGTATGAGATCCTATCTGCATTATCCAATTCACGCTTACAGAAATCATCGAATTCTGCATATGTTCTACAAAGATCTGTATCATCTTCATAATCTCTCTTATTGGTAGAAACTACTTCATCTGAATATTCATTCAACGCTATCTGCATTGCAGCCTTAAAATCAGATATGCATTCATTTCGCAAAGAGTCATTATTATACTGTCTCATCAAATAAGATGGATGATATGTTGGTACTACTGGATAAGTGGTTCCACTAATCTCTACATTATAGACAGTGCCTCTAGCTCGAGTGATAGAACTGAAATTCTCTTTCAAGAAGAACTTAGCTGCAGTTCCTCCTACTGGAATTATGACCTTAGGCTTATGCTCAATAATATCATCAATCAAATAGTTACTGCATGCCTGAATCTCTTCATCATTGGGAGCACGAAATCCAGTATCTTCATCTGATTTCTGAGGATAACATCTTACTACATTAAAGAATCTACAATTCTGCTCAGTAAGTCCTAGCTGATTCATCAGCTCAGTTATGTATTTACCTGCCCTACCAACAAATGGTAATCCCACTTTATTCTCTTCAGGTCCAGGTGCTTCACCTACTACATAAATAACTGGATTCTCAGCACCTTTAGGCATACACTGCTGAATACAATACTTATGCAGATCACATTTATTACATGACATACATATAACTCCTTCATAACCTTACTGAACTAGACTCGTCCGAGCCTTTCTCATTACTCGATAAAATGGATAAAATTTGTCACCTTCTCTAGAGCCTCTAGAACGTTCTAGAAGCCTCGTTAGTGTCAAGGGGAGGGTTTTGCCCCTATATACACTAACGAGGTCTATGGAGCTCCTAGACGTGCTAGAGCACTAAGTAAGTACTCAAGAGAAGGTGAATTTGCTAAAATGCTAATGAAACTGGTTACTTATTAATAAATCTAGCTTTTTCTCGTAGAATCCATATGTATCTATCAATGTTAGACTCTATAGAATTTAAATAATTTATTATGTTATCAATAGTAGTCAGTTTATCTTCTAATGCTGCTACTTCTTCATTAGTCCATCTTATTTCAGATTCAATAGCCTGAGTACTTGGTCTCTGCTGACGCACCAATAGAGTGAACTGAGGATCCTTCAGTTTCTTCAGTTCTGCAGCTACATTGCATCTTCTATTGCATACCATAGTAATTAGCCATGATAGATTATCAGATGCACTGACTGCTCGTTCTACTCGTGTGAATACGCCTGCTCCATCCAATGGAGATGGCTGATGTATCAGGTTAATTGAATCATCAAGCGATTTCAGATTATCAGAATCAATATCTAAGTTCTCATTCAGATATTGTGCTATAATTTTTAGTCGAGATTCTATATCTGCCATTCATTATTCTCCTATCAGGTTCTTATATCGAATTGCTACATTATTCATAATTTCATCAGGTGCTACTTCTTTGATGTCAAGTGATCCAAGTAACTGAGCTAGCGCAAAGAAATCAACTGTGCTTCTACAACTATTAATTGTAGCTCTCATTGTATTCTTGAATTCTTCATCTACATCATTGGATACTTTGGATAAATCTACTAATTCAAGATTGATATTGAATCTTTTCAGATTGAAATTCTTGTATGCTTTACGATAAGGAACATTTATTGATTTGCAGTATTCTTTTAGAGTATTATCAGATTCATTGATCCATTCATCAGTATAATTATACTTCTGTAGAATCTTAATTAATCCTAGTGCAGTACCTGATCCTACACCTTCTGCAGATCCAGGTATATTATCTGATCCATCTCCACAAATAGCCTTCTGGCATACAAAATCATAGATACTATCGAATCTATTCTCATCTAAGAATTGTTGATATGTAATCAATTCATCTGCCTTCGGTCTTCTAACTGATACATTAGGTGACAATAGTTGCAGCATATCTCTGTCGTCTGTAAGCACTCGTGATTCATCACTCATAGTAGTAAGAAGATACATCAGATCATCTCCTTCTACTCCAGAATATCTGAGACTTGGTACACCACAGTAATCAAGAAGGTTTATAAGAATACTTCTCTGCTTTCGATACTGCGTAATGTAATCATTATCAGCCTCTTCTTCAGTGAGAATCTCAGGTGTATTATCTCTTTCATCTGCATGCTTATAATGAGGATCTGCTTTTATTCTTCTAGGAGACAACTTAGAATCCCAGCATACTACAGGGAAGTATGATCCATTCTTCTTGATCTCTGAATTGAGTGACCTCATGAATCCGAATACTCCACCTGATCTTCTACCTGTATGATCTCTGAGCTCGAATAGGTTAGGCTGATGTAGATTTCGATGTAGCAAGAATGATCCATCTACAATGAGCAATTTATTATAATTCATTATTCTGCATCGTCCTCACTTTCGTCCACTGAGATAGACTCGTCTGTATCCTCTGCATCACTCGAAGTGGGATCACTATTCTTTAGCCACGAACATTCACTCATGCATTTCTCATAATATGATCTCATGACATCCATCTGTAATGGATATACCTTACCAATGACCTCCATGAGTGCTACCTGAAGGAATTGCAGTAGATCGTAATCCTCGTGTATTGCATGGAAGAGATCAGCTCTTCTTATTGATTTATAGTAGAACATCAGGTTCTTATTATCCTTCAGCACTGGGTGCTTTTCTGTCATCCAATCAATAGCTTCCTTTATAGAATAATAAGATCCAGTCTTAATTATGCCTATGTTATCTCTAGTGAGATATCTTACAAATGAATCTACCTCATCTATTCGTCCACCTGCAGTAGCATCTATATAACATGGAATGTCACTAAGCTTAGGTGATAATTTACTCTTACCCAGTTGTACCATAGATTCAGTTCCTACTAGCCATCCATTCTCATATACATCTTTATTGGCTCCGAATTTGATATGACAATGAATGTTATGCTGGAGACCGAATCCACCTCCTGCCTCAACTTTCGGTGCATATGTACCAATTCCAGTTGTGAATACCTGATTCAGGAATCCAATGAATATTGGAAACTTTTCAATGTATGGAAATATATTAGCTAGATTCTGCTTTATAACTCTAGGAGCCTCCATCATTGATCCTGCATTAAATGCGCTAGCTCCACTTTCAGCAGCAATATGTTGTTTATTAGTGCCTCCTGCAGATAGTGTATCATAGATCATGAATGCAGATATATCAGGTATCTTCTCTTGCATCTTGACAATGTTATTCATCATCTTGAACATATTAGCAAATGACTCTTCAAGAGATGTTGAGGGGAGTCTAAGTACTTTACTAGGATCCACTCCTAACATCTTCAATCTATCATTATCGGTTGAGGATTCCTGATCAAATATAATTCCTATTCCATGCTCATATTCTTTCTGATAATTGCCTAGACACTGATAGCTGAAAGTACTCTTTCCTGAAGCAGGTACTCCAGAAATCTGACTCATTATGCTCAATGGTAGACCTCCACCATAGATACAATTTAGTGCATAGAGAGGTGTAGGTACTCTGAGTCGATTGGTCATAAGACTACCAGAGTCAGCAGATACAAATGCAGTATCTTTAGTCAATTCTGAGAAGAATTCATTATCTAGATTTGCCATGATTTATCTCCTTATCACATAATAAAAGTGGGTGGATACTTTTGACAATATCCACCCATAGCAGTAAGAACTTATACAGATGCAGTTATGCAATCTACATCATGAGGACACACAAGGCACTTTGTGCTATTCTCATCATACTTACCCATGCACTCAGGTGTATCAGTAGAAGCAGCAGGTACACTAGGAGCTGCTGGAGTTGCAATTGGTCCAGCATTCTGAGAAGGATTCTCCTGAACCTGAGTCTGTGGAATAGAAGTTGCTGCAGGCTTCTCATTAGGATTCATGACTGCTCCCCCTGCGTATTCTGCACTAATTGTTTCTGCAGCTGCTCTTGCTTTCTCAAGAATCTCTGATGTCAGCTGACTAGGAACTAGCTCATCATTTAGACTAGGAAGATTATTGAGGAGATCCTCGAATTCATCATCAGTTGCTTTGACCTTCTCATCTCCAAATGCATATACATTTGCTTTGAAGGTCATGGGACCAAGCTGTCCTCCTCCCTGACGCTCAAGTTCTACTGTCTTACCCTGATTCAAGGCTACAATGCTCTCGAGGAATTCACCTGAATCAACAATAAGATTATTTATCTCATTATACATGGACATAGGATACTGAAGAAGTACTGTATCGCCAATGCTCGGATCATTATCACCAGTGAACACTCTCTTATCATGACCCATAATTACTGCATGACTGATTCCTCGTGTCTTTGCTCCATATGTTCTCCATGCTCCACAATCTCTACCATACATATCTTCTGCCTCGTTGATTGCTTTGCAAATGGGGCACTCTTCACCATATGCACTCAGGCATGGAATCTTCTCTTTACCAACTACATGTCTAGTAATACGTCTCTGAAGAAGCTGAGACTTAGGATCATAAAGAAGTTTCACACGGAACTTACCATTGAATCCTATGTAACAAATTTTAAGTCCATCACGACTAGATTCTCTTGAATTTCGCTCATCAATTTCTTCCTGAGCAAGCTGCTGAAGTTTACTGAGATCGAATCCCATAATTAACTATCCTCCAATAATTCTTGAATTCTGCTGAACACTGAATTTCCTTCATAGAGCTTATGATGTCCAGCTACATATTTCATAAACTCATCTCTCTTCATATCTGCTGCATCAATACCTTCTGGCATCTTAACTGTATGGATTTCAGTCCCGATACATGATTTATACAATTTCTCAGATAACTCTGCTTGTCCTCTTGTTCCTGCAGGATCGTTATCTAATACACAATAGATCCTACTGAATTTCTTATTGGAAATCTTAGCTATCTGCTCTTCAGATGGATGGCATCCATAGATTGCCACAGCATTTCTACCAGCAGCTATTGCAGTGAATACTCCTTCTACGACATAGCATTCATCTCCTTCATTTAAATTATGTAAGTTAAATACAGAAGAAGTTTTAGATGCTCCTTCTGGATTTCGATACTTAGGTACCTGATTTATGTATGACCTAGCAGAATACATATCTGTCCACTCACTACCATACAATTCATTAGGCACTACAATTCTACCAAATAATTTACCAGTTCCAAGTCTCATGTGATAGAATTCTATGTCATCATCTGAAAATCCTCGTTCATACAAATACTTTCTAGCAATTGAATTCTCAGGAATCATGACATTAGCAACATGAAATGTATTATCCTCTTCACTATCATCTGATACTTCTTCATGATTCATAATGTTCTGGACATAATGGTACACACCATCAGCTTCTACTGATTTCTTCCCTAGTCTGCCTTTGGAATTGCATTTGAAACATATGAATCCAAGATTCTCAGTGGATACATACAACTTGTAATCATTATCAGGTTTTCCTCTACGCTTGTAACAGAATGGGCACTTGTATCTCAATTGCTTATTTGATTTGAGATACTCAGTACCGAATGCTTCTACAATTATCCGTACATTACTTATGTAATCCATGTTCCTATCTTCCTAAACTAGACTCGTTTACTCATTATGAATTACTCGTATCATTATCATCGTTCTGTCTATCTATCTGTGCAGACCTCTTGAGATCCACATATTCATCTTCAGATATTGGAGTTATTCTGGCATTAGCTCCATTGAATTTCAATCGAACCAGTTTGCCATCTGTTCCTCGTCTGTTCTTGGCTATATTCAGCGTGCCAACTGGAGCTCCTCTCCAAGGTCTACCAATTGTTAGCATTGTATCAATGATCTTCTGCTTCTTACTAGATTCTGCTGCAGCTTGTAACGGTATGATTTCTTTATTCCAGTATTCAGGCTTTGGCTGAGATGCTATGAATATAACTGATTTATTCAATGCTGCAAACAACGCCATCTTATTATACACAAGTCCACCTGACTCATACATAGAATCAGTATCTTTTGCAAAGTTCTCATCATAATCTATGATAATTGAATGAAAATGTACTTTATAATCCTTCTGCATTGACTGGACTTCTTCTATCAATTGCGTAGGTGACAGTTCATCAGGTGCATATGACGCAATATAAATATTCCCTAGTACGCCAGTCATGTTATACTTACGAATGAACTTAGAAAGATCCTCATCGGACATCGGCACTAACTTGGATGTCTCAATACCAGTTAAACATGATAGATATCTCAATAATCCATCATATCTCTTCATATCTCCTAAGAAGATATGCAATGTATTGAATCCTTGTTTCGCAGTTGATACACCCTGATTCACTAAGAAAGTGCTCTTACCAGTACCAGGTGCTGCAATGATCTGATTCAATGTACCTGGTATCAATCCATTATACTGCATACACCAGTTCACTGGTTCTACATAACATTTTATAAGCAATGAGTTATCAGTAGCTCCTATTGCTTCTTCTCGTACTTCTGTCACTTTATCAGCATCAGATAATCTCAATATAGGTGCCTTTGAGAATCTCAGATTCAGCCCAGATGACAGAGTCGATGCTACTTGATCGAGATCCACTTCTCCAGAATCTATGTATGATACTACGTCATATAGTGACTTCTCAATCTTGTTTCGCCTTATGAATTCTGTTATTTTGTCATACAGAAAATCATTGCTAGATACTTTCGTATCAAATAGTGATGATAATGCACTGGACACTGCATCCATTTCTCCATATGATTTGTCATAATTATCCTTGACGATAACTGACAATTCATTATACGAAGGCACTGTAAGATACTTATTGTAGTACTGATGCAGCGATCTAAAAATCAGCTTATAAATTGAATTAGTGTAATAAGATTCCTGTATGTGAGGAATACATTTAGACAGAAGATATGGGTCACTTATCAATGCGATAAGTGATGATTCCTGTAGTTCTTGTGATCCGCCTTTTATCATCAGACTGTCCTTTCAGTTGTGATTTCTACATTAGACTCGTTAGATGATTCATAATTACTCAAAGATTCAAAATCTTTATTTGCAATTTCTAGTCCAATAAAGATCTCAGTAAGAAATTCTCTAAGAAATTCTGCAGATAGTCTGGTTCCTCTGGGAATACTGTCTGAAATCTTGCTTAGTTCTTCTAATGACATATCTTTATAACTCATGATTTGTTGTATCCATTCTTATAAAATTCTAATACCATTTGAGTTTGCTCCATGCTTAAGCAATACTATCTGACCTATCTTATTCATATTCCTCAACTAATCCTTCTTTGAGTAATTCTTCTAATGGTCTTATTAGACCCTTAGCAAGATCCTCTTGGCTTTTCTTGTGCAAGATACATTCACATAGTTCTCTGAGAGATTCTGATGGTAGGTCATCCCCTTTAGTATGTAGAATCTCTGCTAATTCACTCAAACTCATATCTTCATACGTCATAACTATTACCTTCATTATCTTCACTATAGATTCGTTTATAATAAGTAAATTACTCTGTTTCTAATTTATCAAAAATACCTATCAAATTCTTCAATTCAACATTATCATAAATTCTATCATCACTTATTCCTACTATAGATTTGTATCTACTCATTCTAATATCAGCTTGATGTCTAAGAATTCCATTATACGTATCAGTGAAATCAATTATATATGCATACTTACCAGTCTTAGATTTACGGAGTGCACGACCTATGCCTTGTAGTTGTATTCTATCACTCTGACCACCAAATGCCAGTACAATTACATCCAGATCAGGTAGATCAGCTCCTTCATACAGATGCGTAGTAGCAATGAGAATTGATATGTCTCTTGTCTTGAATTTGTCTATTCCATTCTCTGCCTTCTGAATTTGTCCATTGCAGCACTCTTCATAGACTCCTCCACCATAGGATGCACATACTCCTGACATCTTATATGAATCTAGGAATCTCAATAAGTCTCTAGCCCATTGGATAGTATTTACTAGAATGAGTACTTGACGATTCTGCTTAGCAAAGAACATAGCTGACTTAGCTGTCAGTCTATTACGAGTAGGAGACCTCAGTACCTCAGATGAAATTCTATGCCAATTATTGTACTCATTCTCGGGAATGGGTTCATTGGCATAATTGAGCATTCGAATAAGAATGGGAGTAGCTAAAGACCCTTTTTCTATAAGGTCTCCTGCAGTTATCTTGATCCTAACTGGACCTAGACATCCTATAATCTTCAATTCATCTATTGAATACTCAGATAGTAAAGTATAATCACGCTTATCTGATACTGCAGTAGCTGATAATCCTATCGCGTACTCTATATTAGAGAATGATGTGAGTACCTCATACCATGAGGCTGATGAAGCATGATGACATTCATCAGCAATAACCATTCGTACTGACTTAGCTATCTCTGGATTCTTTCGAATGTCATTGCGAAGGGCTGTTGCCATAGCCACTACTACTTCATTAGATTCAAGTGGTTTACCTCTATGTTCTGACCATGATACAGCATCTATGCCATAAGATCTGAACCTATTCACCGTACTCTTCACAAGATGATCAGATGGTTCTACCATGATCATTGACAAATTTGGATCAGATAGTTTACGAAGAGTAGTTATAAGTGCACAAGCTATTTCAGTCTTACCACCGCCTGTACCCATAGAGATGATAAGCCTTCTAGTCTTGATAGCTTTCTTCACTGCACTTATCTGCTCTTCTCTTAAAGTTATCCCAGGTAATTGAATATCTTCATCTCTGATATCTGTAATAATAGGTAAGCTCATAACTCTATTATCAGTATAACTACTGAAGTATGGAGCTACAAGCTTACCCAGTCCTGTAGGTATCATGATTTCATCAGTATCTTGATTGATTTCATATGCATACTCTGTGTCAAAACTATTCACAGTGAATTTATAAGTCTGACCTTTCTTATTCTTCTTATAGATATCTCTAGTACCTGAATGATGTCTAGTAAGAAGATTCTTCATGGGCAGATATGCATTGTCATCTTTAGTTATACTGATGAAATCATGAGCTACAGTAATCATATGTATTATCCTCGAAGTTCTGAATTAATGATCTCTTGATCTCCAGATCCTCTGAATATCTTGGATATATCTGAGATAGTCCATGCTGAAATTTTAAGATCAGGATTCATGAATTCTTTATTACATATACCAAGAATATCACCAACTGAAATATGTGAATTCCTAAGAGACTTGCGAAGATGATGCAGTTTCTTCAGTGACTTGAATGGCATTCCAAATGCATTGAGATGAGTAATGATTCTAATAGAATCTTCAGCATCAATTCCAGATACACTTATGCAAACTCCTTCATCATCTGCCATTACTTCTGCTCCAAACATCTTCAGAGTTCTCAGAATTTCACTAAGTGACATATCTGTAGAAGTGTCGTAGTCAGGAAGATATTCTGTCTCAATCATTTTAGATTGTGTAGCTAGTTCATTTGCAATAAGTGGAGCTGCATCTCTCATAAACTCTTCAATGAGGGGAGTCTTGATCATAGGAGTGCTATACAGTACAAGCTGATTCTTAGTATTTATAAATCCAGAATGAATTGCATAGAATCCATTCCTAAGATCTAGAGATGCGATAACTACTGCAGACTGATTCCGTGATGGATATGAATTCTTGAAAAGAATCTTGAGTACTCCTGCTGCATCAATGCATGACTGTATATCCTTTTCTTCAAAGGAAGAACAGTAATCAATGAACTCTGTCAAATTCGTACTGAATGCTCCATAATCAGTATCTTCATCAGTTCCTTCAATCGCAATGATAGACTGCATAAAGAGCACTAGGTCTATATCTTTGAGCTTCTCCCCATTATCTGATCTCTTATCGATAAGAGCTTTCCAAAGATCTGAATCAGTGGCCATGAGATCTTTACTGAGCTTAGGCTTTATTCCAAGCAGATTGCATATCTGTGCATTTGCAGTCTTATTCATAAGACTAATACATTCAGAGTCATCCTCGTCTATGAACTTAGCAACGCTAGGTTCTTCAAGAGTAATTGATGCAGTAATGGGTCTGAACTTATTCAGAAATTCAATTGTTGTATTCATAATAACCTCCATTATTATAATTCAAGATATTCCCATGCAGATGCATAAGTGACATGACTAGTTATAGGATCTTCTTTAGCAAAGCAGAATCCATACTCACCAACATCCTTCACAGTACCAAGCATGTACTGTTCATTTACCCATGAAGGAAGCTTACTAACATTGATGTCTACTTTCTTGGTGTAATATCCTATGTCTCGAAGAATATGATGAGGAATAATCAATCCTTTGACTTTCATGAATACACCACCATACAGAATAGATTCTGGATGAGAGATTTTCAGAATGTCAATCGGAAGCGATTTATGTATTCTTACTACTCTAGTACAAGGAGTCAGATCAAAAGGAGCTGCATCGCATTGTCCCACCTCAAGTGCCATATCTACAATACTTGTGATTGTCTTTGTCAGGAAGAGAAGACTATCATCATGACGATCCATGTTGGCTTCTTTTTCTTGCCGTTCATGAAGCATCTTCTGATTCTCTTTCCAGATCTGCATCATCTCAGTACCAGTGAGCTTGTATTCCATAATCGTACCTATCCTTTCATCATCCATCATGCCTTCATAATAGACTCGTTTGCTTATTCTGGATTACTCGGATAATTATTAAAATCACATAACGTCTACAAGAGGTCTATAGAGCTCTAGAAGCCTCGTTCATTCCAAGGGGAGGGTTTTGCCCCTACATGTCTAAACAACGTCTAAAGAGCCTCTAAACGTGCTAGAGCACTAAGTGCGTCTTAATGGCAAAGCAATTCTTGTTCAGATATCAGTGAACTTATTGTTCCATCTCTCAAGATTTATGACAGAAATTCTAGTATGTATCTTCCACGTATCTGATATGTATTTGCTTATACATACTTTATAATTATATTTATCATCAATACCAATGACAGAGGATAATACATCTTCATAAGGTTTAATGAAATTAGATGCATCGCTGCGCTTGCATAAGTCTTCAGGTAATCCCACCTCAATCTCAATTATTAGACCATGTTGTTTATCACGACCTAAGCCCTGTACAACAGTCAATGCTCCAGCACTGAATGCATCCTTAATAGCATTGCCTACTCGTTCCTGATATTCTTTCAATGCAGGAGATGCAGTACGGTAGGCTGTCCACCTACCGTTCTTAGACTTCTTAGGTCTATCCATATATGCATCATTGACACTTATCAATGGAGTGCTGATTGTGAACTCAGTTTCAAATAATGGATCCATTACTTATACCTCACTGTCTTAGAGATCTTAGATCTGCACATTCTAGGAAGATAGTCAGGCTGCTTGCCATCCATGTATCCAATTGCCTTAATGACATATTGTCCATCATTGAGATTTATGAGCTGCTTATCATATTTATAAGACTCTGTATCGAATCCTAGTCCAGTGTCATCATTACAAATGATTTCAATCCATCTATCATAATCAGATATGATAGCAACTGGATTTTCTATGTCAAGAGGCACCTCAGAACTAGATGCAAGACTTATGCTTCTCTTGTATACGTGACTTGACTTATCAATGATCCATACATGATTATGGAATTTGATGCCCTTCCTGCCACCAGAAACAATCAGTGACTTATGATCAGCAGAGAACGAGACTCTAGGACTCGTGAGAATCTGACTACGAAGAAGGCTGTGGTATCTCTCTTCATAAATGTCCTTAACCATATCTCGTAGCTGCTTGTACAAATCGAGAAGATAGGCTTTTCTATCATGACTCTTCAAATCATCTATCTCTCTATTCAGATCTTCAAGTTCTTTATCATGATCTCTAGTCAGATACGAGATAGGCTTCTTGAGAATTTCAAGTCCAAGGCTCTCAGTGAAATCTATCTTCTCAACTTTCTTCAGCTTGTCACTTAGATCCATCATATCTGCAATAAGATCTTCTGATGATTTCTGCCCTATTTTATCAAATGTATGATTTTTCTTGTAGAATGACAAGGCACGAAGCAACTCAGATCTCTGCATTGCTCTATTCATCTCAGTCTCAATTTTCTTATCAATAGCTAGATTCAATTTCTCAATCTGGTTCTTGATGCAATAATCAAGACTAGAATAAATTGATACATCATTCATGGTCATGACTCGATTGAATGATGATCTAGAACATGTTGCCTTCTCAAGATCTTTCTTAAACTGTTCTCTATCTATTCGAGAGTCCACTACTTCAAACACGTACCGTTCTTTGGTAGCTGATTCATTTCGGAAATCAACTTGATCAGAATCCAGATATCCACGAAGCTTATCAAGTACTTTCTCAATTCGTCTATTGTAGAGTGATCTTATTACAAAGACATTATCTGATTCTTGTTCTACAATAGATCTGATAGGAAACGATCCTCGATAGTTTAATACATTATCTCTGCATTCATTATCGTCCATGTCTATCATGACATATCTGAAATCAGGTCTAGGAGTTTTACTATGATCGAATTTGTAATCATTCTGAATATATGATTCATAGTATCCAATGACATCCATGAGATTCAATGGTACTATGTCTGATGACAACCCTACCCCTATACCTGAAGATCCTGCTACAAGCCCATAGTTGATGAGACATGGCAGATACTCAGGTTCCATTAGTCCTGTCTCCCCTTGTACCATAGGAGCATACTCAAGGAACTGACAATATATGAATCTAGCTATCTTGGATAGATATATCTCTGTGTACCTAGATGCAGCAGCACCACCAAATGCTCCCCATGAACCAAAGTTCCCTTGGGTAGTGAACAGTGGGAAGCTGCATGTAGGTCCTGACATATTCACAAGTGCTCCGTAGCTATCTCCATGTGGATGGAGCAGCATAGTTCTACCACAGAGCGATGAACTCTTCATCAATTTCTCAGGAAGCTGATTAGCAGTATAAATGATTCGTCTCTGGACCATTTTGAATCCATCATAAATAGATGGACACGCACGATCTTTATTTACATAAATGCTATAATCTTTGTAGCATTCTTGTACATAATCTGATGCATCCCATGATTCTTTATAAGGCATTTCTATTTCTCCTTTGTGATCTCAACATAGACTCGTTCATAATGCAGAAATAACTCGGATTATCTGTATGAGATTAATCCAAGTTCTACTAGAATGTCATACTTGATTTTAGCTGATGTCATTATTTCATTGAATCTATTTATATCATCTGGATAGTTTATAGGAGTGAGTACTCTAGTCTCAGGATCCATCGTAGTTTCTCTGAGATCCTCGTAGTTCATTTCACCTAGTCCTTTGTATCGATGTATCTCATACTCCTTAGAAATATCGTCTATGTTGTTAGTGTAGTGATTCTTACCCGATTTATCCTTCCATCCATACAAAGGTGGATTAGCTATATACAGCATACCATGCTTGACTACTTCTGGCATTAGATTGACTATCATTGCAATAACTAATGACTGTATAGAGAGACCATCAGAATCTGCATCGCTCAGTATAATCAGCCTGTCATATCTAGCCTTAGACACATCGCAGTCATCTAGAATTCCAGTACCCATGGCATTGACAATTGATCTTACTTCTTCATTCTTCAGGCACTGCGTATAATCACTGAACTTAGATACATTAAGTGTCTTACCCCTGATGGGCAAAATAGCCTGAGTCACTGAATTTCGTGCTTGCACTGCTCCGCCCGATGCAGAGTCACCCTCACAGATGAACAGCTCAGTACCTTCTCTAGACTTACTGGAGCACTCAGCCAACTTGGCTACAACTGATTTACGCCTTACTGATCCAGATGTATCATTATTGACCATAATAAGATTTTTCAGTTCCTTCTTGGACAATAACTTATTCTGGCTAGCCCTGTACTCCTGGAATCTCTTTATGAGACCTTCACGTATCTCCTCATTCTTCCTGAGCCACTTGTAAATGCTATTACTTATCATAGGAATGAACTTCTCAAGATATTTCTTATCAGTAGTCAGACGTTCCTTTGTCTGAGATGAAAAAGCTGTCTCAGATATGAATGCTGCTACAACGAATCTTAATCCAAGATAATAATCTCGAACTGATACATCATCTATCTTCCATCGATTCCATGCATCTTCAAATGCTTTCTCAAACATTCTGATATGTGTACCACCTTGTGAGTTAGGAAGCAGATTTGTGAATCCTCTGCTATGACATGACGTATCATTAGTGTATCTGATTGCAAATGAGATCTTCTCATCAGTATTCTCATCGGTTACTGTATCTGCGTATCTACAATACTCACTGAATTCTCCATCATCAGATATGAGATCATATATCTCACTGTGAATGTCATTGCATAATTTATTATCAATGTACAAATCTGTCTTGTATCCGAATGCATCTGCAATCAGACATCTCTGCTTTATGAACTCAATAGGAATTATGTCTGACTCAAATATGGATGCATCGGGAATGAATGATACCAGTGTACCATCAGGCTCACCTCTCTCAGTGGCTTCTTCGACCACAAGAAGCTGACCTCCATTTTCGTAAGTAAGTGACAATACATGATTCTTACGATAGCTAGTAGCAGTCAGTTGTGACGACAATGCATTAGTAACTGTTGATCCTACTCCATGAATACCGCCTGAGATCTTATAGCTCTTATTATCATACTTGCCACCTGCATTCAGCTTATTGAAGATGATATCAATTGTCCATCTCTCATCTCCATTGAGATCAATCTTCTTATCCTGAGGCAATCCTCTACCATAATCTCTGACTGAGTAGCAATTCTTGGATGTATCAACATGCACTGATATCTTCTTACTAAAACCATTCATAACTTCATCAAGAGCATTATCGTAGATCTCTGAGAATAGGTGTCTAGGATCAACTATATCTCCTATGTACATAGATGGTCTCTTTCGCACATGCTCAGTATCTGTAAGAATTTTTATGGATGCACCTGTATATTCTGTCATTATATCCTCCATACAATCAGTCATTTGCCATAGACTCGTCTGCTTATTCTGGATTACTCGGATTATCTGAAATATTTTATAATAATTATGAATGGCTCTAAATGCTCTATTCAGTAAAACAAAGTGGGTCACTAATCTTCACTTAGTGCTACAAGACGTTTAGAGGCTCTCTAGGCGCTGTTCAGGCATATAGGGGCAAAACCCTCCCCTTGACACTAACGAGGCTTCTAGGACGTTCTAGAGGCTCTAGAGGACGGTACTGAATTCTAATGCTTCTCTCATGCATGTATTATCTCTTAGGTAGCTATTCATCTTGAAGAAGATGAATAGCATTTATAATTATTATGCATGCACGTACACATGCATGATAGAATGTGTAAAAGCACGTAAAACGTCGAAAAACGGCGATAAAACGTGATAAAACTCGATAAAAATACATAGTAATTGCATAGAGGCTCGTAAAACGCCATAAAACGTCGAAAAAGGCTGAAACAGCGCTGATATATTAATCTAGTTGGTTTTATTTTGCTTTAATTGGCTCTAGTTGCCTCAAATCGGTTTTGCAAATTTCGATGATTTTGTTTATAATATAAGTGTAAGGATTGGTAAGCAAGCAAGAAGGAATTCAAGGAGATAAATGATTATGACAACTTATATCACCGAAGAGCAGACCACTAACCTCATGAACATGATTGGCAAACTTGTAACTCGCAAGTCCCACACATTTGTAGATGATCCTGAAGATGTCAAGATGGAACTTCTTCTCAATGCTCTGAAAATAATTGAGAAATCTGGTAAGGTTGATTATAATTACATCTACAAAGCTAGCTGCTACAAGCTGGTAGACATGATCAGATCTTCTGTCAGAAGAGATCACATCTCCATTGATATCTCATCATTCGAGAGATACGATGATGACGATGCATCTCCTGAAAGCAAAGTTGAGAATTTTGTTACCTCAGTTAGTTTTGATGGTTATGATGATCCGATTGAGAATATTGAACTCAATGAGATTCTGAATCTCTTCCCTGAAGGATCTCAGGAGAGAATGGTAGTAGATGCACATTTCAAGCTGGCAGGACTTATCAAGGGAGAAGCTAGTCTTGATGATGTCAGAAAGATCGATAAGTACATAGCAATTGATATTCTTGGTTATGCCAGTTCGTCTTCTATGGGATATGTTCGAGTTCGTGGTAATGTAAGAAATGCCATTGCTAAGTACCTTGGCAGAAGATAATGTATCTGGCATAGTAAGTCATAATGATCTGCAGGATGATAAGTCTTGCAGATCTTCTTATCTCTTATGCACTACGCATACGTGCATATGCATACTCATGTGCGTGCGCATGCATGCGCACGCTCGCGTTTATAAATGTTATTTATCTTATAGATAAATAACTACTTAAGCTTGATATATTATTAATATAATTATTAACTATAAGTAGAAGAAGCACTAGAGATTAAGATTAACTATCTTCTTATCTATAAACTTAAGATTAACTTCAAATAGAAAGACCAACTATCAAGTTCAACTCTAGATCCTTACTACTATAGATTATTAATTAACTTAATATATAGATCTATAAATATATAATTATATATTAACTGAACAAACGTGCGAGCACGTATGCGCGCGTAAATTTGTTCATAGATGCATCATAGATAAATATCTAGTTATTACTCTTCCAACTATGATGCATTATTGATCAATGATAGATTATTCTTGCTTCAATCACTGATCAATCTATGAACAAAGGCATGCACGTGCATATGTGTGCATGAGAGGAGATGATGAAAATGTTTAAAATATTTGCAAATTATCCGAGTAATCCTGGATAGCTTGTCGAGTCTACTGTGTAAGGATGTATGATGGAGGATAAAGTAATGAGATACATGACACGTCAGGAGATATCTAAGCATAATAGAAGAGCTGATTTCATTCGGCTCATACTCAGTATTGTATTCATCATAAGCATAATTTCCTGCCTTGCATCAGTCTCAGGTTCATTGATATTGATGACTGATGATTCTATAAAAGCTGCTATACCTGCAGTAATATGTACAGTTATATTCGGTACAATTGCCGTAGTAGTAAGTTGCATATTGGATGAGGCATCCATACCTGTGAGTGTAAAGATAAGAAAGGATAGATAACTAATAATGGCTACTAAGAAGATAAAGACAGAGGCTACAATATATCAGAGTCCTATTCAGTGGACTCCTACAATAACTAAGTATCTAACAGTAATGAATCTGCCTAATGATATAGAAACGCATAAGAACAAGAAGCGTATTCATCACATACAAGTGATTGATAGATCAGCATCTATGGCTGATGACATAGATCATCTTCTCGATGAAGTTAGTGTGTCACTCAATCTCATTGAGAATGATGACATCATGAGTGTGTATTGGTTCTCAGGTCCATATGAGTATGGTCAGCTGATTTCTCAGTGCCCTATGAAATCATCATATGAATCTGAGAATAAGTACATTAAGGCATCAGGTGCAGTATTCAGTACTACTTGTTTTGGTGATGTTATGGAGCAGATCCTTCGTGATTGTAGTAAGGAAGACTGTATTGCTGATGCTACTGAAATCTCGCTCTTTACTGATGGAGAGTGTTCTACAGATTTCATAGATGATTCTGAGGCTGTAGAATCATGTATAACTGAGATGACCAATAATCCTCAGATCAATCTTATGGCATTTAATGCTATTGGATATGGCAATAATGTGGATTATGCTAGACTCAATGAATGGGTATCACTGACTAAGTATGGAATACTTCATCGTGCAACATCCATCAAGCACTATGCAGATATGATACGAGGTTGCATGTACACAACAAATGCTTATTCAAATGTTGTTACTACCCTGTCAATTAGACAGTCAGATTTGGATGATGAAGTTATATATTGTCAGAATACAGAAGCATTCAATACCAGAGATTACCAGATGTACAACATGAATTCCAAGAAGAATCAGATTATTATTCTATCAGATAGTGCTTGTCCTTCAGTAACCTGCTCCATTGATTCTCCTTCCTACCATAAGGTTATTGATTCTAAGTGCCTTCTTGAAGCATCTGCAGTGAAGAAGATTCCTAGAACCAATGTAGAAGGGTACTTGTACAAAGTTGCATATGCCATCAATGATGAACAGATGTCTCAACACATTATTGATTCAATTCTGAAAGATAGTGCTGCTCATAATTCTAGAGTGGATGCATGGACTCCTACTGACCGAGTTCTGTATAAGAAAGAGACACTTCGTAAAGCTGCTTTCAGTAGAGATAGAAGACACGCTAATACATTGAGAGTGCCTAGTCCAGCACTGAGACCTTCAGTAATTTCAATTCTGGAACTCTTAAAGGCTTTGAAAGACCAGTTTAAGTACGTACCTAGTAAGAGTAAGTATGTCAGAATAGGTAAGTTATCTGATAATCTTGTGAATGTGCATACAGTGTCCACTAATGCTCAGTTCAATGACATTGTATATAACAGTGAGAGGATAAATGTGTCCATTCGATTCTCATTGGATGCTTATGCACCTATAAGCGATAGAGATGCTAAGACTCTTGGGTATGATGGTATGCATGATCTTCCTGTACGACTTTATAGAACTCATGCCATCATAAAGGATGGTACGCTTAATGTATCATCAATAACTTTAGCAGGATGCACTCAGTCTGCTCTTCATGAGATTAAGCTGCTTTGTGGTAGTCATGCAAGAGTCCAGGGTAAGTCACTTCAGATAGATCTGACAAGATTGCCTCTGTTTGATACATCAGTTGTAGACACATGTATTGTTGAGAATCTGTATAATTGTGTACACTCTCTTGTAGAATCCACTGCTAAGGCTAAGGCTTATAAAGCATGGCTTGAGGATCATCCTCTCATTAGAACTAAGCATTATAAACAGGATTCTCTGTATAATTTCTCTGAGTCTGAGAAAGAGATCCTAAAGAAATATGGCATAATCCCTTATTCAGATTATTTGGTTTATAATGGTGTGACTCTTAAGTCACCTACTCCTGCAAAGTATGATACTTACCTGGCTCCTATTATGGAAGTACATCTCAAAGGTCATTCTGCAATCAAATCTGTATCTGCTGCATTTAAATCTAAATCACCTAATGCTCTAGATCAGCTTATGATAGACACTTATAATGAATGTGAACATAAGTCAGAAGATGTAAATGATCTTCTTAATGAGTGCAAGCTGAAGATATCAGAAGCTAATAGAACTCTTATGAGTATTCGTGCATATCATGCACTCAGAGGTCTCGAGATACCAGGATTCATCTATGAGCATCAGAAGAACAGAGCTCAGTACAAAGATATTGTTATTAAGTACGGATGGTCTGAGGAGAAAGTTACTATCAATTAATAAGTCAGAGTAATTCATGATGTATAAACGAGTCTAGTTTAGAATCATGAAAGGATAGGTACCTCAAAGATGTGTAATGAGATTGATTATGAAGCTCTGACTTATGATGAGATCATGGAAATTGTTGATGCTCCTGGATTTGAAGATAAGCCTCTCAAGGAGAAGTTAAGAGCCACTGAGACTGGAGTAAGGAAAATGTTCAAGATTATGCTTGATAAAGGTCTTATAAAACCTATAGAAGAGGTATATGACCCTAGCAAGTATGAAGATGATGACTAGTATTTCCAATAGATCAGTAGTATTTCTGAAGAAAGATTCTTTCAAGAAGGAACCTGGTAAGTCTTTGGTAAATAGTCATCATAGATTCCTTATTCTGAATGTATATGGAGAACCAGTTGCATTTCCGATTTCTTCTAATATGCAACAAGTCATTAAGCATCCAGATAATTGTCTCGAAATCCATGATTATATAGAGGCAGGTCTTAAGAAGCCATCATATGTAGATATCTCTTCATATGGTAGAGTAAATGAAATTATGATAGAACGAATAATAGGAAAGCTCTCAGATGAAGATGCTTATGCCATAACTAGTGAAGCAATGCATATGCATCATCTTCGCCGATTTCTTGAGTATTTTAATCGAGTAATCTGTAGAAGATAAACGAGTCTATTGTGTAAGAACTTATAACATACGGAGGGATATGATATAAATGAATGTACAGAAGGATAAACCGATTCTCAGAGAAGGGTGGGCATCTACATATTATATGAATGCCAATGATGCATGGCAGAATCTTTATTATGGTCTCAATAAAGAGGGATATGAAACATCACCCAGAGGATTGAAAGTTCGAGAGACTCTTGGTTGTAATATCTACATATTAAATCCTATGGATAATTTGGTATATAATACATTTCGTGGAGTAAGTCCTATTTATCTTGCTAAAGAATATGAATGGTATAAATCTGGGTCAAGAAAGGTAGAAGATGCAGCTAAGTTAAGTAAATTCTGGGAAACTATTGCTAATCCAGATGGAACAGTAAATAGTAATTATGGCGCATATATTTTTGTTAAGAGACCAGATGGCAAATCTGTATGGGAGGAGACAGTAGATATTCTTAAAAATGATCCTGACACTAGGCAAGCAATTATTCAAATACCAATTATGCCAGGTAGAGGTACTAAAGATACACCATGTACTAGCCATATTCATTTTCACGTTAGAGATAATAAATTAATGGCAACAGTAGTAATGAGAAGTACTGATTGTATATTAGGCGCACCATTAGATTGGTATCAGTTTACTATGTGGCAGATAGAGATGGCACATGAATTAGGGCTTGAACTTGGATGGTTCAGATTCGTATCTGATAATCTTCACATTTATGAGAAGAATTGGATAGAGAATATAGATGATGAATTTGTATTTTGTGAAGTTAGTGATTATAATGTCTCTGATAAAGCTAGCCTGTCATACAAAAATGATATTCATAGACTTGCTACTTATGGTAAAGACACTAATCAGATAGATGACCCTATGCTTAAATTTATGTTTGATAATAGGAAAATTTGGAAATAACAATTGGTTGAAAACTTTGAAGAATTCAAGAAGGAGTAAATAATCATGGATTCTATTATGAATAACTTCATGATGGCTTATGAATATGCTAGAGTATTCTCCTCATGCTGTAAAGTCAAAGTAGGTGCAGTGCTGCATGATGAGTCATCTAATAAGAGGATATTTGGTGCCAATCAAGGATCAACAACTGAGACAAGATGTATTACATCAGGTGAATGCTACAAAGCTAAGGTATCAGGAATATATGAATCTACAGAGGCTACTCGTCATCTGTGTCATGCAGTTCATGCTGAATGCAATCTACTGGATCGTCTTAGTCATTCTCGCAAGATGAATCTTGATACATCAGTACTTTATGTAACTCGTTATCCTTGCGAAGGATGTGCTAGAAGAATAGCAGAGTCAGGTATCAAGAGAGTCAGATATGCAGGTGTTCAGAAGATATCTGATACAGTATCAAAGATTCTTGAAGAAGCATCCATTGAAGTATCTCACTTCCCTGATCTTGATTTTGAGAATTCTCACAAGAACGAATGGTGGACTACTACTCTGTACAATAATGCATACGAGATAGTGAAGGATAGAAAGTTTCCAGTGACAATTCCTTGTTATAATCGTCCATCTCTTCCTACTCTTAGAAATCTTGGTGTAGCTAATTACACTGATGATTGCAACTGGGATTTTCTTCTGATAGTTAGAGAGTCTCAGTATGAAATGTACCATGAAGCTACTAAGCAGTACAAGTATGTACAGATTGTCACCTTCCCCGATGCAGTAATAGATTCTGCAGGTGCTGCACGTAGAACTATGCAGAAGTGGCTGTATTCTCATGGATACAAAGGTACATTCCAAATGGATGACGATGTAGAGATGATCACTTATGCTCTTCCTGGAGTTCGTAAGGATGGATTTTCTAAGACAACTTATGCAACTCATGTGCAGTCACCTAGAGTATTGGCTATGTGGCAGATAATGTCTGAATATGCATTCGAAGTGGATGATGCATGCATGACCTGTGGGATGCCTGTAGGATTTAGTTGGAAATCTGAATACTGCATGGCATATGGATCATATCGTCCTATGTTTGGTGCATGTACTCAAGTAGTCTGCTTCAATATTCCTAAGCTCTGTAGCGAAGGTCTGTATCATAGAAACAATAAGCTAGTGGGATTTGATGACATAGATTTCACAATTAGAATGATTGAGTCTGGTAATCTTATGGTAGGTTTCCCATCCATTGTATATGGAGTTGAAGCACTTGGAGGAGGAGAAGGAAATGTCATTCCATTTGAGAAACTTCAAGAGAGATTCATAAATAATCAGACTAAGCTGAAAGCACTTCATGAGGATAAGCCATACGTTTCTTATCGAGTGAAGAGAGATCTTGATCAGGTATGCATCTCATGGCAGAGAGCTAGGAAGTATTTAGCTGAGAATCATGGATACGACATAAATAGATTCACAAACATGCTTCAGAATGTATGGGATAATGGATCATTGCTTGATGAAGCTAGAGAAAATAATTATAAATAATCCGAGTAATTTGTGATCTCTGAACGAGTCTATCTTATAGGAGGTAATTGTTGATAATGAATAAGTTTGATTTTGCTATTGTAGGGTCTGGAATATATGGAGCTACCTTAGCTAGACTTTTAGTAGATAATGGATTCTCAGTTATTGTCCTAGAAGAAAAAGGATGGACTGCAGGAGCATGTAAAACTGAGGTAATCCAAGGGGATCTCCAGAGAATTCCAATTCATAAGTATGGTCCTCATATATTCCATACTAGTAATGATAGAGTATGGAGATTCGTATGTGATCATTGCGATATGGTTCCATTCGTAAACTCTCCAATTGCTATTGCAGGAGATAATAAGGCATACCATCTTCCATTCAATATGGATACATTCTATTCGGTTTATGGTACGTATGATAGGAATGAGATTGAGTCTATCCTAAATGCTGATCGTAAGAGATACTCCGGAGGATCTGAAGATAATCTTGAGAATAAAGCCATTTCTCTTGTAGGCAGAAAGATTTATGAATTGCTCATAAGAGATTACACTGAGAAGCAGTGGAGCACTGTGTGCTCTGACCTTCCTGCATCTATAATCACTCGGCTTCCTCTGAGATTCTCATGGAATAATAATTACTTCAATGATATTTATCAGGGTATTCCTGCTGATGGATATTCACCTTTGATTGAGAATCTCCTTGATGGTACCACTGTAATGCTTGGCTATAAAGTTACGCATAAGAATCTCTCATCTCTCAGATCTCTTGCTAAAACAATTGTCTATACTGGTAGACTTGATGACTTTTATGATAATGAGCTAGGAGCACTTGACTACCGTAGTATCTATCTCAGTCATGATGTAACTACCAAGAGTCAGGGAAATGCAGTTATAAACTATACATCTCATAATGTACCTTATACTCGTACAATTGAGCATAAGTACTTTTATCCAAAGAGAACCGCTGAGCTCAATACTACTTATATTTCATATGAGTATCCTTGCAAACCTGAAGAGTCAGGCAACTATTTCTATCCTATAAATGATGCTAAGAATGATAAACTTCATTCTGAATATGTGAAGAAGTCACGTAAAGATGGAATCTACATTGGTGGTAGATTGGCTAGTTATAAATACATTAATATGGATAAAGCAGTAGCAGATGCAATGGTAATGGCTATTGATCTGTCAATGTCTCATGATGATTGAGGTGTATAAATGAAACTGATATTTGAACCATTGCATAATGAAGTTGTTCCACCTGTGTATATGCACACTAATGACATTGGTGCAGACATAGTTGCATATGCAAATATTGATATCAATCCAGGTAAGAATGTGATTCCTCTTGGATTCAAATGCATTCTACCTACAGGTCTAGCAGGATTTGTTACTCTTAGATCATCCTGGATGGCTAATGGTATCATCTGCAATACAGTGCCAATTGATCCTCAGTACACAGGTGAATGGAGACTTCTAGTTTATAATGTCACTAATCAGACAATTCACATTCCTAAAGGTGACAGAATTAGTCAAGTGTATTTTGTACATACTGAGCAGTGTGATTTTATTTCAGAATCTGAATATTCAAAATCACTTAGAGGTAATCTAGGTGTAGGAAGTACAGGTGCATAATGCGAAATACTAATAGATCATGCAGTAATTGTCAATATTTAATGACTCTTGAAGCAATTGAAGATAATCAAGACATAAAGTATATATGTACTGCTAATCCTAGTCCAGTTGAAAAAGAGCGGGAGCTAATAAATGACTATGTATGTCAGTTCTATGCATTTAGATCTGCATTAGTGGAGAATCGAGGTAGCAATGGCTAATGGACTATATGCAAAAGAAGCTAAGATAAAAGAGCTGATAGAAAAAGATAGAACTGATCCTGCAATATATTATGCTATAAAGGATTTAGCTCTTGGATACTTGAAGAGATATAAAAAGATGCCATGGGGTCATGAGGCTGAGGAGGTTGCTACCCTTATAGCTGAAGATCTTTATATGAGTGTATATAAGGGCAATACTATCTATATGTGGATAGGATTTATTGCCAGAGCCTGTATGGGATACATCAGACAGTTTAGATACATGACAGGTACTGAGTTCATAGATACCACTGACGATCCACTGCTAGAAGAAGCAGTAGTAGGTATGTGCACCAATGGTAGCTATGAATTGGCATCTGGTAAAGAGTATCGCCAATTAGAGAATATAGAGTCACTCAGCATTCTAGCTGATGTGATAGTGGGAGTTATGGATCACTCAAGGTATAGGAGGTATACACCTGAGTACTGTAACTCCCACATTTCTATATTACTGAGCATTCTGAAGGGGACTAAGACTGCATTTCAGCTGGATGAAGCTGAGTCAATGTATCTTGGAATTCTCCTAGGTAATGTTTCAGATAAAGCACGAGATATGGTCATAGCAATGAATTCAGAGCAACCATTATTCAGCGGTGGTAGTATGATGGCATTATTCAGTTTGTCTCAGCTACCTACTGATACATCAGAAGGAGAGTGACTTATGAAAATATCTGATTTTCCTGATATAACCAGTGAAGATACTTATTCTACTGCACTGATGCTTTTATTTATGTTCAAAGATGATCCTACATATTCTACTCTGAGTGAGCTAGTGTACATTCTTGAGCATAAATCATTCATAAACTTCTTGAAGTACTATGAAGGTCAAACTATTACAGTACCATCTTTACATGATACTGTGTGGAGCCTAAGAGCTCTATTAGTTTATCAGTATTTCTATGTAGATAGTATGCCATGGGAAGAAGCATTGCAGAAAGCAGGATTTGAACATTCAGATAGTGGTAAAGTGAAACGTATGATGAGAAAATTCTATGAAGCTATGGAAAAGTATAAGATAGGTAGAGCTGATGAACGAAATACATGATATTCATGATGAAGAGATTCAAGTTCCTGATGATCCCTTCTTTTATTATAACTTAAATGAATCAAATGTTCTTAGTGCAATAGATGAGTTACAAGAAGATCCTATTACTGATCGCAATCTGTATTACACTAATCAAGTAGTGAATAGATTAGGTAAGTGCAATGAGAAAGCTGTATCTAGTTTTGCTAGATCACTTGATCGAATACTGGAGCTAGATTTACAGAAGTCCATCTCTAGAGGTGACTTCAGAGAGATACGTAAAGTCATAAGACATACAAATAAGATAACCACTAAGCTGCAGAAGAGCTTATTAGACCTTTTGAATCAGTTAAGTAAGTAATTTACTAGCATTTAGGTAATTTTGCTTTGCCATTAAGACACACTTAGTGCTCTAGCACGTCTAGGAGCTCTCTAGACCTCGTTAGTACATGCAGGGGCAAAACCCTCCCCTTAGAATCAAAGACGTCTCTAGGACGTTCTAGAGGTTCTAGAGACATTATACAATCTTAGATTACTCCGAGTAATCAGTTATAGGCAGACGAGTCTAGTTCAGTAAGATGAATGGAGGTTCATATGCTGACTTATAATGAATTGATGATTTCAAATGATGCATCTGCTATTGAAGATGGCATTAAGTATTATGCATCCAAGTACTACACTGGTGAATCTGAAATTACTGATGATGAATTTGATAATCTGATATCTCATCTCAGATCTCTCGATCCTGATTCTGAGGTACTCAAGATTACTGGATGGGGTTACGATCCTACGGTAGTAGCAGGTAACAAAGTCCAGCATTCAGTTGATATGGGATCTATCTCTCGTAAACCTAGATCCTACGAAGATATTCCTGATGACTTCAAAGGTAGAGTAGTGAGACTTACTCCGAAGCTTGATGGCATTAGTATGGCATTGTATTACAAGAATGGGTATTTTGATAAAGCAGTAACTCGAGGTAATGGTAAGACAGGACTTGATGTAACTGAAAAGCTCAAGAAGGTTACTGGAGTTCCTAATCGAATTCATAATGAATTCACTGGCGTAATTCGTGGTGAGTGTATTATGATGAATGTTGACTGGGAGCGTTTTTCTAAGTTGCATCCTGAGGCTAAGGATCCTCGTAATTCTGTATCAGGCATTATAAATGCAGATAATAGCCCTCATCTATCCTATGTGACATTCATACCATACAAGATACTTGTAGCTAATAATGAGACCTTCAATCTTGCCTCTGAGATATCTCCTTATCTCAAGCATCTTGGATTCATTCCGATAAATACTCAGACAGTAAATCTCGTTAAAGAATCTGCGGAGCATCTTGAGGAAATGTATACGACTTATTGTCAGATCTATCCGTGTGATGGATTAGTGCTTACAAAGATACCGCTCGATAACACTGATACAGGTAGAGAAATTGTCTATAATGAAATTGCATACAAGTTCAATGGTGAATCAGCAGTATCTACTGTCAGATACATTTCGTGGAATCTTACTCGTACTCAGAGAATGGTACCTACTGTCATTATTGATCCCATACATATATCAGGTGCCACCATTCAGAGAGTAGCAGGTAATAATGCTAAATATCTCTTGGATAATCGCATAGGCATAGATGCAGAAGTAAAGGTAATGAGATCAGGAGAAGTTATTCCACTGATTACAGAGATTGTAAAGCCTGTGACTCCTAATCTTCCTTGCTATTGTCCTAAGTGCAATATGGAGCTCTCATTCCAAGGAGTTGATCTTGTATGCACTAATGCTGATTGTTATGGATCTAAGTTTAACAAAGTAGAGCATTGGATCTCTACCATTGCTAAGGTAGATGGACTCGGATTAAAACTTATTGATGAGTTCATTGATAGTAATGATATAGAATCCATTAGAGATCTTTATGATAGAGCTGAGTACAGCTATCCTGGAACTCTTGCAGCAGATAGCCTCATAGATAAGATGTTTATAGCTCTGAATTTTGATGTAGATCCTATAGATGCATTATGTGCGCTTAACATACCTAGACTTGGTAGATCTTCTGCAGAGAAGATAGTGAATGCAGATCTTTATGAAGAATTCAAATCTCTTCAGGATTCCAATAATGAATCTGATAAGATTAGATCTCTTGTAGGTCCAGCTACTTATAAGTCCATTATTAATAATCGATCAGCGATAGAGAATCTGAAGTATCTTAAGATATGTATGTCTGAGACACATAAATCTGATGAAGTATCTAAAGGTGAAGTAGTTATCACTGGTGCACTTAGCATCAAGAGATCTGAATTTGAGAAGATAGTCAGAGATAAAGGATACACTCTTGCAGGTGCTATTAAGAAGACTACTAAGTATCTTATAACTAATGATCCTAATGGTTCATCTAGTAAGAATAAGAAAGCTACTGAACTTGGCATACCTAAGATAACTGAAGCTGAGTTCATGAATATGTAATTATAATGGAGATGATTATAGATGCCAAATAATCTTAATAATGATTTAATGGAGAAAGAGATAGCTAAGTCACTATCTACACTAACTGGGGTAAGAGATTCAGTAGCTAAGAGTTTCATGCATACAATGTATCTTGAGAGAATTCATAAGGTAGCCTGCGATGCCATGAGAGCAGATAGTAAACTCCATAAGTTCCAGATTGAGATACCATACATAGGTATTCTTCATTTCAGGTATGAAGATGGAGTAGTATCTGTAGATCACATGGATTATAAACCTAGATTCCTAGTTGATGTAACTAATGCTCTCAATAAAGGTGAGTCAGAGCTACTTAATCAGCTGAATAAGAAGTTTATAGATCAGTTGAATAAGACTTATGAGGAGTTGATATAACATGTCAGATAATGATCTCATACTAGCCAATATAGCTAATGATAACATTGACAGTGCATTAGCTGAACGGTATCAGAATACAGATGTTATCACTAATAAGCTGAAGCTATTTATACTAGCTCAAGCTGAGCGTGACTTGAATACTATTCTGAAGTTACTTAGATTCCTAGATAAAGTAGAAGAAGCATACGAGAGTAAAGTAGATCAAGAGATGACTCGAGGTACTCTGACTATTTATGATTATATGCAGATAATAAGTAGTATAAACTCAAGCTTGAGTAGATGTCATGCTACTATAAATCAGGTACTCAAAGATGACTCATTAAAGAATATATTTATAGTGGATAACTCTACTAACATCAATACAGATCTAAATCATATATCACCTGGATTGTCTGATCCTGCATCTCGTGAGAGAGTCATGAAAGCAGTAAATAGCGTACTACATACTATCGATGAAGCTAAGAGTACATTTGATTATGATACTCTTAAGGATCAAGATGAATCAGATGATGAATAATTGTAATACAATGGATACATTTTACATAGTGTATCCATTTATTATTTATATGTATGAAAGGAGAATAAATTAAATGAGTGATGACAACAATATAAGTTTACAACGATTGTCACCTGATGAGAAAGATGCAGTAGCTAAGATACTCATAGATATATCTCATGGCAGTACTGATGTATACAATACAGTAATCAATTATGATTATGATGAAATGCCAGTGGATATTGATACATTCCTAGAAGATGATGAATATCTTGGTAAGGTGACTAAGAATGGTAAGACAATATATCCGTATTGGCGTAACGTACTAAGAGACATATTCAATAATCCTGATAAGAATTATCATGAATGTCTCGTAGGTAGTACATTAGTTCCATTGTTGGATGGATCCACTAAGACAATAAAAGAATTAGTAGAAGATGTACAGAATGGTATTACTAACTATGCATATTCTTATGATCTAGAAACTGATAGGTATGCTCCAGGAAAGATAATTAATGGCAAGATGACTAGGGTTGCTAGTAAAATTTATAAGATAACACTAGATAATGGAAAATGTATAGAATGTACTGGAGATCATAAGTTCCTTACACGTGATAAGCACTATGTAATGGCTAAGAATCTTGAGGTTGGTCAATCATTAATGCCATTGAATTGTTATGTAGATAGTAAGGGGTACCAAATTTTAAGACACCCTCAGAAAGGTGGATCATTTTCAGAAGAGCCAACACATTATGTATCAATGCGGTATAAGGGATTCTATGGTAAGATAGGATATGTTAGGCATCACAAAGATTTCAATAAGCTTAATAATGACCCACGAAACTTAGCAGCAATACCATGGACAGCACATCAAATATATCATAGCAATTTGATACATAAGCTCCATAATGATCCAAATTATACTTCGTTATCAGTTGTATCTCATGAGTCTGAGCGATACTCTAATTTCAGAGAAGCTCATAGAATGTATATGAATTCAGATAAAGGGAAGGAGCTCAGTCGACAGAATCTGAGAGTCTATCAAGAAGCACTTAAGGCAGGAGACTCAGAAGCTGTACGAAAGCATCGTGAATACTCACAGAAGGGTGCCATTAGCAGATGGTCTGATGCAAAGCAGCATGAAGATGCTAGTAAGAGATTAATAAAATTAAATTCAGATCCAAGAATACAGCAAAGACAGAATAAAGGAAGATATCTTAAAGTAGCTTCCTATGCAATATCCATTTATGGGTGCCTTAACGCAGATACTTATGAGAAGGCTAGAAGATTCTTAGGTGGTCCTAGACCTAATTTCGAAGGATACCACAAGTGCTTCAGCTCTATTGAAGAGTTTCAGCAAGAAGCAGAGAATTACAATCATAAAGTGATCTCTGTAGAAATCATAGATGAACAAGTTAGCACTTACGATATTGAAGTTGAGAAATTTCATAACTTTGCACTTGCTTCTGGAATAATTGTAAAGAATTGCATTTTTACTGGTAAACTATTGTGCCGTCATGCATGAACCTACTAAGTAGATGCATGATTATTAATGAGGTAGAAAGCTGGAAGAGTCACTGACTTAATCAGAATGGAAGGTCATGAATAATATTATGACCACATGCAACGCATAGATACTGAACCTTATCTGAGATGATAAGAATATAATGTATCCACGAGACCTCATCAGTGAGTAGGATAATGAACAGATCATTATACTGAAAAGGTATGCTAAACTGAGCTAGAATTGACTAGCTGATGCAAATGAGAGTAATCTCCAGAGTGATAGATAAAAAGCTATCAGGTAATAACACATTGGCAATCGGTCTGGGTAAGACAACCATAGCCGTGACTGGTATGGCATATTTATTACATAGACTATTATGTCTTAAGAATCCTCAAGAGTATTATAACCTACAAGGTAATAGTAAGATAGTTTTTACATTCTTCAACACTACCATGGATCAACACGTTGTAAAGGTCCCATTATACAGTGATGTATAATTGCAAACTCTGTGAATTGCAGGGAGTCCATATACTGTGGATAATCTGCAGCTAAGCTATTCAGATGTATTATTTGAATAGAAAGTTCATCGACTATCGAAAGGATAATCAGATCTCTGAGAATAATGAATCTGATGAATAACTGAGTAGAGTACAGTCATCTTTGAGATAAGATGATTAGTATCATGATGAAATTAGTCATGAGTAAATCTATTAAATGGAAGTGCAGAGAATCTAATGTATAATGAGTGCATTAGATTATGAAATAGTCAGAACCTGTAGTAATGCAGTATAATAATTATGCTTTCTTATGGTGTTGCTTATAAGAAACTCCAATCAATGCTACTAGAATCTCCATGGTTCTTGAAGCATGGCAAGGTGTATGGCAGAGATGATAAGAATAAATGGTTCCTACCTAATAAAGGTATAGAGTTCAGAGTAGGATCTCAGGAACATCATGCGCTAGGACAAGATGTATTCTGTCTAGTGGGATCTACAATAGTCAAAACTGAAGATGAAGAAGATAGTCTTGAGAATCTTCAGAATAAATTAGTCAGAGTATGGTCTATAGATGATAATGGTAATGCAGTATTGAGTGATCCATGTTATGTAAGGCTGACTAGATATGTACAAGATCTAGTTAGAATAGAATTAGCTGATGGAGCATACATAGAATGTACTCCTGATCATAAATTAATGATGAGTGATGGTACGTATCTAGAAGCTCAATACATAGAACCTAGTATGGATATAATGGATTATAAATTCATGTAAATTCAGTCTATTGAAATCAGTCCTAAATTGGTAGAGGATACCCTATACATTTATCATGAAAGGAGACAATAAATCTATTATGAATATAGTGAATACAGTGACTGCTTATGACTTATCTGCGCTACCATTCATAGAGAATAGATGGTATCGAGTAGGCTCATCAATATCTACTTATCAGTTCTATCTAGATACTACTGATGCACAAGGTAATCAATTAAGATCACCAATGCAAGTGATTGTACTCGCTACAGATAATCTGCGTCAGTTTGCTACTGAAGATGGATATTATTATGTAGCTTCATTGAATGTCATCTATCTACGTAGTACATCTGAATGGACAAGAATCACTGATACGTATGCCGATAAGCCTGCAGCTACTCTATATGACGATGATGGCGCACGTACTGACATCGTAGATGTTATTGATAATAATGGGTTACTTAAGAATGGATCAGTAGCTATTCGAGATAGCAATCGAGTAGTGAAGGCTATTCTATCAGTGGACAATAATGGAGATATACAAATAAAACCATACTTA